TTATTTGGTTCCAGTTGAGCCATGACCTCCACGGTCACCATTGCCTAGAATTTCCACTTCTTCAAACATTGTTTCTGGTTGATGCTTAGCGATACGGAATTGACAAATTCTATCGTTGATATCAATTTTGGTGTCTCGGAGTGCATATGCAGGAAAGAACCAGAAATCACCATCTCCGTTGTACGATTCATCAATAATTCCCATGCTGTTAGTCTGAATAACACCAAAGTTCTTGAATGTACTACTGCGTGGGACTACATGTGCTTCGTATCCTTTTGGTAATTCCATAGCAACTCCAAGTGGAATTAATTTAAATTCTCCTGCTTTCATTTCAACTGTTTCGGCGGCACGTAGATCCACCCAGTCACCCATGCTAATTTTCTTAACTCTTTCTAAAATCTGATTGCTGTATTTGATTCTAATTTTCTCCAAATTTTAATCTCCCTTATTAATTCTTTTTTTGTACTAAACAGTAAATTACCTATTCGCAATATAATACGGCACTACGGGATTCAAACGACTTCTTGATGTCTATTGCCCTCTGGTTTTTACTACCACGCCATTTAAGCGATAAATCTTTTTGTTCATCGATGAATCTGCCGTCAACCAAAATATCACATTGAGACACAATTAACGCTCTATCAGACCATCTTGAATATCCATTACCAAGATCTTCAAATTGATTATCAATTATTTCTTCCCATGTGTAGCCCGTATAAAGCCAAATAGTCTTAGTGTCTCCGTATAAGTGACGTATTCTATATATAAGTGAAAGTACTCCAGAGAGGTTTTCGTCTGTCAATGGTTCTCCACCAAGAATGCTGATTCGTCTTATATATGGTTTATCAGCCAACTTTAGAAACTCATCTTCTTTTTCTTTTGTCCACTTTTCACCACCTTTAAAATCCCACGTGGATTCATTAAAACAGTTTCTACACTGAAAGCGACACCCCTGTACGAACAATGAAATTCCGACTCCCTCTCCATTACTGATATCCATAGAGCGAATACTCGCATATCGCATCAAGAATCACTTCCTTCTAATTCTATATCATCTAAGTGCATAACTCTGTCATGAATGTCTCCCAGTCTACCCTGATTCCAACCATTCCTCGCAGTACCCTTATATCCGCAAGTTCTTCTAGTGATATCCATAGTTCTAACATCTCTATTCTTACAATTTGGGCATTCCCAGATTAATTTACCTTCTTCATCAATTAACTTGATTTCTTTGTCATATCCACAAGCTTGGCAGTGATCACTTTTAGTATTTATCTCTGCGTATACATTGTTATCGTATATAAATTTAATTACTTCTAGTACGGCAGGAATATTATTATCAAGATTAGGTGTTTCAATATAAGAAATTGCCCCACCCGGACTCCATTTTTGGAATTTTGCTTCTTTACCAAGCTTCTCAAACGCATCAATTTCTTCGAACACCGGGATATGATAAGAATTGGTGATATAATTTCTATCTGTGATTCCCTTAACTACTCCAAATCTATCCCGTAGGCATTTTGAGAACTTATATGTAGTTGATTCAAGCGGAGTGCCATATAAACTATAATCAATATTTTCTAAGGATTTCCACTGATTACATTTATCGTTTAGAGCCTTCATAACCGATAATCCAAAGTCTTCTCCTAAATCTTCGTCGCTGTGAGAACGTCCAGTCATATATTTTACACATTCGTATAGACCAGCATAACCAAGCGACAAGGTCGAATATCCACCATGAAGCAATTTATCTATCGTTTCTCCCTTTTTAAGTCTTGCTAATGCTCCATGTTGCCACAAGATAGGGGCTACGTCAGATGGCGTACCTTCAAGTCTTTCATGTCTGCATTGTAATGCTCTATGACATAATTCAGTTCTTTCCTCGAATAATTCCCAGAACTTAACGAACTCACCTTTTGATGACAGAGCTAAATCTACAAGATTCAGTGTTACAACGCCCTGATTGAATCTGCCGTAAAACTTTGGATCTCCGTTTTCATCTTTCCAGACGGTTAATGCGGATCTACACCCCATTACAGGATAGCAATTACCATCTTTCATTTCTTTCATGATCTTTTCGGATATGTAGTCTGGCGTAAGCCGTTTAACGGAACACTTAGCTGCTAATTTTGTTAGGTACCAATACTTGCTATGCTCATGAATGTTATCCTCTTCCAAAACATAAATAACTTTGGGGAATGCTGGTGTAATCCATGAACCTTCTTCATTTTTTACTCCCTGATGGCTTTGAATGAGTACCTCTTCTATTAATAAAGCAAGGTCAGACTTTTCCTGTTCATTTTTAGTCTCTCCCAAATACATGAACAAGGTCAAAAATGGTGCTTGGCCGTTTGTCGTCATTAGTGTCACTATCTGATATTGAATAGTTTGAACACCACTCTTAATTTCTTTTGCAAGCCTCATTCTGACAATCTTGTCAATCTTTTCATCATTAAGGTCTTCACCTGTTGCGGTACGTTCTTTTACCACATCATTTCTGATAGATTTCCTACTGATGTCAACGAATGGTGCTAAGTGTGCAAGAGAAATACTTTGACCGCCGTATTGAGAACTTGCTACCTGCGCAATAATTTGAGTTGCTATATTACATGCTGTAGAAAAACTATGTGGTTTCTCAATCAATGTCTCAGAAATTACTGTTCCGTTTTGAAGCATATCTTCTAAATTTACAAGATCACAGTTATGCATGCGCTGCATATAATAATCTTCATCGTGAAAATGAATAACACCGTCATTGTGAGCTTCTACGATATCCTTGGGAAGCAAAATTCTTTCAGTTAAGTCTTTACTAACAACTCCTGCTGTATAATCCCTAATTGTCGTATTTAATCTAGCGTTCTTATTAGAATTCTCAGTATTCCAATATTCACTATTTCCATCTATTAATTCTAATATGCTCTTGTCAGTTGTATTGCTTTCTCTAATAAGACTTCTTTTGAGTCTATATTGAATGTATGTCCTAGCCACATCTTTTCTGTTGCTTGACATCAGCTTTTCTTCAACGATATCCTGAATTTCTTCCACTGACATTTCCCTTTTTAATGATTCTATATGATTAGCAACATCTCTTGCCTTTTCTCTTGCATAAGGGCTTTCTTCCCCATCAACATCTATAAAAGCTTTAAGAATTGCTTTCTTAATCTTACTCTTATCAAAATCAACCTCTGAGCGATCCCTTTTGAATACTTTTGACAATATCCCTCTCCTCCTTTTTAGTAGTTCAACAGTAACAATACAAACGTCAATGGATAATACACATAATCCAAAACTACATTAAATAAGAAGTACCATCTATAAAACCGGAAATCACCTATGTACAAACTAACGGGATTCACATTTCTATTCAACCGCATAGTTGCCACTACCGTACATATCTGGATAAAAGATAATAAGTTCACGTATGCAGAATTAGCCGAATTACCAATGGCGGCATAAATTAAAACCAATGCAGCCGAATAAAAATATGCTGCTATTTTAGTAAACCTCTCAATACGTTTGACATTTTCGTATGATAGTTTATTTAAGAAGTTCTCATTATTTTTAATGACCTCCCGTACTTTATCGTAGTATCTTTTTTCATTTAGCATAGATGGAGTCTCTTTAATTCTGGACATGAGAAGCATCACAATACAAACTAATAAAATTGATGTCATTTGCTCCTCCTATTCTCCGTAATATTTATCTATGTATTCTAAAGCATCAAGCCTTGCATCAAACCCCGCTTCAATTCTTCCACAATATTCGTACACCCACGGGTGAATTTCCTTTCTTAGTGCCTCTTCTACCTTTTTACAATTGTGAAAATCTAAAAAGGTATCATCTTCAATAAATCCTACAATTGGCTTTTTCAATGAATAACCCCACGCCAATTCAGACACACTGCCTACCGACTTTCTAATATCCTTCAGATTGACAAGAATTACGTCTGCCTGTTCAACGTGCTTATCACAGAATCTAATAATTTCAAGGTCAGTTTTATGCAAATGCTGATTGTAATTATAATAATTGTTTGGATTCCAAGCCTTAAAATACTCAGAATTATTTTCAAACCACTTAGCACAATCTTCACGCCATTTATTGCCATTTTCAAAACTAACTTTTTCAGATGCTCCACATAGCCATACATGTTTCATTCAGTTCCTCCTTAAAACTCCCAAAAATGTTGTATACTCTTCTCGTTCGTATATGGGATTTTTTCTTTTACAAAATCATGATTAATTGTTGTATCGTGATATACAGATAATTCACAGCCATGTTCCTTTTGCTCAACTATAACTGCGTAAATATGTCCCTTGGTAAAACCCATGGGATTATTTTCTCCCTTATATGTGGCTAAACAATTTTGCTCAAATACCATACCTTACCTCACTTCCATTGAAAACCATCTTTCATCTCCTTAATCTGCTAATAATCTCCTCTGCAATTTCTTTCGGACTCTTTTCATAACCTGGATTGCATATCACCAAATCAACCTCATCACCAATTCCATCAAACTGACCAACGTCAGAAAGAGATCTACGATATGCTTCTTCAATATTGTCACCTCGCTGTAAGATTTTGACGAGTCTATCTCTTCTCGGTACATTAATATAGAAAGCATCAAGAGTAAGATCAACAATTTTTTTCATCTGCCTCAGTCCGTGGGGTGTAAGTACGACTACTTTATTATTAGTACAATCAGCTTTCGCAGTTGCATAGTGCCAACCATTGTATTCTGCCGTTTCACAAAACTCTCCTTTTCTGCTCATTTCTTCAAATGTATCTTCTGAAATAAAATGATAATCTACTCCGTTTTCTTCGCCTTTCCTTGGACTTCTTGTTGTGTACGTAATTAGTCTTACATATCCATAATTCTTACATAAGATATCCTGCACTGTAGATTTACCACTAGCACTCTCTCCTAAAATTACGATCAATTATTTTCACCTCCTAATACTAATTCTCCAAACTTCGGCAAAGTTTCTACCCATTTACAAAACTCTCGCCACTCTGGGAGACGATGATTTTTGCGCTGCCAATAGATGGTTTTTAATTGCTGATAGTTTGTAGTGAAACCAGCAGTTAATTCAAACCCAGACGGAACATTGTATAAAATCCTCAAATATAAGTCCTTTGCAAAATCAGTCCCCTTATCCATTAATCCGTTATAGACATCAATCATTTCCTGAACAACATCAATAATTCTCTGATCCACATACTCGTTACATTGCTCTTTAAGCTTGAATTTTGTAATTCGATGCATTGTGGATTGACTAGAAATAAAATCAATAAAGTGGTATCTTTCGAGTTCGACGGACATTTTATTAGAGAATCTCATGTCAAACTGAACCACTATCCCCTTAAGGAAGTTATCGTGACCCGTGCCTGATTTACAGGAGCCTAATCTTGTAGTAGTTTTCGTTAATTCTTTTGTACAATCTTCCGCATTAACCGCCATTGGAAACTTACTAGCTCTAATGGCATTTTCAAATCCATAAATATTTACATTGCTAATATGCATTTGTTTCCTCCTATCTGTAATATTTTAATTCTCCATTGTCATCGTAATTTTCTACATTCAAGACAACGGTATTCCCATCTCTCAAATATACATTCTCTATTTTTCTGTCATTTCTATATGAATCTGACCCAATTTTGCCAGCACAAACCAAAGCCCTGGGATATTTTAATAATTCCATAGCTAAATCTTCAGCATAAATAATTCCTTTAATCGTTTTTGCCTCCTATATTTAATTGTAAAATTGTTGGGATTTTTCTTGATATGATATAAGTAGAAACATTGTATTTATCTTAATTGGTTCAAATTGATTCTGGTAAGTCACACCACGCAACCACTAAGTGACTTAACCTTTTCCACTTTTTACACTTTGCTTGAAAGTGGATTACTTCGAACCACACGTGCTTATAATTCACAAATTGCACTAAATATGGCTTGCTTTTCGTTGGTAATCTATCTTTGACTGAAATTAATTCCATATATTCCTCCTTTAAAGTTCAATTCTAATTAATCATATATATTATTTTATTTATCTTTTCCACGAGTTCTTTTGCTTCATGTCCCAAAGGACAATCAATATTTACACACGCAAAATTTCTTCCATATTTATGTACATAAATGTCTTTACCGCACATAGGGCAAATCTGGTTCCTCACTTTATCATTAAATTTACCATACCCGATGTTCATAAATCGCCTCCTACTCAACAATCAATTTGTAGTGATAACTGAAGCTGTATCTTGAACTAGAATGGTTTTCTACTTCGTTCTCCATAGGAAAATGCAAATCAGCCTTTCTTACAAAATCCGTAAGCTTCTTACCACCCTTCAATACTGCAATCGAATGATTCCCATGATATGTACCAATACTCAAAATAGCTTTTTTAATCGCTTCGTCTGTATAGCTTTCACAGACAAATACAAAACAATGACCTTCCTGCACAACTTCCTTTTTCTGATGATAATTTAAATTTTTCAGCGTTACTTTCCGTTTACCAAGATACACGTAGTGACTTCCATTTGTGCACTTGTAAATTCCGCCCACTTCAAGTTTGGATAATGGAATGGTATTCATAGAGTCTCGTTCCTGTCGTTCATTTTCAATCTTCTGAAGAGATAATTCAATTTCTCTTTTGATTACCAACTCTTCTTCTGTAGGATTAGCTACAAGGAATACGTCTCCCATGGAACGCTTATTACCGCCTTTGAAAGCAATTGATTTACCTGACCATATTCCAATGTCCATTCCCCTTACATTCCTACCTGTTCCCTTACCTACACAAATATCTCCATCGTGAAGTTCTCTTCCTAAAATATCTGTATAACTCAATGGTTCCCTCCTTTAATTTGGCTTATAATCCAGAAAATTTTTTCATCATACAAACTCTTGATATTTAAAAATTCCTTATCATATTGTTCTTTTGCTTTCATTAGTTGATTCCCATAACACCTCTGACACTCTGACTCGGATTCGAATATATTAACACTTACTCCAGATCGTCCACGATAACCCGTATTGTCACATGGAGCAATTTCAGAACTCAAAATTTTATCGCCTTTAATTTCTTTAAAGTAAATTGGCGAATGATAAATATTCTTTCGAGATGTTTCCGCATTAAATACTTTTACTTTTATTGGTGAAATACTTCTAATTGGTTTCTTGAATATATCTTCACCACATCGGTAATCACAAATCCACACCTCTTTACCCAATACATTTTCCAGATTTCCATATGTAGTTGAACTAAAATCATGTTCAATAGTTATTTTATTACTTGTTAAATACTCTCTTAATTGCAAGCATAAACTCCTTTCTTTAATTCACAATAAAAACCCTTCACTGCCATTGCCACAGGTATAAGTCTTTCTTCTTCTGCAAATCCCCAAGAGTGCGGATTGTAATAACCTTTTCGTAATATTGCCAATTCAATGCTAATAGCATTATCAGTCGGAAAATCATTCAAAGCTTCTTCAAACATTTTCTTGCGTTACTTATTGGATAATTAACTATTTAATGTCATAGCGAGTGTCATGTTCAATGCTGCAATAATAAAATTAATTATACCTGAACCAATATAGCCAGAAACAAAACAAACGATTGATGCAAAAAGGCATAAGATTGCAGTCAATATATTAATAACTTTAATCAATTTTTTTCCTCCAAATAAAATCCCGTGACTATTCTATTCTCCTATATACGCTTCTGGCATTGGTTTCCACGCAATTACATTAAAAGTATCCATTACCCCAAAATTAGACCACTTTCCATTCACGATTACATCGTCACTAACAAAAAGTTCATCTTTTTCATTATCTTTTACCGTAACCAATACTAAATCAGAAGCAGAAAAGTTCTCTGTATCGACTAACGCTAATGATTCCACATCATATATGTCTCTAACCTCCTCATGTTCATCTGGCAATCTTTCATTTACAGGAATCCACCTTTCATTTCCCCCCTGTTCTAATAATGATATTGACATATCTAATGCCTCTCTGAGCATAGAATAACTACTCGGAGGATAGTTACATTTGATTGCATTAACGGCTTCTTTATTTGTCACTTTAGCTGTTCACCTCTAATCCATTATATTTTGTTTTAATGTTTCCAATTAATTCAGACAACCAAGTATCCGCATATTTCAATTTTCTAAAGATCTACACCAATATAACCGGTCACGTTCTCATCTGAAATTTCAAATCCATATTTTCCCTTCCCATATTTAAAGATGCCCTTTTTACTTTTGGTTATTTTACATGATACTCCCCTTATATTCTTAGCAAACCATGTAGTATTCCCTCTCATTGTACCGAAAAATACGGTGACATCTTCGTTTAGTCCAGCCTTGTTCACTCCTGTAGTATTAAATTCTTTTCTCTCCATTGAATCTTCTCCTTGTTTTTCGATTTTTATATATAAAACTTCCGATTTATTTATCTATACAATATTCTTCCAGGAAAATATCTATTAAACGTACTCAAAACATTTAAATCGTTTTTTACAGATATAGGCTCATCATAATCATTAGAGTATCTTTTTAACAAATCAGAAAATTCTTTATAAGATTTTATTACTTCTTCTTGGCGTCTATTTTTTTCTGCTACCAACTTCTCTCTTTTGAATTTTTCTTCGTTCAAAACCTTTTCATGATCTAAACATTCTTGTTCTGAATCAAATACCTTGTTATCATCCGAAATATATCTCATATAATTTTCTCCTTTTAAATTACTGCTTCATACCATTAAAGTTTAGCGACTTCTCACAGAACGATTTGATATCAGTAATACTTTTCCCTTCATTACACATATTCAACACGGCCCCAAGGATACCCGTTGCTCCAGCTCTCATACCATCTAATCTAACCTTTTTAACAATATCATCTGCCGTTTTTTGAAACTGTTTTTCTGTGTTCTTATTACTCATTTCACATTCTCCTTTTGAATTGTTGATTTTATCTTGCCGATAATTTTTATTTAACTTTCTCTTCTTCATCTGACAATGTTAAAGCTGCTACATTCATATTAATCAGACTCGACAATACCATTTCAGCATTATCTACATAACAAGATTCAGTTCGACCTCCTCTTTGATCGCCGTTTTGATATCTGCTACTGATAAAGGCTGTGGAATATTTAGCTCTAGTCTTTGAGCCTCATCAATCAACAATCTCTTCTGCATTTCTGTTGCTACTAAAATAGGAATCCTCGTTGTGTCACTGCTATATAATAATTGGGTTGTTTTACCCCTTCCTCTTGGCTTGTAAATTATTTTCATCACTATTTTCCTTTCTTGACGAACACCAAATACAATCATATTCACGCTTAAAATCAGGCGAATCCTTTACCATGAATGATTCCAATACTTCATCTAATTTTTCGTCACTAATTCCATGACTCTCAAAGTCATAAAGCCATGGACTTATTTTTGCTCGTTTCCCACGAATCGGTTTATCCTCTGAATTTAAGGTTTCTATCGGGCTTCCGTTTTCTAATTCAATTTTCACAGCCACACTCCCGTCCATCTCAGGCTTCGATTCTAAATCTTTAATCATGCTTAAGATCCAGTGTTATACAGTTTCCGTTACCCTTTATGTATTTAATGGTGTATGTACTTAAATTCCCGTTAGCATTAATCATTATCTGATCTCCCAACTGATAATACTGTTTATACTTACTCCACTTAACAAAGTGCTCCTCGAATATCTTATCTGGAATAAATAACAGAACACCCTTATATTCAATTGAAGAAAAGCCGTGTGGCACAGAATAGTAATCTTTAATTGTAAATTCAGTTCCTATCTCTTTGAGATCTAAAGCTCCCAATTTTAACTCTTTAATTTGAACCCACTTTTCACCGACATTTCCGTATATATTAATCACCTCTTTTCTATTTGAATGGTTTGTTTTAAGGTAATTCCATTATCAAACACTGGAACTTATTTGCATATCTTATCCCGCATATAGCCTCAAGCAATGCCATGTAACCAATTGCTTCTTCAGTATGATTGCCACGTGAATCAACAGTCCAATCTACACATTTATAAATTTCCTTTACTTGATATGCTATTTTTAAATAATCCTTGGTTTTGTCATCATAAGTAATATGATACCTTCTCAGCATATTAATAATATACTGTGGAGCTGTATCACTACACTGGTTAACAACATGCTTTTCTAGTAATTCATCAGCTAATAACTCACTTAGCATCGGTAAAAACTCTTCCAGTACGAACACCTCCAATCTGCCAATCAAAGTATTATTTCAACTTATTATGCTTCTCTTGCTCGTTCATTGTTTTGCAAAACTCACGATATTTTCTTGTGTACTCATAACTTTTCCCAAATATGTAATTTACTGCTGTGTATAGTCTTGGCTCGTATTTCTGAATCACTTCCAACTCAAATTCAAAATCTCTACCAAATGGGCAACCGGCACAACCAGTTCTCTTCAATCCATATTTTGTATAACAATCACTGTGGCAAATATTGAAATGATTTTCGTATACTGTTTTTGTTTCATTCTTATAAAAAAACAATGGCCTATAGTTATCGCAAGAATCATAGTTTTCATCAAAACAGTTCTTATAAGCAGTAGACCTCGTTCCCCCTTCTGCTTTCCTAATGCCAAAAATGTTCAGATCGTAATTTCCTTCTTTTAGAATTTTGTGTATAATATCCTTTTTGGCCCCTTTACAACATTTATCAGATATTTTTATTTCTATTGGTGGATTCAATATTAAAAACTCCTTAAGCCACTTGTTTTGGTATATACTCATACGCTTTGATTTTGTGGTTCCACACCACCAATTAAGAGCTGAGAAACACCCTCTCCAATATTTACCTTTATATTCTGCTATTTTCTTCTTTAGCTTTCCATTTTTAATAGCTTCATTTGCAGGTATTTCTTTGCAATACTCAATGAGTAAATCATCAAATGGTCTATCCTCCCATTTAAATCCATGCTTTTGCAATCTTTCTATGTAATTGCTTACACGCTTTGAAATAAACGGTTGTCCATATTTCTTACAAGAAACTGGAATCGGTTTAATTGCCTTAATCTTTTTTATCTTTATATCGTATGTAGCTTCAAGGCGTTTTAAGTGCTCCTTAGTGGCCTCATACTCCAGACCCGTATTGAACCAAACATAATCAATCTTTTTACTTATGTCGCATCTATAGCAAATATCCAACATGTCATCACTATCTGATCCTCCAGAAATAGAACAAACTATCTTTTCATAATCTGGGTTATTTATTATTTTCCATGCCTTAATAAAGTTATTTACAATTATTTCGTCCTGGGGCAATTTATCCAAAACCTTGTTAATGTCTAATGTCAATATGTATTCTCCTCATAAAAGTCAATTTCGCTTTTTATGAGGTAAAGCCATACTTAGTGAGTGTCTTTTTACGTCACTATCACATCCCTTTTTCGATTACTTAGAATCAACGATCCATTCTTATAATCTTGTGACAACCTTTAATAAATAAAGGTTTAAAATACGATTGACATCCATTAACAACCAATTGGTAGCACAGCGTCACAGATATATTCCACGTTCATAATGCTCAAATTTTTCATTTGCTTATTTGTGTGATTATTGTTGTAATCTCTGCAATAAATATCTGCCCACATGTCAGCAAATTCTTCTTCAAGCTTACTATCCATTACCATATACCTTTCAACCGTTTTATGATTGTCGTTTTCGGTATCGTAGTCCAAAATAACCTTGTATACTGGCAATGTTATTTTACTTTTTAGAAAATTTAAAGGATGGATACTTTGCAGTTTTGATCTTAAATCTTCGTCAAATATTTCAAAAACATCTAATCCTGTTTTACAAAATGCCTCTTTAAAAAAACTGTTCGGATGCACCACTCGTCACCTCCTTTCTCAATAAATCGTTACTTTCATCCCATATAATTAATCGCATAGTAGATAACATAAAACCAACTAAATATTCCGTGTAGTATCGCCCACCATATGCTGTGCCATGTTGTCCATGATAAAACTATCGCCAAAGCGCTACCAAATCCTATACCTGATACAGTTCTACTTTCCATAAATAAATCCTCTCTTTCATTTACTTAATTGCCTAATACGCAGGTTATATTGAAGCATTATATCGTTCATAATATTGACAACTCGATAATAATAGTTTATCTTATGTAACATAATAACTAATACGGAGGCCTATATGTTCATAGACGATATTTTTGAAGCAATTACTGACAAAATTGGTGACATAAAATATGCGATTGAATTTACGGTTGATCAGGCTAAATTTGAGCAAGAACAGCGCCGTGATAAACACCGCAAAATGCTTAATGATGCACGGTCAATGACCGAATTTCTTTCTGAAGACACAATATTTGAACCAATTGTAAAATCGGTTAACTTATTATGTGATAAAGCAGAAAATATTAATGAAACTATTGGTAACGCTTCACACCTGTATTCAGGTACAAAAATTATTGACTCCTCCAAATTAACAGAAGGAGATCATCTTTTTATTAATAAGGGCTTATACAGTCATCACGGACTATATCTTGGCGGAGACGAAGTTATGCATTTCTCCAAAAACGATTTCGACATAATGATTCACCGCACTTCTCTCGAAAACTTTAAAAATGGATATGTTTTATATCGTTTGTCCTCATCGGATAGTCCGATTATTTATGAAATTTGCGAAGTTGTTACCAGAGCGTATTTAAAAGAAGGACTTTCTGGTTACGATTTGTTCTCTAATAACTGTGAAAATTTTGTTCGTTGGTGCAGAAATGGAAGCAACATTTAAATCTTTACTCACTATTTGAAATCGTCATTTCATCCTAAACTGCTTTTACTCTCATTTCTCCAACGCTACAATAAGGCTCTTCTTCAGTATTCATCAATTCTACATTTATGTATTTCAATCCATAACCGTCATTTTTATTGAGTTCTTCACAAGCCACAGCATGAGTACAGCTTCCAGCGGTAATATCAATGGTTGCGCCGTTAATCGGAGTAAGTAATTTAATCAACCATTTGATTAATGCTACTGGTTTAGGTGTAACATGTGGATTGCGATCACCGTTAGGAAGTTTTCTTTCTGAAGGAGAAATCTTCGGTTCATATTTGATGACGGTAAAATATTAGCTTCCATCTTCTATCTGATCATTTAAAAATTCAGCCACATACTCGTCAACCACAATGTTTGATGGAAACCTACCTGATTCATTAGGAGGCATGGCCTTATCTTCTGCGTATTTGCCATATATGCGGTCATCTCTATCAGAATAATTAGTCGTTGGAACCTTAGACGCTTTGGCATTTAGCATATCAATGTCTTCCTTTGATATAGGAACTCTACACGCATCAATATTCATTCCGCCACAGCTGTGTTTCTCAATATTTTGGACATATGTTCCTTCTAATGGTTTCTGAAATATTGTGATTGGTTCGTGCGCTGGTTTAAGCCCAGATGTTTTCCAACCATTCCACTTCTTTGCTAATTCATCTATTTTAACCTTGTTAAAGAGCTTGCCTATATCCTGATTCTTAGGCATTCCAGTAAGATAGATCCAATCAATTTCTTCAACAATTTTAAATCCTGAATCTTCAAATGCACATTTCATCCTATGATTAGTTTTGGGGTGCCCAAATATTGCAACGTATCCACCAGGTTTAATCACTTTAATTAATTTTGTTGCTCTCTCCTTATTCCAATCATAGAAGTTCCCAGTATTGTCCCACTTCTTGCCCATAAACGATAAATCATATGGAAAATCTGAGATACAATTGTCAACTGAATTTATTTCTAATGTTTCTAACAACTCTATGTTTTCACCATTTATAATTTTTCCACTATTGGTATGTAAAATTGTTTCTATAATAATTAATCACTCCTTTATTTAGGTTGACAAATCGAAAAATATGAAATATAATATAAGATACTATTTATTAATAGTAAACATTAACTAGTAACCATTAACTACATGCTGTCTATGTAGTTAGAAAACTTATAATAATTTACGATAAATACGCAATTTACGAAAAATACGAATAATTTTAAGCATGTAGGAAATTTATAAATTTACGAGCATAAAGTTTTTCAACTACATACAGCTCCTTTTCTAAGGAGGGTAAATTGAAAATTAAGGTAATTATCTTTTTAAGTCTTACAGTGTTTTTCACTTTAGTTTTTACAACGAACGTATATTAAATATATTGAGCTGTCAGAGGAATCTTTGGATTCCTCTTTTTTAATGTCTTTGAATCTTTAATTTTATGTATTTTTATTCTCCGTCACCAAACACAAGCATTTCATTTTTGGCTCTGGTAAAGAAGTTTCTGTCAATCTCGAATCCATAAGCGGATCTACCTAATTCGTGAGCTGCCCTCAAAGTTGCACCGGAACCACAACATGGATCAATAACAACATCTCCCGGATCAGTAAATGTTTCAATTAATTTTTTCAATACATTTACAGGCTTTTGCGCCGGGTGAATTTTGGGAACGTTCTTCCCATCTTTCTCCCATGTGAACCAATTGAAAACCATGCGGCCTGTTCCACGGATGTTCTTACCATTTTCATCAATCCGTAATCCGTTTCTAAATTTCGGAAGTTTGTTACGGTAGAACAATAGGGCATATTCTGTTGCCCCTACAACACGCATATTTGCTTTCAAAACCTGTGGACTATAATTTTTCACAAAAATCAAAGGTATATAATTCACAAACCCGTGTTTCTTAGCAGCATCAATTAATGTCTGAATCTGTTCAAATGCACAAAACACAATCATACATGGACTATTTGAACTTCTTCCTCTTGGAACAGGTTTACTATCATCCTTCTTCAACATTTTGGAGCAAAAGTGGAAGTACTCATAAAGATTGAAATTAAAATCAGAGCTAAAAGCCGCTTTTCCCGCAAGCTTACTTTCTCCGTTTGAACTGTCTCCGTTCTTATACCACATAGGATTCGAACCATAAAAGTTATTTCCCACATTATAAGGAACATCTGCAATAATTAACTGAGCAGGTCTAATTCCATACTTTTTGTAATTCTGCATTGAATCACGATATATTTCACATTTTACTGGCTTTATTATATTCTCTCTATTATTGTTTTCCATTTATGACTTAGGGTACAGTACTGTTGCCTCGCGAGAAACCTCTACCCTTTCTATATTTTCACATGTTGCAATCATGTACTTGTTAGTATAAATTCTCTATTTGATACTAATGCTCTATGTAATCTCTTAGTAATACTCTAAATATTTCTTCAAAAATAGGAACCACTATACTATTTCCTGCCTGTTTATATAAAGCTCTATTTACAATTACTTTTTTCTTTTTAGGATTTACTCTTTCAGCGGCGTAATAATCTTCATCTGAATATCCAAATAGTCTCCAGCATTCAAGCTCAGTAAGAAACCTATATTTCCCATTGCCGCAATCAATAATTTGCGCTGGGCATCTATCTTGCCTTTCCGTAATTGTATAAGCAAAATCCTTGATCACCGTTGCTCTCTTAACTCCTGAATTACCGATAGCCTTTAATATGCTAGGTTGAGTTACCAAGTAACGATCCGACACTTCCTTTTGAAGAAAACTACTCAGAGGTCTCATGGCAGTAGATTTTAGCCTATTAAATTTAAACTCTTTCCCATCTAGACAGGATATTGTAAATACTCTTTCTCTTGCTTGCGGGATTCCAAAATCTCTTGCATCAAGACATTTATAACTATTTGTATAACCAAGTCTAACCATTTCATCTAAATATCTCTGAAAGTTCTTCTTCATCCCTTTAAAGTTGACACCTTTGACATTTTCCCAAATAACAACTTGAGGTTTCCATTCTCTCATTTGTTCAATTATGCGTATAGTTTCCCACATAAGAGATGATTCAGTTCCAGAACCTTCTTCTGCCCCTTTGGGCTTACCTGCGGGACTTATCCAACCACAAATTGAGACTTGCTGACATGGACTGCCATGAATCAAAATATCTGGTCTTAAATTCCAACCAACGACAGATTGAGTTTTATATGCCAGCTCATTTTCAAACATTGCATTGTAGCTCTGGACAGCCTTCTCGTCTATTTCTACATAATCTATAGCCCTTGTCGGCACGCCAAGGTTTCTTAATGCTACCCTTGGAGATCCTATGCCGCCAAATAGCTCTAATATTTGTACTATTTAATCATCTCCTTAAATTGTATATTACTCTTTACTGACACTTACAAATCAGATAAATGCGGAGTTTCAATGCTGTTTTTAAATTTTTGCTGATTTTTATGGTATTTACATTTACTTACGATCTGCTAATCGTTGTTGATTATATTAAATATACCAACGCTTACTTTTAATCTTTATAAATCTTCCTTTAGATGTGAAGTAGCATTGCTTTGTCTCTTCTTGCCTTAATTCTTCATATCTTAGTACTACGCTTAACCCGTAGTCTTCTAAAATTGTTAATCCATCTGATAGTTTAATCGGAGTCTCTTTTATAAGTTGTTTTATACACCCACCACAGTATTTTAAACTTTCGTGTGATTCATATATTAAATCATGAGCACCTAATGATTTATCACAACCAATGCAAAACAACTCTGCACTCCTCCAATTTTCAACAGCTTTAAATTTTCTTTTTGCTTTAGTTAGTTTATCTATTATGTAGCTGCTTGTTATTATTCTCCCCTCCTTATGAAATACAGACATTATCGACTATTTATCATAGTTTTAACAATTTTCATCGCTGTGCCAGATGCAAGTTTTCCAAATGTTTTTCCAACTAATTCAACCGTATCAGGTTCTTCTTTCATGCAATCGGAATAAACTTCTTTTCCAATAGTTTTTGCGATAGCAGCCATGTTATTTTCATCCCAATTAATCGGAATTAAATCTTCATCGACCATTTTATGTAATAATTTTCTTACTCTGGCTTCAGTTACAACCGAGTTCACTAATTCTTGATTTTTGCTTCTTTGTTCTAATTTGCTATCATCAAACTTTTTAATTGATTTCTTTTCTGAAAAATAATCACCCACAATTTTTGTATAGAATGGAAGCCTTGTGTTTGGATCATTAAGTCTTGTCATGTTTTTAACAACGATTCCTTCCCCTTGAGATCCGCCTAAGCCTGTTCTACCAACAAATTCTCTTAAATGATCCCATGAAATAAATTCACCATTATAGAATACTGGTACATAAGTCAACCCTAATTTATTAACAATATCAAAGACTTCCACCTGTGATAAATATCTGCCATTCTCACTGTCCCATACATCATAAAAATAAGCATTTTGATATCTACAATCTGGGTATACAATTGTGTGTGATACTAGCCATTCACCAAACAACACCAGATCATTTCCAAGAATGTTTTTAACAAGGGTATTATCTATTTTCTGCGACCATTCCCATGCACCTCGCAAGTTATTGCCAAATTCTAATTCTCTTTTGCGACTAAACGCTTTAATAGAATCTTTCTCTTCATCATATCTAAAAGAGAAATTTGCTCCATCAATTTTTTCCTGTACTACAATGTGATCACCAACTTGAAAGCCATCGGCATACTTCTCCTTAAGTCTTTCAATATCCATATACTTTTTCTGTTCCACATGCTTACCGTCGTAAGTAGGTGCACCTTTACCCTATAGGAACTATTGATTTATCCTTTCTTTTTAATGTCAATTTATTTTTCTGATTGAAACTCGTATTTCATCTATAACTTCTGCCCGCAATATGGACAATACGCAATTCCGTTTGCAGTATTGCTTTTATCATTCCACTGAACCCAATACCACGAACCATCACTATATTTTTGAATTGCAATATGTGTCTTATGTAATCTGTTATTATATTTTTCTAATACTTCACATTCATGTTCACTTATTACTTCTAACGGTTTACTCATTTTAGGCCTCCTCTTTTTTATCTCCGTACCATCGACTCATTATCCCACTATGTAAATATTCAAACTGATATCTTGTTTCTGGCATTTTAAATTCATAATCTTTGTATTTTTCATGAATATCAACCATTTTGCATCGATGCTTTGCTAGTTTGTTTTTGAGGTATAATTCTCTGTCTGTGGCCCATATGATTCTTAAAAATATCAAGAACTCTTTAATCACTTATCCCCTCCCCTTTCTTACTTAAAATTCATGTTTTATTGCTTTGTTTTTTTCATTATCTTCAGCGAACCCCCAATCGTGAGGATTGTAATATCCCTTTCTCATTATCGCTAGTTCACGGATCATGTCTTCTGTTGAAATCGGGCTATCTTGTGGTGATTCATTTAGTGATTCTTCAAATTTTTTCTTTCGTTCACTTACTGGATAATCATATATGTTTCCCATATTGTTTTACCTCTACAGTTTATTTACATAAAATCTATCTTCCAAACCTAGCTTCAATTATTTTTCTATTAATCGTAGAAACTCTTCTTCTATAATAATAGGCACATCCAGTTCTTTTGCCTTTTTATTCTTTGATGAGTTACTCAAACTGTCATTATTAATAAGATAATTTGTCTTGGAACTCACGCTTCCTGATACCTTACCACCTAGACTTTCAATCTCTGCAACAAGCTCATTTCTATTTGAATAACGCTCCAAGCTTCCAGTAATCACAAACACATTTCCAGTCAAATCAGCCTTACCGTTAGCGCCAGATTCTAACTCTGGAATATCAAAATCCAACAAAATAGGAATGTAAGCATCTTCTGTTTCACTGTATTTTCTGTACCAATCCCAAATACTTTTGTTCATGGTATACCCGAAATCCTCTAACTGACTAAAATCAAAGTAGTCTTCCAACGCTTCAATAAATTTTGAATAATCGCCCTTAAAATATTTGCTAATAGTCTTACTGGCCGTTCTGCCGATCAGTGGAATAGAAAGTCCATATAAATATCTTTCCAGAGTTGTTGTCTTGGATTTTTCAATGGCAGCTAATAATTTCTCTGTCGATTTCTTTCCAAAGCCATCAAGAACCATCATCTCATTTTTGTGGTTATGAAGATTATAAATATCAGACAATCTTAACAACCAACCTAACTCCATAAACTTTTCTATCGTGGCCTCTGAAAATCCATCAATATTTAAAGCGTTCTTACTAACATAATGAGTAAGTCTTGATAATAATTTTGCCTGGCAATCATCATTACAACAATGGAGTGTCTTACTTCCATTTTCATTGTGTATTTCTACATTTCCTCCACAACAGGGGCATTCATCAGGAAGTTTCCATGTATTACTCTTAGTTAAATTTTCATGAACTTTGGGAATTACCATATTTGCCCGATACACCATAATAGAATCACCGATTCCAAGTTGCAAATCTTCTATATAAGATACGTTGTGTAATGTTGCTCTTGTGGTAATAGCTCCATCAAGGTCTACGGGTTCAAAAATAGCAACGGGATTAATTAAGCCTGTCTTAGACGTGTTCCACTCAATGTCTGTCAATGTCGTCTCATATAACTGATCCTGCCATTTTAAAGCCAACATATTAAGTGGGTGATGTGATGTGGTTCCAAGTGATTTTCCATATTCAGAATCATCATAGCGGTAAATCAGACCATCGACGGGAAGTCTGAAATTCTCTGGATTAAATTTATCGAAATCTTCTTCCAAAACTCTAACTATACAATGTTCTACAACCGGCATGTCCAGACCTGAAGCATAAGCGTAGTCCCCTATGAGATTTCCACAATCAAAACCGTCCACGACATCAAACACGTAATATTCTAATTTTCGCTCTATAGCAATATTAGCGTCAAGTTGCCTAAGTGTCCCGGCTGCAAGATTACGTGGGTGCGAATAAGGTTCCTCTAATTCAGAATTAATTCTCTTAAATGTATCCCATGGAATCACGCACTCACCACGGAAAGTTATATCTACGGGTTTTCTTAGTCTGATTGGAAGATTTACACAGTGCTTGAATGTATGGGTAACATCTTCTCCTACCATACCATTCCCTCTAGTGACTGCTCTGTAAAGTAGTCCCCTTCTATATTCGGCAACCACTGTCAGTCCATCAAGTTTCCATGACTGAGCTACAATTTTACCGCCAATGAATTTAAGAACAATATCTAGATCCTTTGTCTTATTGGAAGAAAGCATTGGGTATTTATGATTAACCTTTTCAAGATAATCAGCAACATCTCCTTGAACTTTCTGTGTTGGAGATCCAGTCAATATGTAACCAGTCTCTTTTTCGAGACTGTACAATTCATCATACAAATCATCATATTGTTTATCTGATATGATTGGCCTATCAATTTTATAATAAGCAATAGATGCCATGTTAAGCTGATTAATTAGTTCCTTAATTCTATTAACTCTATCCAAAAATTACCTCCCATTTAAATTACTCTTATTATTTGTCCAATTCTGTAAATAATTATTGTGTATTTCCTCTTGTATAAATTCACTTTTGCTTGCGAAATCGTTGAGAGTAATTCCTTCAATGTCTCTGAGATATTTTTCAAATGTATCATCCTCACTGTTGTTGTCCATGTAAATCCTCCTTTAACCATTTGTCAATATATTCTTCCACATTTCATATAAAATACTCGTTTCATGATATCTTTAAACATTCAGTTCCGTTTATATCATGTGTGTACACGTCTTTACGATACTTTTCGTAATCAAACGCATCTAAAAACTCTTTACTCTCAATTCTAAATTTGTTTATTGAAATATCTGCTCCACATACTATTTCTTCATTCAGTTCAAAATTTCCTGATTTTGAAATTAAAGGAGTATTATTATCCATGCTTTCAATAAACGCCTTGAGTTCTCCTACTGTTTCAATGTACATTTATTCTCCTTTCACCCGAAGATATCGGGCTTTTATTTGTTAATTTAAACTGTTCGTTATACTACTGTTCAATTGTGTTATAAAAATTGACATCAATAAAATTTTGGTATATAATGGTAATTACCAGTGTTGTATAGCAGATTTACTCCCATTTGGTTCGTTATAGTTGACGAATGGTACTCCAGATGTTTTGGAGTAATATTAAAAGGGGCACTCACGGCATACAGAGAGCGTCGTGATTCTCCTTTAGAACACCAAGAATAGTGAGGTAGCACGGCGAAGCATCATGTACTGGATACATAAGCTTTATTAAGCAGTGCAGGTGTAGTTGAGATATGTTCGCTTTCCTTCATTTTTTTGGGAGAAAAATTGTGCTGGTGTGAAAAGATGCACGCTATAGTATCTCTTTGTTATTAATGGAATTGGGAGACTCCATTTTGGAGCCAATAATAACAAGGAGGTGATAATTATGAAAAGGAAAACGGATGAACCTAGTAATGTCACTGTAAATATCAATATCTTTAGCAACATTACGCTTGATGGAAAGTCTTTAACCTGTATCATTGTAGCTTTAATTTCTTTTGCACTGGTTGCGTCTATTTGTAATCCCGTTGTTCGTGCTGAATTTATCCGTTTATTAATCAGCATGGCAAGTGATTGCTAATCACCAGCATTTATTTGAAAAGAGTGAAATTTATGATATATATAACAAACCCAAATCTTTATAGACAGTCATCAAAGTCCTATGTTATTAAACTGCTTAAAATCCCCACTAAAGACTATTTAAAACAAAACTATATAGCTCAAAATATCAGTCCGTATATTGCGACTAAACCGAAACCTCGTTTAATTGAAGCTCCTTCGTATTCTCTGAAACTTATTCAAAGAATTATTAAAAAGGAGCTTAGTAAAATTGAGGTTCCTTATAATATATTCTCTGGTATAAAGGGTAAATCATATATTGATAATGCGAAAATACATAAAGATAATCAATATCTTTTTAAAATAGATTTGTCATCATTTTTCCCATGCATTACCCGTGAAACTGTCTTTGACTTTTTTAATAATGATTTGATGATGACACCAGACGTTGCCAAAATTTTCACTAACTTCACAACCATCGATTTAACACTATGTAAAATAAAAGATATTCAGTCTGTTGAGCACTTTCTACAATTTAAAGGAATTAAAACATCAAACCACCTAATTTCTGGAGCTCCTACTAGCCAGATATTATCCTACCTTGTCAATCACAACATGTTTGATGAAATACAATATTTCTGCGATTGCAATGGAATAACCATGTCTGTATACGTCGATGACATGACATTTTCTTCATGTAATAGAATTTCTCATAAACAAAAAGAAATAATTTATAATATTATTTCAAAATATAATTACAAAATATCACGCAACAAGACAAAATATTACACAAGTAGTTCTCCTAAGTCCGTTACCGGTGCTATTATCACACCTGAAGGCAGAATACGAATCCCCAATCATCTTAGCTTAAAGGTAATTAATGAGTTAAATTACTATAAAAGAAAACCAGAAGATATTGATTCATTAAAGCGCCTTAGGGGCCTTGTAATAGCTGCCAGGCAGTGTGAGCCTAAAAAGTTTGAGGGCGTTAACACTCTTATTTATGCCTCCAGAAAACATATAGATTGTACTAATTTCCAGTAAAACCACTGTTCTATTTACTCATCGTTCTGAGAGTTTGTAATAATCCACTCTGCCACAACACATTTTCTTGGCAATCTTGATAATATATTACAAGCATCATTAATTGCATTATCATCTGGAAAACTAATTCCATATTTGCTTTTCAAATAAATCATCTCTTCAATAACATCACCAATATTCATTTCTTTGCTCCTTAAGTTTAATGGCTTATAAAACGGAAGCCCATTTTTTCATTCGGGCTTCATTTTGACAATTCTAAAACAAAAGATTTCAATGGTTCCTTTAATGTCATATTATCTCTCATCCACTCTAAATAATCCTTATGATCCTTTGCTACTTCCGTAATCAACTGTCCTTTATATTTACCAAAAGCAAAGGTGTACGTATTGATATCTGGTTTTGTTGCTTCCATATTGGAATCGAATAAGATTTCGATATCTTTCCTTGATGCTAAGTAATCACAAAGATGAACGATCTTTTGCATCGGAGTCGTTGGCTTCTGCAAGACGACCTTACTTCGTTTGTTTTCATTCCACTGTCCCATATGAGAAGCGACAACATCAGCAATCATATATCTATAATCCATGCTGAAGCTATCGAAGATAGTATTTGTTAAAATCCATTCTGCACAAATTTGAGGGTGTTCATGCACAGTAAACTTACTTCCACCATTTCCTTCCTTATGTCCGTCATGTAGAATGGTTCCAGCAATCATACAATCACGCTCTTCCTGAGTAAACTCATTCTGTGTCTGTTCCAGCTGACATATGTAATTCGCAATTAGCGCCGCAGCTTTTGTGTGCCTAACAAGCCCACCTTCTCCAAGAGCATATGACGGATGATACTTTCCGGTAGTGGAAGCGGCCATTGAAAAGAAATAGTCTGGCAAATTCTCCAAACCAACTTCGACCAATTTTCTTACTTCTTCTGTTGCAATATATCCTAATTCTTTCTCAAATATTTCTTTCTTCAAATTTTATCCTCCTATTTTAAAATGCTATTATCTAAACAGTTTTTGCAAATCTCATAAATGAATTTTCCCATGTTTTCACGATTAACAAAATTCAGATAGAAATTGCTCCGCTTTTGCCATGTTAGTAACGTTCTCAAAAACGAATCTTCATTATATTTGGAATCGTAATTGTGTTCCATGATATCGTCCAGTCTATCGTTTTCTACCACAAGATAAACGTTTGAGACATTAATCATTCTGTTTAATTCCTTCATAAATCGGTCATCATCTTGATTATTCGACAAATTACCAGCTAGTTCCTTTAATCCATTTTTACGCTCTATCACCAATTCATCGGTAAAATACGTGTCTACAAGAAAACCCAACTCCGGGCAAGCCTCTACCATAATTGAATAATCGCCTGTTTTAAGAGAACGCTTTTTATAAGCAATACCATTTCCATCAAAATATTCGATTATATTTTCATTGCTCTTTTCTTTCGTGTCACAGAGTATGACCATGTGAGATAAAAGTTCCTTATATTTCTTATCCGTGTAATAATTCTTAATGTGTTTCACCATCCTATGCCATTTTTATATAATCTTTAATCCACCACTCGTAAACATCGGGGACTATTTGCCACTCATCATTCACTTTTTGTTTCTTTGGCTGTTTTTTTACATCCTTTATGTAAATTATATCTCCATCTTGAACCGGTATCTCATTAAAGCTCATCTTAATTGCCTTGTCTCGTTTATTGATGGACTTATGTATTTTCATCTCTGTTGTCTTGCCTTTACCTATGCTATAAGCATTGAATTTAGGCGAATATGTTGTATTGATATCAGTGATTACCACATACCTCCAATCAAGAGAATCGTCAACATAGTCAACATATCCTAATACTTCATATTGAAATTTCACAAGCTGAATTACTCCAAACTCATCATTCTCAACATGGTAAGATAATTCCTTACACAATCCAATCCAGTCTAAATTGCTATACTGTGAATCACTGGTCTTTCCAGATGCCAATTTATCTGTCGCATATTTTTTTACAATCTCTTCAGCTATGTGAAGATCTGGGATTTCTGCTTTTTTAACAGTCTTTCTTCCGGTTCCTTGGCTTCCTCTCCAGTAATCTACAATTCCAGTGATTGTAAGAAGTTTCTTTATAGAGCCAAACTTCCTAAAATATCCTATCTTCACCAAATCCTTAAACACCGATGAATTGATATTCGTACCTTTAATGGACGTATAGATTTCAACAAAATCATCAATTCCTTGTTCATATATATCCATAATGGCACGAACGGCTTTTTCTCCAATCCCCTTAACGCTAGATAGATTGGGATAAATGATCTTGTTTTCATCATCGATAGTGAATTTAGTATTGTCTTTCCCGTACTCATAGGTTCCCATCGTGTAGCCGAACATCGTCATTGCTTCTTTTGTTAGTGCAGCAACCTTATTTTTATCTCCTTTATCCTGATAATGGTTTAACGTCACCTCATAGAATTTGGAAAGATAATGGGCTTTCGGCCATGCTTCATAGAGAGAATCATTTGCCATTGCTAGAGCATGAGGAGCATTAAAACTATATCTAGCGCTGTCTTTGATGACCTTATATACTGGTTCAAAGTTATCTAAATTGCCGATATTTTGCAACCAATGTTCTTTTAGACTAGACTCTACCTTTGCAAGAGCTTCGCCTTTTAACTTCTTTTTACTTATCTTTTTGATTGTATCGTAGCTATCTTTCATAGGGATACCTAGATAGGAGAAAATTTTCATTACCGCTTCCTGATACAACATGTAGTGGAAGCAATCCGCCAAGAGTTTATCAATAGCTTTTTCTCCATTACTGTAGTCAATCCTATTCAAGAATCCATCAATTAGAGATTTGAAACCTGGGCGAATACCTGCAATAAAGGCAGCCAACTCTTTGATATTCTTCGGCTTGAATTTCATAACCTTTTTTGTGGTACTTGGTTTCTCGCACTGATTAAGGCAACATGTGGCTCCCATCTCATACAGTTTCCAAACTTTTTCATCGCCAGATACCATTTTTCTTAGTTCGGCAACGGTAGGAACTTTCATATCAATGCTTTCGTATAGCTTATGAATGATCCCTACGACATCTACAATAAGAAAATCATCTTTTACATAACCATAAGAATCAAGCAATCCTCCCTCGATATTGGCAACAACCGTGGATTTTCCAGTGCTTTCAGAATGGCATCTTATCAATCCAATCTCATAGCGAATATCTCCATATCCAATAACATCTTTTTCTTCGACGTTCCCATTAAACAAGAAGAATCCACAAGCATGAACTTTGGCCTGTTCAATAATACCTTGATATGGCTTACTATCATTAAATATTTTTAAATGCTCTTTATTTGTTATATAATCCTCTATATGGATATCCTTTTTATCCTCTTCGTCATCAACCTGTTTCAGTGCTTCATTATACTGGTCAATAGAAGAAGTGATCTCATTTGCGACACTTGGCTCAAGTCCTTTTATATCCGCATACAGTTTGAATCCTGACTTTTCTCCTAATTTGCCAACTGCCAATAGGGGATAGCAACCATGTTCTCCAACCAACTCTCTCCCTGCTAGAACAAATGGTTCCTGATTTGAAACATTAAAATCTATATCAGGCATCTGGTGAGAAGATAAAATCCTATCCTTTGTAATAAAACGCTCTGGATATATAGGAACTTCTGACTCAAACCTATCCATGGTAGTAAACCCTAGTAATTTACTCGAATAATATGAACTAGCGCTTCCTCTTGAGGTAGTAGTTAGCTGTCCGCGGTGCTTATTAACAGCCAACTTTACTAACTCAAAGTTAGTTAAAAAGTAATCGGTAGTCCCGCTTGCTTCAATTTCCCCATGTTCATACAGCATGCCTTCTTCTCTATCCTTGGTTCTATGATCTAAATCTTCTTCTCTATATTTTTCATATAAAATACCTTTAAGTATTTTAACCCGTTCATTGTAGTCATATTGTTCGTACATGGGAGCTATAGGTATTTTAAAATTTGTCTTGTATGTGAGTTCTTCGCACCCATCAATGAAAACATGTGTATTCATCATCGAATAAATGATTTCTTCTGAGGGTAAAACTGCCTGTTCAACTAATCTTTCATATGTTTTCTTGCCTGTAGGAAAGTCCATATACCAGCCATTTTCATCGTCATAATGTAGGCCTTTTCTCTGGAGAAGATTTTCTCTTTTTATTCTATCCTCTTCATTTATATAATGGGTATCAAGCCCGACAATGGTCTGTATACCGTATTTTTGAGACATTTTGTAGATTCTATCATTTAATAACTTTTGAGCCATAGTATTATGAGTTTGGTATTCAAGAAAGAAGTTGTTTCCAAAATGCTCCCATATCTTTAACCAAATATCTTCAGCATTTTCGTATTTCCAACCTGCAATACACGCAGAAGTAATGTAAACATCATCTTTATCAAGTTCAAATAACATATTTAAATCAATTCTTGGTTTTGAATAGAAACCTTCGTTATGAGCACACGTTATTATGTAATTCAGCTTCCTCATTGCTTGATAAGTACGAGCAACAATTACCATGTGGCAATTAGTTTTATCTCTTTTCTCTCTTACCTGAGATTTGCCTTTTTTATCAACATGCTCCTCGCGAATCACTTCATTTATGTCTTTTACCCAATACACTTCCGCAGAGTATCTAAACTTAATTTCTTTTGATAACTTATGCTTCTTACGATAATCAGCATCTTGAGAATTTTTGCATACGTCATATACATATAGCCATTCTCCAGGATAACCATGCTCGCCCGAAAAGTAGCATTGGCAGCCATATGAATTAGAATGTTCCATAAACTCATGAATATCAGTAGCCGAATCAATCTGAATTAAATCAGACCATGTAGTATGCTTGTGATAATTTTCCATGAGCATATTCATATCATTGAGCCAAGTTTCTATATTATATGGGAAGCTAAAATTCAGTCTTGAAGCAGCCTTTTTCGAATCCTCTAGTAAAGACAATTATTCGCCTCCCATTAACTTATAATCGCAGGAGTTTCTAAAACCGCATAAATTATTGCAGTAGAAATAATCCATCGATGGCACAAAATTTTCTTCCAGATACATTGAATCAATTATTTTTATCGCCCACTCCTTTGCATCTTTGAATTCATCATATATAAATGGAAGTTCCAACCATTTCTTGTCTTTAAAGTAGTTCCAAACTATTTTAGATGGGTAGACTCCATATTCTTTAAATACTTGTTCACAATACATGTAAAGCTGAATTTTATATCTCTCATAATCTAAAAGCTTCTTTTTTAATACCTGTCCTTTTTTACCTAGTGGATACTCGCTAGATTTATGATCAATCACAATAATCTCTTTAGATTTCTTATGCCTTAGTAAAAGGTCTATGTAACCAATAAAACGGCGACCATTAATGGTGAATTCACACTTTTTTTCCACACCTAGCACTTCATATTCATCTAACCAAGTTAAATCGAGAGTAGCGAAGTAATCTAATCCCAAATAGAAATACTTCTCTCTAGTCGACTCCGGGACATCATAACATTGAACTTCTTCTTCAAAATTAACCTTGTAATAATCAACTGAATTTTCAACATTCATCTCTTCAGTAAAAATCCGTTCTAAAATAGCGTGACAAAATGATCCAAATGCAGCATAGAAATTCTGCTCATTATCATAAACACGTTTACCATTTTCATCTTTGAGTAGATAATTTAGATACCATTCATATTTACAACCTTCAAATGAGTTGCAGCGACTAAATGAAAACTCCATTTCATCTATCTGTTTTTTATATTCTCCCAATCATATCCTCCTTTATTTGATTTTTACTCTTGTTTGATATAACGATTCCCAAACTTCTTTTCCCAAATCTACGGGGGAATTTTTCCCTTCCACTCCTCCGAGTAGATTTTTTTTATCAATAATCACATACACGTTTACAAAGCGCTTCAATAAATCAATATTCTCTTTAACTTTTCGTTCCTGATAAGAAACATCAGAATCATAACAAAACACCACACTCTTGATTTCTTGCGTTGATATCAGAATTTTTATTTGCTCCAGCGTTAGAGTGTGTTTTTCAGCAGAAGCACTATCCTTAATTCCCCATGTAAAAAGTTTCATAACGCTCTTTATGCTTTCAAAGATCTTTATTTCTCCAGATGCCTTAATGTATTGCAAGGTAATGTTCATACCTTGAAAATAATCCACCACTCCAACTGGATAATAATTTATGTACTTCTGAATGCCAAAAAACTTAAACTCTTTACATAGGGTTCTTCCTTTAATATTAATCAGATTGCCTACCATGTCATAAACAGGATATACGATTCTATTCCCCCGGTTATCAAGTCTAATTCCAAATATCTTTAAAACACTAGGAGATATCCCCTCTTCTACCCACTCAGGAATTTCAACATCTTTATATTTAAGTAATTCTTTGGAACTTAAAATCTCGCGAGTAGATGATTCACTTGGATTGTTGTTATGAAACTTTCGTATGACTTTATTCAATTTAACTGTTTCCGACTGACACATAGCCTTTAGATCTACATCAGCCAAACGAGAAGCTTTTTTAATTGCCTCATCATAACCTAATTTCTCATAAAGAATAAGGTATTGAATAATTCCGCCACCTGCTCCACAACTAAAACAAAAGAACTTATTCTTAGATGGTGTAACGGAAAATGAAGAGGTGCGGTCTATATGTAGAGAACAATGTCCAAAATAATCTTTACCTCGTTGTTTTAACTCCATCGTAGATCCAATATAATCAAGCAGATCAACGTTGCTATTAATTTCTTCTAGCATGTCATCATCATATAGAGCCACAAGATTCACCTCCTAACTAAATGGTGTGCTTTCAGTGTGTTGTTTGGCCTCTCTAATTCCGACTTTTTCGGAGGTAAACATCATATCAATATAATCTCCACTCCCCGAATGTGGCTTTCCTAGTCTATTTAATTTGACTGTAAACTTATGGGTTCCACATTCTTTGCCATCAGCAACCAACTCTTCATTCGTTTTTTCTTCCCATTTACAAGCTACTGAACAATATTTTTCTATACCATCTGATTCTGCAACCTCGTTTTGACGACTTAATTGGCAGAATGCTAAAACGGACATTTTCAAATCACCAGCAATAATGTTTTTTAACCAGTTTGTAATACCTGCCATATATGCACTTCTTTCGGCAGAATTAAGAATAGAATCATCGCACTTGATATAGTCCCATACAACAAATTTCAAATCCATCTCACTTTTCTTTTGTGCGCAAATAGAGTAAAATTTCTCTTTTGTAATATATGGATCAAAATTATGAAACAAAGGTAGTGACTCAATATAGTTGTTGGTTTCTTCTACCTTTAATTCTTCTTCCTCTGTTAAAATAGAATTCTTAATCCGATAGACTGATATACCACTTAAGTAAGACAAGACCCTTACGTACCAGTTCTCGTCGCTCATCTCACTATCCTGGACAAAGGTAGGGACTCCGTTCATGGCCTTGTGCAACGCTTCAATCATCGCCAACCAGCTCTTACCCTTTTTCATCCTTGCTTCTATTACAACTAATTCAGTTTCCTCATAAGTAAAAAATTCATTTATACTTGAAAAAAATGAAGGTAATCCATATGATTCCCCACGTTCCTTCTTTTCTTTTATCTTCTGCCAAATATCCTTAATCTTTGAACCAAAAGTTGTAATCTCTCCATCGGTCACAAAACTTGTTGTTAGTTCATTTAGTTCTTTATAGACAGCGTTGCTCATGTCGTTTAGATGAATCTCTTCACTGAGGCACATTCTTTGCCAATCGCTTGCTTTCTTATAAAAAGAACGTTTAAATGCCAGTTCAACCACACGATTGACAAGAAGAAGATATTCCTCAACACTATCTCTCTTTGTGTTAAAACAAAGGTCAATGTACTCTTGGATACTTGGCAAATTGTACTCCTGGACTTTTTTTCTTACAGCCTTATTAGAATCAAGCATCTGTTCAATATTCAAGGCCGTTATGTTTGTTATCTTTTTTGCAAAAAGCTCATTAATTGCCCAATAAATACAGGCGTTATCAACGTTGTAAAAATACTTTTCATGTAGATAGTTACTATGTAAAATAAATTCCGGGTGATACACTAAGGTCGATATCACACCGGCTTCTGCTTTATAGTCAGAAATTTCGCTTAAATCCACTAATTCCCTCCCTTCAAAATACCTCCAAATCCAACATTGTTAGATGAACTATAATTAAATCCAATGGACTTAACTGGCTCCATCTCAGCAGAATTAGCATCTTTCTTTATCTCGTTTGCGATTTCCGTAGCTTTTTTCTTCTTAAACAAATCCTTAATTCTCTGATTATCTATTAAATAATGAAGCCCATAAGGACTTTTTACAGGTATTTTTGCAGATACAGAATGAGTCAGTGCAAACAACAAATATTCAGAATCAATATCTTTTGTAAATAAGAGATTGTTAATAACACTCACCAACTGTTTCATGACAACTGTTTTACTGATATTTTCATAATAGAAATCTCTTATCTCTGTAATGTTTTTACTAGTCTTGGCACAATCTGAATGCATGTATCTATTCCCAACTTTAATAGCTTTGTCCTGCGGTATTTCGCAGGACTCATGCTTGCAATGCTTAAATGCACACTTATATGTTTTATCTGACATAAATTACACCTCTATTGAACTTGGGTATTGCGTCCAGATACGATCTTTAAATCCTCGATGTAAACATAGCTATTCTGTCCATCATCAAAAACTACCTCAAAATCATTTGCCTTGCGTTTACCAGTAGCTATCCCCGTCTTATTCAAATAGCTAAGGCGTTTAATTCTTTCTGAGTTTTGAAATACCTCGACCCTATCTCCACATTTTAAATTGTCCATGTTTTCCTTTCCTAGTTAAATGGAAGTCCCTCATCTTCTACGCCATCTGGAATATTCATAAATCCATTTCCGCTTGCTGGAGTTGAATTTGAAGAATTATTCTGGCTGTTATCGAACGCATAAATCACATAATTTACAAATTCCTTTCCCTTGTCTTTGTCATATTTACTTGTCACTTCACAAGATTCAATCTTAACCGAATCTCCAGACTTTAATGACTCAGCTTGTTTTGCCGCCGTCCCCACAAGACGTACAAATTTATTTGACCAATCTGTTTCATATTTTGCTTTGCCGTTCTCCTGAATCTCGTTGCCGTCTCTATCTTTCATTTTTTTGCTGGTTGACATGTCTGCCACATAATAGTTACCCTTGCCTTTTTCGATGCTCCAAATTTTTGAATACGCGCCACTTCTGAATCCCATATGTCAATCTCCTCCTATTTTCTAATTCCCATAAGCTGTGTTTTAAGTGTCTTTAATGTTTCAATGTCTTCCATGATTCTAGGATCGCCGTTTGCTTTTTCGTCAGCGGATTTACAGAACTCAGCCACTTTATTTTTTGCCGCTTCAGATAATTTAGCTCTTTCTGTGACCAATTTATAGCATTCAGTTCTAAGTTTTTCTAATTCCTTGCTCTCTTCTGGGAGATCTTCACCTTCATATATGTACAATCCCAACCCATGCCGCGCACATGCCTTAGTTAATGATCTCTGAATTGCTTTGTTTGCTTCCGAAGACTTAATATTATCTGCCGAAATGGAACTATTTTTAAAATCCATTACTGGTAATTCCTCAATATGTTCAATACCATTGATCGTAACTCCTGTCTTTACCCAGCCTGTTCTCCCATCGTCAAACCATGGACGAGTTTTCATAGGTGTTGATCCATCTGGAGCATAAGTAAGAACTTCTTCATAAATCCGATATGTGGCATCAGGGTGAAGCTTTTTCACCTCTGCCCAACATGCAGCCCATGACAAATAATTCAACCCATTTTTCTGCTTTACTTTTTCCTTAACATCGACGTTATAAAGTTCCTTAAAATAATTTTCTGACATTCTTTTCCTCCTTATTATGCAAATGGTAATTCTGAATCATCTTTTGTTTTCTTGCCTAAAAACTTGACTCCATTATCAAAGTCACCTTTTACAACGGGGATTCCTCTGATAATAGAAATCCCTTCTTCTCCATCTCTGGCTATATGTAAAATATCTAATAATCTAAAGTCATTTCTTCCAACTAAGATCACTTCCGGATTATGGTCACTAATATTGTTGATAATATCTGTCTGTACACTAATGGCTGTTTGTAAAATTGGCTTCAATACTTCCAGAGCTAAATATCCCCAATCATTATCTCCACATAAATGCAACCATTGATTATCATTTCCAAGTAAAGATAAAACCATATTTCGGCTGTTGCCATACCCGTTGTATGGTCTTACATTATCTCCATCAGATTTAACTTTCATTATTTTAATTCCAAATTCTCCTCCTATGATTAGCACCTCTTTCTTTATTGTTTTCTCTATGTAAACACCAACTCATCACTGGCGATAACATGAAATTTGCTCTATATAAACTATGTAAAACAGCTATTTATGGGCAAACTCTCCCAAGGGTGAGCTGTTTAAGCACCCGTACAGATATTCTCTATTCAGTTTTAGGTTGTTAATTGGGGATTTGTTGATGTAATTTATGTATGTGTTTTATACTATCTCACCAGTCGCCAAACTGAGGGGATAGGTGTTACTTAATAATTCTCCTTTGAAACAGGAATTTCAAGGCTTAAAGTTACCTTTTGCGTTTACCTACTACATATCCTAGTAAGTAACAACAAGCCAGACTTAAAATAAATATACCAATATTTAATACTATCATCTCATCACCTACTCGATACTTTTGAACGAGATATCTGTTCTTCTGTTCATAGCCCTATGTTCTTCACTATCGTTTTCCACGACTGGTTTACTTGATCCGTTTCCAACGACAATGATCCTATCCGCCGAAATACCATTTAGAACGAAATACTGTTTAACAGTTTCTGCTCTCTGCTGGGACAACATCTTATTTGCTACATCTTCTGGATCAGATGATGGATTAGGATCTGTATTTCCAGCAATCTCAATAATTGTTCCATCAAGTACTTTTGAAATCTCGATAAAATCATTCAATGTCTTTGTGGCTTCAGCAGAATCTATAAATTTTGCAGTATTGATTATAAAGTTAACAGAGGTAGATTTCTGTAATAATGCAACTGTATCAAGTACCTCTTGCTTATTCTCCTCAGTAACAACAACCTTGGCATCTGTTGATGTGATGTCACCTGAATCGTACTTGTCAGCTAATTTGCTGATATACTTATTATCAAAAACCGTATCAAACAGTTCCTTATTTACTGTTTCTCCAATTGATTCCCAAACATTGCACATATCTGAATAGATTGTTTTAGCAGTACCATTAAGAAGATTCATATTATCTGCATATGTAGTTAGTTTTGCAGACATGCAGTTATCTAAAATATCCTGATCAGATGCAGTAGAAAACATGGGCATAACAGTTTTAATAGTTGTCGTGTCTGTGTCGTATAATTTTGAAGCCTGTAAAGCACCATCAATGAAAGTTGAAACCACATCTGGATATTTCTCAGCGAATGCTTTATTGAACAAAATTCCATCCATAATTAAACTCGAAGAACTAGCTGTACTGAATAAGATGTGTGCACCGGACATATTTTGTGCCTGAGTTAAATACGGTTCCCATGTAGCTGCTACATCAATCTGCCCCGCAAAAAATGCTTTAGCTGCTTCATCTGGTGTTTCAAATAAAATCAAATTGCTTATAATCTTACTCTTGTCAGACTCGGATAAATCAGACTGATTAACAAACCATACTACAAGAGAATGAGCTTCTGAAAACTGTGGAACTCCAATCTTTGCATTAACCAAATCTCCAACTGATTTGATCTCAGATTTTGCAATGATACCATCTCCGCCATTTGAGAAATTAGTTACATAAGGCATAATTACATTGATCCCAGCGTCAGAAAACTTCTTGGATAAAAATGCTGTTCTGTTAATGGTGTAACCGGCAGCGTCAATTTTTCCACTAACCATTGCGTTGCTAGATTGTGTTGCGTCATTAATAATGCTGATATTTACATTGATACCAAGTTTACTGTAGATAGATCCATCTTTAGTAGAAAGTCCACCATTAGCATCAATAATACTTTTCCAACCGATCCACTCATCAAGAGATAAGTTGATTGTCTTATTATCATTTTTTTCTGTATTGATAACATTGCCGTCCTTATCAGACGATACATTAACCGATTCTTTTTTTACTTTCTCTATGCTCGCAATATTGTCTTTACCTGACGAAGTTTTAATTAATCCGCTATTAATCCCAAAGAAAATCCCTCCACCGATTAATGCCATTACTACCACAAGTAACAAAAACTTTGCTGCCTTTGTTGGTCTAAAACGTCTTGCACTCATATAAATTCTCCTTATTTATTATATTTTTTCTTTAAACTTTCTAAGTAATCATCACTTTGTAGCTTCTTTGCTTCTTTCTCGGCTTTTTGTAATTTAGTAGACATCTTATTGTCATGGACTACCTTTGATCCTTCAACAATAGCATCTAAATCCTTGTTCTTATCTCTAACGGAGCTAAGAAGCTTGTCGGTTGCGGAAACGTTTTTAAGTTCATCCATATCGTCATAGACTTCTTTTAGCTGTTTTTTAACTTTCATATTCTCTACTACTTCTTTACTTTCACGCTTTAACTTGCGAAGATTTCTCTCGCACATTTCTTGTGCTTCTTTTGCAGTATTGGTTGCAACCTCATACGCTTTAATGAGTTCTGTATATCTCTTAATGTCAGATAAAACATCTTCCCTTTCTTCTGATTTTAACTGTGCCATCTCATTCTTACTTGATTTTACAAGAGCTTCACATTCAGATTCTATTTTAACAAGTTTATTCTTTAAGCCCTCCATATCTCTTTTGGCATTACTTAATTTACCAGATGCAACTTTTAATGCATTATCTGACTTATTGTATGCCTCCTGGGCTTCATCAATTTTTTCACCATAAATAGCTTCTGCCCCCTCTGGCGTAGTTGCCATATCCTTTATAAATAATCTAGTTATTCCCTTAAATAGTACTCTTGCCTCTGGAAACAAAATGAGTATAAGAACAAACAATGCAGCCGCAATAATAATAATTAGTTTCGTTAACTCCATTACTCTGCTCCTCCAATAAATTTAATTAATTCCGAAATTCTTGCAATTTCTGCATTTATGTTTGTTTCTGACACTTTCATCTCATTCTGTTTATCCGATATCATTTTTTCTAAATTGGCAATTGCTTTTTTGTGGGTTTCAATTTCAGTCTCATTATCATTGATTTCACCCTTGCCATCTGATATGATTTTGGATAAAACTCCATTCAAAACACTGACTCTATTTTCTCCGTCCAGCCCTACATCGGTTGTTGTAAGACCAAAGCTTCCCAGGATCGCTAGCACACTTGCTTTCTTTGTTTCAGTCACCATTTCTTTAGGAAGTGAATTAATTAACTCTTCTACCTTAAAAATAGATTTCTTTCTATCAAACAACTCATTCTGCAAATAGATATCCTCGATCAAGGTATCTGTGTTTACTTCTTCAAGTTCAACATCAGGCACCGTAGAGATTTCATATGTATCGACACCTGATTCACAATACTCCTCTTCCTGTGGGATCTCCTCCATAAACAACTTTTTTAACAAGCTCATTTAATATCCTCCTTCATAAATTTATAATCACGTCACATACATTTTTAGCTTCCTCTTTGCTATGAGTGACCATAATTATTGTGTTGTTTGTCTCTCTGTGTGTTCTCATAATCAAATTCTGCATTTCTGTTCTTGTTTTCTGATCCAGAGCCGATAAAGGCTCATCCATCAATATAATTTCTGGTTTCATAAATAAAGTTCTAGCAAGAGCCAACCGTTGTCTTTGACCACCTGATAATTGTTTGGGATACTTTGTCTCATTATCAGATAATCCAACCTGTTTAATCATTTCTTTTGCTCTTAATATATCTTTCTCCAAAACTTTCCCTTTTACCTTTTTTGCGATTAACACATTATCCAAACATGTTAACCAATCAAAGGAAGTATAATTTTGATGAATCATGTATACCTTGTTTTTGTATGCTTTGCTACAAGATACTCCATCAATTACTAGTTCTCCACTTATAGGCTTCATTAACCCAGAGATTGTTCTAAGTAAGGTCGTTTTACCACAACCAGATTCACCCAAAATTCCATACACTTTGTTATCAAACCGATAATTGAATCTTTTTAGTAATGGCTTGTCTCTGCTATATCCGGTATAAACATTATTTAATTCAATCACCTAAATACCTCCATTTAAAAATCATTTTAACAAGTCTCTTCGATATAGAATCAAATAGAACACTTATTGCCATGATTACAATTATTGACATAAACACCATGTCTGTTCTTCCTCTCGAAGAGGACTGCTGAATGATCCAACCAAGTCCATACTTTGCATTTACAGTTTCCGCTACAGCTATGTAAGTGAATCCAATTCCATACATCATAATGAAGCTATTTAGTATGCTGGGCAATGAAGCTGGTAACTGAATTTTATAAATAGTCTGAAACTTGTTCATCCCTATAGTAATACCCGTATCAATTAAATCAGAGTTGATTTCATTTAAACATAAAATTACTGATGGCATCATATACACAAAAGTTGCAAGAAACAAAAAGACTATTTTCATCATTTCATCAATTCCAAACCACATAATCAGCAATGGATAAAATGCCGTAACAGGCAAGTATCTCATTATATTAATTATTGGATCTAGGATATCCTTTGCAACTTTTACATTAAATACAAGAAGAGCTATAGGAATTGCAACGAGAGCCGACATTGTTGCTGCTATTGTTACTCGTAAAAATGAATATCTTATTGCAATAAATATTTCTCCGTTTTTCATCAACAGAATCAGATTATTAAACACTGATCGAGGTTTCGGTATAAATATTGGATTCATATATTTTGAACAAATATGCCAGATAAACAATATGCTAATTAGAAGTGCTATTCTTTTAAAAATAATTCTCAATTTTCTACTTTCTCCTCAATTTTTTTAGTGTTTTATCCCTCTAGAGAGAAACATTTCACGTTAGACTGTTGTTGATCTCTTAGAAGCTTTACTACTACTAGAAGATATCTGCTTAATGTTTTTCATTAGCTGAATATTGTCGTTAATCATCAGAGCTTTTCTCCATATTGATTCATTCTCCTTTTTCTTTACAGTTTTTCATATGTCAAATCTGGATTTTTCTCTACCTTGTAAATTTCTTTTATATGCTCTTTATAATCATCTAAATCTCTCTGATTTGTAATTTCGCACTCAGAATCACAATCCATACAGCATACCGAAATGCAATAAACCCCATTCTCGTATAATTCATCAAGTTCTTTATCTTGCTCATCTGTTAAAGAGCTACCTATCTCAGTCAATTGGAACACTCTTTTATACTTCTCCAAATCACTTTCAGAAATTGTGATACACGGATCTCCACAAACCTTACATTTGAAACTGTATTTCTTTTCTACAATACCAATAGACTTCAAAAGTTCTAAATCTTGAATGGACAACTTATATTCGAGCTTATCGAGATTATCCTCATTCATGTAAAATCTGGTATTCATATAGGCTGCCCTGTCCAGCCTTAATTTCTCATCGCTGGAAATGTTTAGTGTGTCAATTTCTGGATAATATGTAGGCTTTAATAATTGTGGATACTTCAAAATCTTCTTGGTAACAATTATGTTAGATAATTTTTTCCTCCTCTCATCATCAATTAAATATTGAACTTGATTATACAAGCCCTTCATTGTTTCATAGTCGCAATTTTCTAAAGCATCAAGGTCTAAATTATTGGCAGCCTCTTTTAATTCAATACCAACAGTCTCCAACAGAATCTGCAATTTCTCTTTTTTCTCAATAAGTTTTAATACGTCTTGAATCATAATTCATTTCACCTCCATTTATATATTCTCCATTGAAAGACGTGTTTTAACTGATAATTTTATAACTTGGCATAAGCTCCAATTTAAACTTATTTTTTAAATGCATATTGTCAATTCTGACCTTTACATCTTGATCGTCAATTTCCCCTGTACGAATATATCTGTCTAAAGCATCGTAAGTAAAACCAAGATTATCTTCATCTGATTTACCACAAAGACCATCACTAGGAGTTTTTTCAATAAGGCTAGTTGGAAGACCAAGTTCATATCCAATAGCTTTTACTTCAGAAACTGTTAATCCAGACAATGGGCTAAAGTCTCCAGCCGCATCTCCATAACGGGTTGCGTAACCGACCCAATCTTCAGAAAGATTGCAAGTATTAGCTACACGTCCATTAACGGTTTGAGATACTGCGTATAATGTAGCCATTCTAATTCTAGCTGGTAAGTTCGTTGATGACTGTATGCTCCAATGATCATTAAGACTAGATTTCACTTCATATTTTATGGCCTTAACTGCATCGTGGATATTTACAATGTGGTATTTAATATCTAAAGTATTCACTAGAAGTTTTGCCATATCAATATCATTCTGCTCCCCGTTTGGCATTAATACTCCAATAACCCGTTCTTTTCCAAGGGCTTCTACGCACAATGCAGCAACGACACTTGAATCTTTACCGCCTGAAATTCCAACAACAGCGTTACAGCCATTGCCATTCTTTTCAAAGAACTTTTTAATCCACTCTACTATCTCATTTTTTATTTTCTTTGCATCAAACATTAAAATTTTCCTCCATTCAAAATATCTCGAATTTCTTTAAGTGAATACTCTTTAATAAGTTCGCCATCTTTAAAGACTGTCTGCAATAAATTACCTTCTGGGATACTTTCAGTTGTATATTCATCCTTATACACTAATTCTCCATCTTCATTTAAATGTACATGGCATATTCCTTTTTGACTTTTTTTAAATCCGCCATCTTTCGGGTCTTTAAACACTGGATAGCACTTACCGTCTACCTCTGCATAACAAGCTTTAATACATGAACTAAACGTGTCTCTTGTAAAAGGTTTTAATATATTATTTTCTTCAATGCAGTGCATAGAGAAAGATCCTACTCCTAAAACCACATTGCTACAAGCAAATCCATTCTCCATAAGAATCTTATATATTTCTTCGCACCTCTGAATCGTAATGCTATCCCCATAAATTGCTTTGACATGAGGATCAAGCACTTTATATCCTTTTTTGTTTAAAGTCCCTCCAAACAGATTCCAAAGTTTAAATACCGTTTTTGTAACTACATCAACACAATCACCAGAATCTCCGCGCATCATCATACAACCATCATGATCCATAATTTCATCATATAATTGTGGAAGTATATTATCTATCACATTCCAGTAATCATAACTATCAAGAACACAAGAAAAACTAGTATGTGGATACAACTCTGTTAGTAACCGCTTTAGGAACGTAATTTCATCACCGTCAATCGCATAGTTACTACACATCACAAAATGTTCTGTACTAACTGACCCAAATGCGACAGGTTCACTCGTGCAATCGCAATTAAACATATCCTCTAAATATGGAATGACAGGAACTGTAGCCGTATTTAAGAATGACATGCACCAACCTGCACCAGCTTTTAATGCAGCATCTACACACATATCACCTCTAAAATCAAATGCTCCCAATGCTTTTGCCCTTGGAATATTATCATCACAAGTCAGACTATAATACTTATTGACAATATCTCGGTACGTCTTGCCAACAGTAGCAGTAATTTGCGGATACCACATCTCAGCTGAAATCAAGCTCTCTAAGGCTTGTGGAAGCCATGCAAAGCCCGGATGAGTATTAGTTATTCCGAACATTGGAACATGAATTGGCACCAATGTTCCTTCTGGTAAAGCAACAATTTCGATAGGTAAATACCCTAACTTATGTATCTCTCTAATTTTAATTGAATCGTAAATTCCTTTACCGAGAGAAGCGTCCAATACTCTTTCATATTCAGATATAACTTCTTCCCTGTTTAGATAGAAGAAATTATCATTAAAATAATCAACAAGCCATGTTTTGCAAAACATTTGCAGTCCAAACATTACTACTTTATCCCACCTATCTACTCTGCTCATTCTTGGAGTATAATATGACACTGATTTGGTCATCTTGGGGTTAATCATATCACTATGAACTGCCTTATAGAAATCTATCAATAACATAGGGTTGATTTTATTGTTCATAATTCATTACCTCTATCTTTTCATGATTTTCTGTAAAAATGCTATTTGTTGTATATACTTTCTCAATCAAGCCACTAGTTAATACATCTCCTTCAAGAATAGTATTTTCGCAATGAGATACATACAAGTAGACTTCTTTTGCGCCTAATTCTTTTAGTTTCTTTGCACTGTAATAGAAAGTACCTCCACGACTTGAAATATCATCTACAATTAAAACTTTTCTTCCTTTTATAAACTCCAACATTCCAGATACGTCTAATCCATTGATTTTACCTGTTTCCCAATCTCGCTTCTTAATACCAAAAGCATAAGGTATATCAAACAATGTTGAATATCTTTTCATAGCTCCCTCGTCAGGATAGAACATTGTTAAATTATCTTCACCTATTTTTGAAATTACTTTAGAGATTAATTTTTCTGGTGAGTTGACAATAATATTATTAATTAAAGCTTCGCTTACGTTTGAATGAGGATCAAGAACAGTTACAGAATCAAAATCCAGATAATTAATAATCTCTACAAAGTATTTTAGTGTAAATACATCTTCTGTATTTTTTACCCTATCCTGCCTAGCATTAGGAATATATGGCATCTTAAGGTATAAACTATTCAGGCCATGTGATTTTAGATGCTTTACAAGATAAATAAGGACAATCAATTCTTCGTTGTTTTCAAAAAGCCACTCAAGAGTTGCCTCCCTATAATCCCGAAAATCAATTGGAATATCCTCCTTGAACAGTAATGTCCCATCTGGAAACTTCTTAACATCTACAATGCAGCTTTCTATTTTTATCATGTTATTCTCCAATCACATTAATCTGACACATTTTCATGGTTTCTAATGCGGCTTTATGGGTTTCCGGTGTGGCTCCTGCACAGCAACTTGCATCTACTGTAATTTCAATATTAGGGAATGACGCTTTAAGAATTAAAGCGTTAGAGACTACGCAAATATCAGTACATAGACCAATTAGTTCTACCTGATCGAATTTCATGTTATTCCAGAAACACCATCCGAACGTAGATTTATCAACATATTTACAGTTTGGAACTTCTAATCCATCTGCAATAAACCAACCCTTTTCTCCAAAAATACAATGTTCAATTGGAAGATGCTTTCCTTCATTAGTATGTAAATAATTAGAAAGGTGAGTGTCTCTTGTAAAAATTATTTCATCTCCACGATTTTGATATTCCGTAATCTTATCTTTTACTTTTTTCACGATAGACTGTGCTTCAATAGTTCCTAAAGAGCCATCAATAAAATCATTTTGCATGTCTACTACAATAAGCGTCTTCTTCATTTTTCTCCTTTTCATTTAAAATCAGCATTGACAGGATTCATTTACTAATTTATTTGTTGTTTCCTGATCTTTAATTATTGTTACTGGTAATTAAATTTAATGCTTATCCCACTTCTAGTTGAGTTTTCTCAAATACTTTTAAAACTTTCACATTCTCTCCTTTACACATTCCGTTTATTGTGTTTATCGCAAGATGTTGCGAAGTACTTCATCATTAAAAACAACCTTTTAATGGTAAACCAAATCTCAGTTTGACTGAACGAGCAACTCGTAAATAATCTGCTCCCCCATAGCGGTTGTGGTTGTCGAGTTATTATGCTTCTGTGCTTCAACCATGATTGCCGTCAGATCTCTAAGTTCTTCGACTTTTCCAGAATACATTCCTCTGGAAACTGCTCGTTTCATAGGGTTTATCATATTATTGATACTTCCAAAACCACACCAGGTGCCTGTTTCTTTTCATAGTCATCTTTTAATGCTTCCATTTCTTGAATTCCAGATATAATTGATTGATAAAATTTTTCGTCCATACTGTCACCTTTCTCATTTTTATTACTAATAAAATACTAATTTAATTACCCAATCCATATAACAATGGCCTTTATAAATTCTGATGCCGATACTTTTCTGTCAATCATTTCTCTATATTCTTCATCTGATAAATTTTTATATTCTTCTTCGTCACTTAAATCATCTGTTAATTTTTCTGCATAGTCTTCTTCTGTCAACCATGTATCACCATATAATATAAGACTCTCAATTTCCCCTTTACTAGCATTGACTTGTTCATACGCATGTTCTCCACTCCACGAATCTTCCCCACAAAAAATAATTAACGGAAGTTCTGGGTTTTCTAAAATCAATTCCCTTAATAATTTTACATCACTTAATGAACAATCCTTCTTTGCACTCATGATTATCGCTCTCCTTCCTTCTAAGAATTAAAAGACGTGATTATGCTCTGGATAGTATTTTCATTGTAATAAAATTCTCATCAGTTCCTTAATTCCTCTAACACTTTCTAATCCTCTGATTTTTCCTGTTCCTGCCCAAAATTGATATAACTTACCATCGCTCTTTCTATGACAATGAAAATGGCCTATCTCTTTATTGAGTAGATTATATTCTATCCCATTATCTTCAAACTGCTTAATACAATACTCTATCCTTTCTGGCGTCTTTGCCATCCGCTCTCGGTGATTCTCCTTTGACATCTTATTTAATAATTCCCAAACCTCTACGTCGCTCATAATAACCTCCAAGTTTTTTATGATTAGTCTGACCAATAATTAGGAAATTACTCCAACATATATGTTAGAATAATGGTCTTTTTACAGCAAACTCGACGTTGCAATATCTACCATTTCTTTTACTGTTATTACCATAATATTTTTATAGATTATGCTCATAATAATCTTGTGTTCAAAAGACACATCATACAAAGGTGTCAGGATGGCAATGCGGAAATAACAATAGGTTGTTAATGAAGTATTTTGTTGGCTGTTAAACCTTTGATTGAAAAATGTCCTCATATTAACCTTGGGGACATTTTTCTTTACGTTGTAATTAATTTTCAGATTTAAGAGAACATATATAATCCATTAAATATCAGTTTAATTCTTACTTGTTTTATATTTTATCTGGACTTCACATGAACAACGAAAATCTTTTCCGCATCTCTCACAGGTGATAGAACGCTCACTACCAGTGTGATTTATTTATCCGCTTGTCCCTATTGCTTTGTTCTTACTATGGTCTTTCTTGCAAAAAGGACAGATAACATAATCTTTACTTATCATATTTTATCTCCGTAAAATCCTAATCAACTTTAAGCTTCTTAACATGTGAAGTTCGAAACAAAAAGCTTATGCATACCTTAGAGTTCTTATTTTAGTAACAAAATACCTATTAATTGGTATATACAGATTTGCGTCATTCTTAAACATCTCATCATGTGTTTTTCTGAGACAACCTTGGATAACTTCGCCATCAAAAAAATGCACTTCTACTAATTCACCTAAACATTTTTCCAAATCCGACCGCTTCATGTTTCCTCCTTAAAATTCTAATTTACATGAAATTTCCTCTTTAAAATCCCTCTTTCATCTTCTGAAATTAACTTGGGGAGTCTGACCTCCCCAAATCACATTACCCTAATTCATTTAACATCTTCTGTAAATCTTCCATTGATGCATTCCGTAAAGCTTCGTCCTGTTTATTATCCATAATCTGCATGATTTTTTGCTTCTTTTCCTTTTTCTCTATTGCATCCTCTCTTGCTGCCTTTTCCGTTAATTTTACAGAAACAATGTACTTTACAATTTCTATCTGATTTTCTAACACTTCATCTTCTTTAGATTTTGTACTTAGAAGACTTTCTTCCTTTGACTGCTTGACCTGTGCATTCAGGATTTTAAATACAGAATCCAATGCTGTTAAAGGAAGATCCCATAAATCTTCAACCGAGACACTACCTCTGTATGGGAATCTCATCTTATTTTTTGTTGCTACCTCAAATAAATTTACGTTACTCATAATCACATTCTCCTTTTTATTAAAATTTAATCTTCATGATTCTCTCAGTTGCGCCTTTAACTTTTACAACTAATTCTGCACGTTTTGTCATGCTAAATCCGATACCCGAAAGCTGATCCTCCATATCTTCTACGTGGCACTTTGCACCTAGAGCCTCAAAGACTCTCTTGTGCTCAGCAAGTTCGTTCTTTAGAAACTCATTATAGTAGCCATTGGGTTCTTCGCCATTTTTACAATCTTTCAACATTAAGAATAGATGACGATGACCAATTCCCTCCTGTTCATCAAAATAGTTTGGACTATAACAGATAACAGAAACAGGAACAAACTGATTTGTGTTAATTCCCCAAATAACTTTGCTTGAAATTGTTGAACTTCCAATTAATTTTTCTTTAATAGTAAATTCTCCATTTGAACTAAGTACAATGTCTGCAACAGACACATTCTCGCCACTTCTCATTGATCTGTCATAATTAAATGTGTAAATTTCTCCATTAAACTCAATCTCAGCACGGAACCCATTTCTTACACTACCAGAAAATTGATTTACAAAGAATCTATATGTACCTGGTTGCATTCTATTTTTATCTCCCCAAGTAACGTTCTCTACTGCAACTTTTCCATTTGGATCTATGATATCTACATCTAATTGACCACCTAGCCTAGAAATACCCGGCTTTCTATCATTTCCATAATAAATTTCATTACCATTCGGTTCGTAACAGTGAGCATCTAAATCACAATTATCCCTTCCATCTTCATTCCATTGGATAGAAAATCTAAGAACTCCATCTACGTTGCCTCCAGCCGCTTTCACGTTCTGTTTCATGTCGCTGTCTGTGATATTGCCTGTATATGCCCAGCTCATTCCGTTATTCCACTTAAACATTGTCTTGCCTTCAGGGTTAATTGGAGCGATTAAAGACACAAAGTTTTTATCGTGTTTATTTTCTACAAAAGTTTCAATCTCTTTCGCGGTTGGGAGAACTCTATCAATAAAGTCTTTCACGGAAATTTCTTCAACCCTTGAGAATCGCTTTGGACTCACAGCTACATCTTTTGCCATATCTCCAAAAATATCATCAACTCCGCCAATTCGTTTTGCAGAATCTTTATTAGAAAAGAGAATGTTATTTACTGTAATATCATCTAGGTTTGCAAATCTTCTCTGTAAAGACTCCATATATCCAAGCTCTGTAATAGTCCTCTGCGCATCTTCAAGCATTTTCTTCGTAAAAATAGCCTTTGGTCTTTTATAATTCGACGGTGCTACAATCTGCTCATATTTCTTAACTGCCAAATCTAAATTCATTCCTTCACTAACATTTAAAAGAAGCGTACCAATACTATGGTTGCGAATTCTTCCTATTGCCATACCCGCTTTTACCGACTTCTCCCAAGCAAATAACTCTCTCTCTGTTTCTGTTCTCAGATTGTCATATTCCTTTTTATATTTCCGGAATTCAACCAAAGCAGTTTTCCATTCTTCTCCCTTGTAAAGCGTATTAGAGTCAATAAGTTCTAAAACTGTATCTAGAGAGTCCATGGAGATTTCATCTAATGAACGCTTAAAAACGTTTCTGGTATCTCTAAATCCGCCTTTAATGTCACCTTCAGACCTAGAACTTCCGTCATAGAACTTGTCCGGGAGTTCCAAGAAGAAATGATCCCATTTATGTGTCTTACCATTCATATCTTCATAGTTGAAGTCAGTACCAATCTTTTTAAATTTGCTTACATAGACGTCATTTACCATATGCGATTTAACAAGGTTCGATAAAGCATCACATACTGGCTGATATGTTTTATCTCCGAGATTTAATTCCCAAATCGTTTGAACCTCATTATTTTTGATGACGACTGCATTACCAATATTCTTGATAAACTGACGGCAGCAACTGCAATCATATTCTCTTCTTTCTCTGAAAATTTTGTTTGTTCCAACCGGAAAACTATCAAGATACGTGTTCCATAATTCATCTTTATCCACGTTTACCTCAAATAAATGTATTGAATCCTTGCTTATCTCTGCAAATCTCTTTTGTAATCCTCTTTAAATTTAATAAATTCCATAATCTTATTCTCCTTCATATGATTTTAATTTTTCTTTGAAAACTTATATCATTTTCTCATAAAGCGATTTACTCTCTCAGACGTACTATTAAATCTTTTTTTAGCAATAATACTGCTAACGATAGAGACAATTGCAAGAGCCACGCCTATTCCAAAAACAATATAAATCGCCGTATCAGGTACAATAAACCACGCATTTGCTTTCACAATTTCTAAAGCTACTCCTACCAAAATCACAATAACTGCTAACATATAATCACTCTCCTTTGCTTATTGTTTTAAATGCTCTACGTGCTTTTTAGTTTACATTTATTACATGCGCCTTTTCTCTATTGACTCATTCCTTACCTATATCTGAAAACCGCTTATATAGCTTCCCCTCAACGTAATAATCATTGTAATCACATTGTTCTATGTAATGCCATTTCATACCGTGATACCGTTTAAGATAATCGTGCATATGAAATTCTTCTTCAAAGTTTCCATTCACAAGCTGTCTAAAACTCAGTTCATCAATATCACGACTCCTTTGCACGTAGTTGTAAATGTACTCAATATCTGATTTAGTCATCCATGTTTCAATAACATAGACTACCCTAACAATCTCTTTTTCCAGTTTAGTGACTTCATCTAACTGATCGAGTGTCAGTAAATGATAAACCACTCTTCTACATTTCTCATATGGGAACTTAGATTCTAAATAGCTAGTGTGCATCTCAAGTGGCACATTCATGTTGTTCAGCATAGCAAACAATTCTGTGTACCAATATTTATGTTCCTTGTACTTATGTAATGGATCTCCACCTCCGGAAACAGATATAATATTTGCTCCCGTTTCTTCAATGGCACTTTTTAAATTGCCAAGTCCAAATAATGTCGTTTCTGGAACTTTAATCCCATTCTCTCTGACGACACAATATGGGCATCTACCATGACAACCAAAATTTGTAATAATACTTAAATATTTATCCATCTCTCCTCCTTATACTCAAATGAATGAACCATTTTAATAATTATCTAGCTGTATAGTTCTTTCTCCATTTTTCATACTGATAGCATACTGTCCATTAAAAAGATACTTTATATCTGAATTACAATATTTACATCTACCACTTCTCACTTTGCTTTCATCTTTAAATTTAGACATGACCATTTTTTCTGCTTCACAATTATTGCATTTATATGTATGGTGGTATTTTTTATCGTAATGGATTGGAATTGTAAATGGAGTGTATCTTTGAATTTGAAGCCCAAGTTTGTCTGATATGTCATTAGCGATTTTCATCCAATTCTCTCCATGTCCCTCTAAATACCTATCAATGCTCCCATTCAACATATGATCTATGTTATGGGACAACTCATGTATTATAGTGGTTATGTTTTGGTCTTTACTGGCTAAGTTAAACACCTTCTCGTTTATTTCAATACTAAAATCATCTTCATAATATAATCCATATGTACTGCTCAATCTATTGTTAAAAGTTATACTTGATACATTTGTTTCATATCCTATTGAAGATAATAAATTAACACACTCTTTATATAATACTTGTAAATCCACAACTACCTCCTTCTTATTTATCATGTAAGATTCATTTCAACAATTCATTTTCAAGTTCATCTGCTATTTTTCTTAATTTTTCCATTTTAACTCTGATGAGCTGGTTGTAAATCTCTACGCTCTCTTCATAAGTTCTCGCAAAATGTCTTGATTCGGTAGAAACCACCCCAGACCGCCTAGTCGTCCCATCTCTTTTTAAAAGATAAAATCGTCCATATGAAGAGATATATTCAGGTTTTTTAACCATACCTTTGACAGGTTTGCATATGTTATGTACTACCTGTCCTCCATACCAACTATGCCTATCAAAATCAATATTAAATGCACAACCATAAACTATTTCTCTGTTCTTGATATCTTCTACTTGTAACTCTGCCATCTTTTACCCTCCAACAAAATTCCGTTTCTTATATGTAATTATTAGACTGCATGGCTGTTCATTAACTGTGTGAATTCTTCATAATCAGTTAACATATGTAAGTAATTCTGTTTCTGGTCTGACATAAATGTCTCATTTTTCTTAAAGTACTCAATAATCCAATCATCTAAATTGACATCGTTTACACAAGAATAGGCTATTATAGCAATAAGAGAAGGCTCATTTTTCCAACTTAGCAATGCAGACTTCTTGTCCAGCTTGTAGCTGTCTAGCATATCGTAATAATCATCTATATCTTCTTCTAATACTTCGGAGTTTATGTTATCTCTAACAAAATCGATTACTGACAAAGCTTCAACAGTAGTATTGATATCTTTTGCTTCTATATGCAAATAATCATTCATTAACTTTTCCAAATGATTAATCTTACTAATGACAACATTCTTATCTTTAGTGGATTTACCATTAAGATCATCAAAGGTCACGCCATCAACTTCTTTGCTATGTAAGGACTGAGAGAACTCAGCCATAAATTCTATAAACTTCTCGTCATTTAATCCAGAATTTACAAATCGTGCGAATAATCCAAAATAGATAAAGGAATCCTTGGAGTCAAACATATTGAAAACATCTTCAGTTCCAACATTTGTTATTCTACCGACCATATCTTCAAAATCTTCAAAGCATTCAGTGGTAGCATTTTCCTTCATATACTCACACATATCTTCCTGCTTCTTTTTCCAATCTTCTAAGAAATTAGCTGCCATTACAGATTCAATAACCACACGATTTACAGTTCCGTTATTACCTTCTGAAACCTTATATCCACCAAGATCTTTAAAGAACGGCATACCTGATATACTCTTTACTATGGAAGCAAACTCTTCACCAAGCCTTGTGATACCCTTCTGAGAAGCCGACATGGGCTTGCCTTCGTTATAGCGCGCGATATGATAAGCAATATCCTCACTTGAACAGTTTAAATACTGCACAATTTCAAAGTTATATTCATTAAACTTGTCCTGCAATTCTTCCGGTAAGTCAGTAAACCGTTTACCCCTTATATCAAATTCTCTCTTTTCACTCGTAGGAAAGCCACTCTCATCTAGCACCGGTCTACCATCATTTACGATTTGAGCTTGGTAAATTATATTCCACCGCCTGATGTTCTTGGAGATTTTATAATTACCATTAATAAACGAATGAGCATTTGTGCACCGCTGTTTACCATCTAAATCCCAAATCATTGCCAAACCATTGATAATCTGTTCTGCAAAAACGAGGGGAGGTATTGGATTTCCTTGCAAAATATCTGATATTAAATTTCCCTTCATGGCTGGACTCCATTGCTCAGATGCTCTTTGAAGAGGATGATCAAATCTGATTGTGCGATTATCTATTTTCTTCATAATAGATGATATGCTCAGCCGGTTTGATTTACTTTTCTCTAGTGTCTGTGTGAAGCTATCGTTCATTGATATTTCCTCCTCGATTTGAACAAAATTATTTTGTTTTAATATTGTAGCCTTTTCAAATGTCTTCATATCTTTTAAATTACTTATGTATTGATTCTCTGTAAGTCCCAATTTTTCTTTGATTTCTAGTGGTTTATAACCCTCCATTATCATTTCTGCAATTTGCCTTTGTCTTGTTGTGAGTAATTCCAGATATTTATTTGTGTTTTCGGAGGTTGAGAGTTCCATTTTGTCAATAGTGGATAATTCTAAATCAAAATCAGATGCTAATAGATCCCCTAAAGTTATTCCTTCCTCCCCTATAGGAGTATCTAGAGATGAAGCTATCCTGTCTGCTTTACGTTTTTCTCTATTTAAGCCCGTCATTTCCGTCATAAACTTTCTTTTAAGACATCCTAATAGATATGCCTCAAAAGGTACTCCATTTTCTTCATCAAAGACTTCAGTTGCCTTCCACAATTCCATGTTGGCTTTACTATAAAAATCATCGTGATCCTTTTCAGATATTCCTCCAAATTTTATAAATAATGGATACGATATCTTACGTAGCTTTGCCATATCATTGGAAGCATACGTTTCTAAAATTTGCTGTTTTTGCTCTTCTTCCACTTAAAATCCTCCCTATATTTCTGTTGATGAGCGACTTTAACTAAGGTCTTGCATTTTTTGCCGACCAAAATACCACCTCATACTGGCATCGAACCAGTGAGTCCAGGAGTCAAAATCCTGTGCCTTACCACTTGGCTAATGAGGTATAATATATAATTCTCTTTTTCTAATTGGATACATTTAGCAGAAACGCTGATTATATGAAAATACTTGACTATTACTAATAAATTATGTAAAATAAAATCAAGTATAGCTTTCTGCTATATCTCTTAAATTCATTTCGCCAAAAATGAATTTATGTATTGTGTTTAATTATGTAAATTGCAGCCTGTTTAGAGGAGGTGCGCCAACACCTATGATCCTTAATAGGCTGCAATTTTTATGTCAGGAAATAACTGCCATCTAAACTGTTTTGATTATACATCGAACATATGTGCTAGTCAAGTAAAAGTTGACTTTTTTCGAACATATATTTGTTTTTTACCTAAATTATTCTTTTAACAATATTGTACTCAATTTTCCTCGTGGTACAATATTCCTTATATCTGATTGCTTTTCAGTGAAAACTCTCAATTGATTAATAAAATCATCATATACTCTTGCAATTGTTTCAGCTTCATTTATGATATTCACACATTCATCTTTATTTCGTTTTGTAAATTCTACTACATCATCTTTTTCTAAATCCTGTACAGCTACTAATACCGTTTTCCCTTTTGTCCCTTTATAGTATTCATTAGCTTCTTCTATGGTCATTTCAACATAATGCATTTAACCACCTATTCTCCGAAATTTGCGGCATACACACGCTTAATTTCGTTCCTTTCATTAATGTCGGTTATTGTGCCAAGGTATTCTTGTATTCTTTTCTGATCTATCTGTCTAATAGCCTCACCTAATACCATAGAATCCTCAACCAACCCTTTATGCTTTCCTTTAGCAATAAGAGTATGCGTCGGTTGATTGAGGCGTTTGAGTTGAGTAGTAAATGGAAAGACAATGGTGGTACCGCTATGTAGATTGCCCATGTCATTTTGAATAATAACCGCTGGTCTAACTCCCCCCTGCTCTGAACCAATTGTTTCTTTTCCAAAATCCACAAGTACAACATCGTATCGTTTTAAATCTTGTGTCATAGTAATCCGCATTCTCCTTTCCTTAAATTTCCAATTTCTATGATACACATTATATAATATATTTTATATAAAGTCAATTATATATAGTAAATATATTTTATATTTATTTTCTTATCTATATATGCTATATTATATATAAAGTGAGGTGTATATAATGCGACTGCATATTAAAGAGAAACTCGCCGAAAAAGGGATGACCAGATATGAACTTGCGAAGCGGATCGGAGTCACATACCCTACAATAACTGCAATTTACAATGGAGATTCTACAAGTATAAAATTAGAGACATTGGAGGCATTGTGCAAAGAACTGGAATGTACCCCAAATGAAATTATTGTTCCAGACGACCCAACGCTTAAACGATTGTTTGCCTATTATAATAAGCTAAGCCAATATCATGACGAGATAAAAAAAGACGATAGTAAATAACCTATCGCCTTTTTTACATTGAAACAGTTCTTTTATTTTTAGGCTTGTTCCCATAAATCTAATGCTTCTTGCTGATTAAATTTTTTATCCAATTTATTTAATTTATCAATAGTGTCATGTAAAGGCGATATACTCTCAGAATATTTTTTTATTTCATGATCTATATGTTCAGGTATATAAAAGCCGTGATTTGATCCAAAAACTATTTCTGAATTAACTGATGTTTGCCACCTAGAAGTGCGATCCGAACCAGTCTTATCATAACCATAATCTACAAGTATCTCTCCTGCTTTTCCAAAGACAATCTTTATGCCTTCTATAATTTTATTAGTTGCTGTCTTTTTATTGTTATATCTTTGACCAAAACTATCTCTTTCTTCGATAATTTTATAGTTTACATGAATCCAAAACTGATTATCTGAAAATGTTTTATTAACTAATGAGTCGGAAGAAACCAATAAATTATTTAATCTTTTTTTCATGTCACTTAATTTTTCTATTCCCAATGATTTAGTGTGGCTGGGATTCTTCTTAACTTCTTCCTCTATAATTTTCTGCAATTCAGTGCTTATAAATGGCTTTAAAATATTAATCAAGGTATTTTTTTGCGTGTCTAAATCAGCAATCAAAGATTCCTTAGTAGCAACTAGGTCTGCAATTTCCTGTTTGACAGATTCCACATCCATAGTATTTCCTCCATTATTATACAATCTATTAGGACTTAAAGATTAAAAACCCTCCTTTTATTAATTCATAGTACTGGATCATTAAATCAGTTTCTTCTTGAGTAATTTCTCTACCTGCTTTAGTCAATGAACTTACATTGTTGCGTCCACTTTGTATATCTTCAAGTAATTTTTTTGCTCCTTTAGATAATTGATTATAATCAAGTAAAGCATTTTCCCTATCGTCTATTTCATTTTTACGCTCAAGAAAGGCACTCACCTTCTCCGACTCTCTTGTAACATCTATTATACGAATATGTTTTGATTGAAAATCTTCTTTTGAATTATGATTACTATAATATTCTTTTGCAGTGTCACAAATTACTCTTGTTAAATGTCGAATATCTATTGTCATATATTGATCTTTAACGACAGTCTCAACGTAAATCCCCTCATCTTGCGGATGAGATATTATAAGCCTAAACTCAATAAAGCTATCCCCTTTTCTCTGATTAAGCTCTAAGTTGCCTGAATGTAAATAAGCACATCGTAATTTATAACAAATTTCTGGGCTAATAACTCTTTGTTCACTATCTGGAATATTTTCAGTAAAAGGAATATGAGAGTGACAGCCTTGATTAAATAAGTATTTTTCACACCAACCAGTATATCTTTTCCCAACATCTTTTTGAGTAGGAAATTCTATTTGACCACAAATATCTGGCAAAGTTAGAGCCATTCCTAGCGCACATCGCAAGTTGTCACTTAACAACGCAGTTTCTATATCGTCAATTAAATCCAACATGTACAACTCCTCCTTTCTATATTGCCGCAATTACTTATTTTCCTCTATTTTACCACACTTCAAGCCTCTATTCCATTATAAATCCCAATATTCTCCAAGTTCCATACTACTTTTAATCTGCTCGTCTCTCGTAATACCAAGATACCTAGCCGTATCGCTGCTATTCCTATGATTTAGATCCTTCTGTACCTTAACTAGAGAGAGAGGATCATTATTCCGCACATACATCATATACTTGTGATAAGCATAGGTTTTCCTAAGACTATGAGTGTTGTAGGTTCCTGTGATGCCACAAGCCCCTGTTACTTCCTTAATCATTTTCTCAACGGCTGCATCCGAAATCTGCGAATATCCCCCGTCTTTATTCTTTCTCCCAGACAGGAACACGTACTTGTCAGCTTTTGGTTCAACGTCAGAGAAATACAAATACTCTTTGACTACTTTCTTCATATATTCGTTTGGACAGATTAATTTCATTTTACCAGTTTTCTGTTCTTCTTTATTTCTTCCATCGACAAAAGTTTTCATGTCAGCCTCAAAAATATTATCCCATTTAAGCCGAGTCAAATCTGACACACGTAATCCAACATTGATTCCAACGACAAAAAGAAACCAATCACGATATGCAGCTCTTTGTGTGTCCAACCTGGTTGCTGACAATGCTTTCTCATGTAAATAATCAATACACTTTTTAACATCTGATTTTTCTCTAATGGGGTATACCCAACGATCTACAGAATTATTATTAGGAGTCTGCTTTTCTGCTCCGTCTGTCTTCAGCTTTGGATTCTGTTTTGACTTCTTAACTACCTCTAATTGAATGTAAGCGCAACATAATCTACCGTCGTGCTAATTGACTTTTTTTGCTGTAAAATAAGGACAGTTGGAGTAATTCACTCTAAGTTCTGTTCTTGAACAACAAAGGTTGTAGCATTTCACTGCTATTTTACTTCAAACTTTTGTATCATTTTACTCCATATTTTCTTGGAGGATTTTAAAATATGACAAAAGCTCAAAAAGATGAATACTGGATGGATTGCATCCAGCAGTGCCGCGTAAGCGGCTTATCTGATTACGCCTGGTGCAGTCAGAATGGTATACCTACCAGCTCTTTTTATTACAATATAAAGCGGCTGAGGAAGAAAGCCTCTATGATTCCTGACTCTGTTCCAAAAGTTCTAGAGAAAACAGAAGTTGTACCAATTCACTACAACGAACTGCAAGAAACAAAAGCAGTTCTTCCTAAAAAACAAACGGATCGGATTGCAATCCATCTGGAATACAATGGCTTTGTTTTGGCTATCAGTAACAATGCAGATGCCGCCATTATTACAGCAACATTAAATGCGTTGCGACAACTGTGCTAGGTGATCTCTCCGGCGTGGCAAAGATATTTCTTGTGGCCGGCTACACCGATATGAGGCGTAGCATAGACGGTCTTATGGCAATTGTCCGGGATACCTATGAGTTAGATCCTTTCAGTAATTCCCTTTTTCTTTTCTGCGGAAAAAGATGCGACAGACTGAAGGCACTGCATTTTGACAAAGATGGTTTTGTGTTACTTTATAAACGGTTAGATTCCGGCCGTTTCCAGTGGCCACGTAATTCAGAAGATGTTAGAAATTTGACCAGACAGGAATTCCGTTGGCTTATGGAAGGTCTTTCTATTGAGCAGCCAAAGGCAATTAAACCCGTTGCCAAAAAGCCCTTTTAAGCATCTGATAAAGTACACGCAGAACCGCTTATTTACTGGCTTTGCGGTCTCCTTTGTGGTATAATAAGTATATCATTCAAGGAGGTACATGGTCATGAAAAAGTCTGTTGAAACCGAAGATCTTAACATGAATCTGCTGGTCAGTAATCTGCTCAAACAGCTGGAAGCAAAAGATCATCAGATGGAACAATTAAACCAGACCATTGCAAACCTCACGGAAACAATTAATGAACTGAAACGAAAAATCTTTGGTATTTCCAGTGAGAAATCATCGAACTTACCTTACATTGACGGACAACTCAGCTTGTTCGATCAGTTGGGAATTGATGAACACGTTCACGAACCGGAAATGATCAATGTGACAGCGCATGAGAAGAAAAAATCCCGTGCTACGCATGATGAACTTACAAAAAATGTACCGATAAGGACCATTGAGCTTTTACTGGAAGGTGATTCTCGTAACTGCCCTTACTGTAATACTAAAATGGAAGATATCGGCTCCAAAGTTGTTCGTGAAGAGATTCATATCACTCCAGCAAAAGTGGAACGTGTCCAATACGTACAGCATAGCTATGCATGTCCACAGTGCCGTGAAGATGGTGATTCAACCATTGAGAAGGCACCTGTGCCAAAGCCACTCATCAATCACAGTATGGCTTCTGCTACAGCGGTCTCTTACATCATGTATCAGAAGTGTACGAACTATCTTCCGTTTTATCGTCAGGAGCAGGATTGGGCACAGCTGGGAGTCAAGCTGAATCGTGGAACCATTGCCAGCTGGTTCAATACATGCGCAGAAGAATATCTGGAACCCGTTTATGAGAGATATCATGAGTATCTTCTTAGGCAGTCCGTCATTCATGTAGACGAGACGACATGCCAGGTTTTGAATGAAGATGGCAAGACTCCAGAATCAAAGTCTTACATATGGTTGTACACCAGCGGTGCATTTGAAGAGCACCGGATTGTGCTTTACGAGTATCAACCATCAAGGGGCGGCTATCATGCAGCAAAGTTCCTTGCTGATTATCACGGGTTTGTCCATACGGACGGCTTCAGCGGATACAACCGTTTGAGTGACATTACCCGATGCGGGTGCTGGGCACATCTTCGAAGATATATGTTCGAAGCGATTCCCAAGAAGAAGGGATCATGCTCCGAAAAATCTGAAGCCTACACAGGCTATTCCTACTGCAACCAACTCTTTCAGATAGAGAAAGAACTGAAAGACTTAGAACCAGAAGAGCGACAGAAAAAGCGTCTTGAACTGGAGCGACCTGTACTGGATGCATTCTGGAAGTGGGTGAATGGGATAAATGCCCTTGGCGGATCAAAGCTTGCCAAGGCAATTAACTATGCCCAAAACCAAAAATCGTATATGGAGAATTACCTCCTTGATGGAAGATGCTCCATTAGTAATAACGCAGCTGAAAGAGCCGTGAAATCATATGTTATGGGAAGAAAAAACTTCCTCTTTCATGACACTGTAAAAGGTGCCAAAGCAAGTGCAATTGTTTACACGCTTGCAGAAACAGCCAAAGCAAATGGATTAAACATCCGTCTTTATCTGGAAACAGTTATGACTAAGATGCTGGACTACAAAAATGAGCCCGATAGTATCCTGGAAGAACTGATGCCTTGGTCAGAAGCAATGCAAAAATCCTGTGGCTTGAATAAAGGTACTATTTGATTTTTCGAGAGGTGAAAAATCCAGAAAGATCAATACACTTCTTTATGTAGCGCTTACAATTGAATCACATTACTCTGTGCGTTTTCTATTGATTGTGTTTGCATAATATTTACTTCCTTTCCTGATCACTAATTTATAGATACTATAAAAGGCACTGGATAATAATTCTCCAATGCCTTCTAACTATTTACAAACCCTACTAAACCAACATTTTCAACCCACAAGACGCTAATGTCTTGACAAGTGTTTATTTCTAATCTCGTAAAACGATGATTTTATTGAATTAGGTACGTCAGAGAAACAAAATTCTGAGCCTTTAATATTTCATCCATTAATTCATTTGCGTTATCAAAAAAGTGGATTCCACAAGTACCATTTTCTAAATTATTGTATATTGAAGATAAGTAAAAAAACGACTTACCCACCGCTGAATTTTTAACAATTAAATAATCTTTACCATCAATTCTTGCGCAAGAAGGCCCACAATATTGATCAGCAATTTCCTTAATTTTAATTTCCATGTCATTTTCACTTCTAGTAATTTTAAAACTGTTATCCCCACTTACTACCCACCTAAGATTTTGAGAATCTTGTTTATAAGTCAAAATTATCCACATCATTTCAAAAAATAACAAAGAGATATCATTTTTCTCACTACTAACAATCCTATGTATAGTATCGGCCTTATTGAACAACTTTTCTTGTGTTCTCATATCAATATTATCAAGTAAACTTGCTAGGACCTCCATTACTTCATATAATTCTGAGTTAACATAGAATTTACTAAAATAAGATAAATATTTTTCTGCATAATTTAAATTAGTCTTGCCTATATCTAAGTTTAATTTGAAATCTATAAATTTTTTAAGATATCTATTGACGTTGGTATTTTGCCCATAAATTTGTTTGATTGTATTATCCAATTGATCACCATCAACTGCTATTATCACTATAACATTTTTAATATCAAAAAAAGTATGATGCAATCGCTCGAGTATTTTAATCGCATATACTGGCAAGCATCTGTCGATTTCATCAACTATAATAATAATAGTATGATTATTTGCTAATCTCTGCAATTGTTTTTTTATAGTATCAAGAGTTAATTTAAAAGAAAACATATTATCAAATTCGTGTCTACTATTTGTTACCTCCTTATATTCCTTTTTTACATCACCTATAAACTTATATGGATCAAATCCTATTTTGCTTTTACAAAACTCTCCAGCTATAGTTTCCAAGCTATTCTTTACAGTATTCCAAGTCGCTTTCATTGTTTTATCATATGTTGTACTAAGAAACTTTAACTTTTCTTCTGCCATTTCAAACATCGCTGCTATAATTGCGATTAATGGTTCTTCATAATAATCATATTTCCAACAATCATAATAAAATACTAAATATTTCTCCGACACCGTATCTTCTGATTGAATATTTTCAATATCTTCTATAAAGCGTTTTAGTACGAACGATTTACCACTTCCCCATTCACCGTTAATTGCAAACGTGCTACTTTTTCTTTCATTAGATAGCATCTCCACTATTTTTTTTAGGTTTTCCAGAAAAACTTGTCTATTCAGAATATCGTCAGTTGTATCCATGCTTCCCCCATAATATTAAATCAATTATTTATATTCATATTCTAATAAAAGCCTACAATTTATATATTTATTGTCCATGGAAATGATTTTGAGCCTTGATCCACACTGCAAAACTACTTCATAGTATTTCTGTTCGTAGTTCACATTTCCCAAATAAATTGCCTGTGCCCCCTCTGGTACGTAGATTCTCAAGTGGTATTGTGACTTGATTTCATGTCCTTTTACAAGAGATGTTTGTAAAAATGCTTTTTCATAAAAATCAGCATTGTCTATATGTTGTGCATTTTCACACATCTTACGAAAGACAGCTTCACATACGCCCCGATAAAGTACGACGGGAATTTTAGTTCTATGGTTAGCAATCATATCAGCAATCTGTAAATCAATCGGATCTGGCCTGTCACGACGATATCTTTCATTGATTCTTTCCCCCGAATGTGCAAGACAATATTCTAAAGAGTAGTGAATTCCATCAGCAGCCATTCGATTTGGTTCTGGATTTATATTTGTGTGAGCAAACTCAATAGCGTTTTTTTCTGAAGGAGATAATTTATCCCATTTCTCCCCAATATGCCAGAATTTTTCAATGGTGCGGTAGTAATTAAGTAATTTCACAGATAATCCCCTCTTTTTAAATAAATCCCTAGTTTCATTATGATTATTCAACAGTAACTTCACCATTAGAGGAAACCCAATAAACTCTAATCGTCAGAACATCAATAACCTTCCGTATTCTTTTCAAAGCCTTTATGTGTTCATCGTTTTTAGGTATTGCAATACCAACTTCACATTCCGGATCAGAGGTTATGGCTTTACCAACCGCATAAAGTGCCATAGCAATATGATGTCTAACTTGTTTACTATCAAAATCCTTCCCAAAACGATTTGTTCCAGGCTTTGAACTTGTACCACCCTTGGCTTCAATAATTAGCTTTTTACCGTCTTTGCTAAATGCGACAATGTCATAACCCCTTTCATAGGTATTTCGATGCTCATCAACAGTATATTTATTGTCCTCTAAATATTTACAGATATAGTCAACAACTTGATTTTCGTTTATCAAAATTACACCTCTTATATTAAAACTTCATCTTGCCTTTGCAAAATCACATATCCTTTTGCTGAGTATACATCACAATTAGACACCGGTATATTTCCTATCCAATTATAATAGGATCTTTCGTTAGTGTCTAAATCCGCCTTAAAATTTTATGAAAACAACGCCTTAAATCTTAGATTTTAATCTTCCATCTTATACATCTTCTTCTATACCCATTTCTCTTTCATCAGCCTCATGTGCTATTATCATTTCATTAAAATCTCTTTCTACTTCTTCGTATGATGAATCTTCATTAGTCTTAGTTTCCCAGAAATCTTCTTTCATCTTTTCTAACATTAAAATTTTATCTTGTTCCTTTTCAAAGCTATTCACTTGGTTTCCTCCTTGAATCTCAATTTTCATTTAACAACTCTAATAGTTTATCATACCCAGACTGCATATCCATCTCTCTCAATTCTTCAATCAGCTTTGTTAATATAACAAATTGAGACTCATTATCCCATTTTGACAATTCTGATTTTACAATTGCAAATCCGCTCAGTTTAGACACGTAGCAATGTGATAAGTATGCGATAAAATAATCATAATAATTTTCATAAGAATCGTGCCCTTTGTTCTTCATCTCTTCTAAATCACATAACGTTTTCATCTTACTGTTTCCCCTATTCTATTTTTATTTCAGTAACATTACCATTTATTCTGTTAAACAATTCCTCAGCAACTGAACCTAAGTCATCAAAATAGTAATCAAAACTATCGCACTGGAATCCATTTACGGTATCATTGATATAATATGTCTCATCAACATCTGCATCTATCACAAGTACAATACTGTCAAACCCCTGTTCAACCGCATTTTTATACGTAGCTATGATTTTTTCAATAAAATCTCCTATAAGATTTTTATATCTATATCGCGACAACTTCCAATTTCGATAGATTCAATCACTTTGTCTCCATCTGCAATCAGATCTTTTGCAACTTCTTGAAGCTCTTCTTCAGTCTCGCACCAAAAGTAGCTAACCACAGAATTATTGTTTTCGCTTAATAACAAAAATGGTCTATCTGGTTTAGTAAAAATATTATCACTCACTGATAGCCTCCTATAAATCTATTATTTTATGTGTTCTAAGCATCTTCTTCAAAAAACACTGCTTCATATTTTCTTAATGGCAACCAATCCTTAATGTTGTCATAGACCATTCTATACATTCTATCATAACCAGGTTCGAAATCTTCATTTTCTATCTTTTCTTTTAACCAGTTCACAATATCGGAGAATACATCACTCGGTATATAGTTGTATTCTTCCCATACCCATCTTAAATCTTCTCTATCGTTGTGGAACCTTCTCAATATGGGATCATAACTATTTATATCAGATATTGTAGCCCTTTCCATTTCTTCGTAATATATCTTCAGACCATCAAGAGTGCTTAACTTCCTTTTGTCGGCTTTAATCAAATACATATCGTAACCTATGGTAATCCCTCCAATCAAATAATCATTTCAACTCCAACGTTTTAATAATACATCTAAGTTGATCCAATGAATATTTTCCTTCATTCCCCCAATCGGAGAATCCATTTTTTATTTTGCGATACAAATTCTCACACTCTTGATCTTCTAAAATTGATTCCTTGGTTAAATAGAGTTTATAATTTTGCCCAACATCATGACGATGAGTAGAAATGTTTTGGATATGAAATTTTTCCTCCCCGCCTCTATTTTCATTATCAATAGCCACCGTTAGAAACTTACTTCCAATTTTTATTACAACCCGTTCTTTAATCCATTCATCTGGATTGGATTTATCTATATACCTTGAGGCATTGCTTCCTGGTATAACTTTTAAGTATACAGTTTGACCTATATTAAAGTCTTTTTTATCCATTTTTCCTCCCTTTTTATTTATCAATTATTTTTCTAGTAAATCTACAATATATCTTATTTCCCAATCTCAGCCCACCTGGTGCAAACGTAGGCACTTCATATAATCCATGAGAGTATCCACGCTTTTTAAATTCTAGAATCGTCTCGACTGCGCTAGTGCTTTCCGTTTCGGTATAAAGTACATTTAATTTATGTTCATCTGCGTACTTAAGACATTCCACATAAAAAGGAGTATCTAATAATAAAGTTTCATTATTTCCATTCTCAAATTTAGGTATAAAATTCATAAAAATCTCCTTTCTATCTTTCTCCCTTTTTCTTCAAGATTTGTTTAACGATCTTAGCATCTATACAAAACACTGAGGCCGTTCTTTTTATATCACTAAATCTTTTATACTCCTTAACTACGTCCTCATCTGTAAATACATAATCTACTGGTTCATTCATATATCTTTTCATAGAGTATCTCCTTAAATTTCTTACACTACTTTGTACCTCTCTATACCCTCCATTATACTATTTCACCATCATAAAAGCCACCAGATTTATCCAGTGGCTTTCTATTGTTTTTCTCTTACGGCATCAAATAAAAATTTGCCGGTTTGTTTATAATAACCCATCATAATTTCTCTGCTTACCCCGCCATTCTTACTATACCATTCTTCTATAGTGCTAAGCTCTATATCTGTTAACCTAGGCATATCAGGAGTATCAGAAAAAATGCATTTAGTTCTAATAACCTCATTCGATGAATTGCAGCCTATGAGCAGCCTATGACCAGCTGCTTGAGCTTTTGCATCAAATTCTATATCTTTATAAGCCGTATGAGCCCCTTTACCAAATAATCCTGCAAGCAATAGTCCAAACATTTTATCCCCTTTTATCTATATCAAAGAATCATTTTACCGTTCTTTTCCCACGTAATATCTCATAGCCATTTCATAATAAATTTCCTTCTCAACCGTTGAAATAGAAGGTTCAGTAGTTGAATAAAAATCTTTATATACTCCCATCAACCTTCTTACTTCTCCACCAGGTTTTAATATTCCCAAACTTTGCGAGTCTTGTAGTTCTCCAAATGCATCTATTAATTGTTGATCTGACAATTTTTGCATATATTCTCTGAACATAATTATCTTCCCTTCATCAAATATAGTTTCTACTCACATTTTAACTCATAAAATGCGACGCATTCTGATTTTTTATTGAGCTGTCTATCCTCAGTTACCTTTTCTTTGTATACGTATAATTTGTCGTCATAATTAATAATCTTTAACCTAATAAATTCGCCACCAGGAGAATCAGAATAATATCGCTCGTACTCTCCGCTATCATCTACTATTTCACCTTGTTCCAGTATTGCACTTATCGAAAAATTACTTTCCTATCCTTATTGCGTAAGTCTATAAAATCTAACATTTACCGTGAGCACTAAATATCAATCCATCTAAAAATTGTTCACAAAACAAGTTTTTATCCTCAGTCGCAAACTTTAATACTTCTTTGTACAAATCTTTTGTAACCATAATACTTTTAGGCATGCCATCAAAACTCATCGGAAACACAAATTCTTTATTTAGTTCTACCTCGACCGTCCGCCTTTTATTTGAGCGTGGATCTTCTACCCACTCTATAATTGACTTTGCTTCGTTACTCAAATCTTTCCACTCCATATAACCACTCCTTTACTTAATTTGCATATCAGGCATATCTTTGTATAGCTCATTATAACGCTTAACAAAATCAATATTCCTTTTTGATGATGGGACTTCCCTTTGGTATTTGTCCCAGATCAAATAAATAATCCAAGCTATAATTATTATAAATACTGGCATTTTATTTACCACCCTTTTCATTTTCTTCCTATTATATCATGACGCATTAGAGTTACGCCACTAATTGTTGCACTTATCTCTGACTTCCGGTGATACATGCTCCGGGATCTGTTCTGTAAAATTATTCATGTATTTTACCTCCTGTTCATCAAATACAACATTGATAAACTCTTATTTATCCATGTGACACTCGAATCTCCAATATGGAAATCCGTTGCTTGCATTTTCTTGCTGTTCAACATAAATCAGTTTCAAATTGCGGTTTGGATAATATAGATTTAGGAACTTTTCAATATTTGCAAAATCATAATTACAAAACATTTCTTTATGGCACTTATTATATTTTTCCCAATCCCACTGATAAAGTCTGTCGCTGTAAAATGTAGTATTTGGGTTTATATCGTCTCTATAATAATACTTTGTGATGAAAATTATATCTCCATATTCATTCATCAACATCTGTACCTCCCCTTTTCACAGTCAAATGTGAGTTTTACGCCCTATTAATCTATTGGGGATATTTTTATCAATAATCCAGATTGTACAGGCGCTTGCTCTAAGCACCATGTCACTTTATCAACGTTATATTCCTTTCTCTTGACTAGTACTGTGTCTCCTAGTGTGGGTTTTGTGTCTGTTTCTACTCCCAACATTAAATTTTCCTTTTCACACTTAAACCATATTAGCATAAATTCTCTCCTTCAATTTCTCAAATAATATGAGTAACACCATCTTGGAAAACCTGAATAACATTGCGTCAAACCTATAGATACTCTATTTAATACATTGGAATGGTATAGTTCACTTAGATACTTTCCAAGTTCCGGAACGGTATGAGCACCATATGGCTGCACTATTACTTTTTTAGGTTGGCAGCAATCAATATAGGTTTCTACAAATTCTTCATCAAAAATGTCCACATGTTTTAATTTTGACATTTTAACATACTGCACTATCCAATCTTGCTTTTCATGTTTTTTCAAATATATCACCTCGACGTTCATATGTTACTGTTTAAAATTCCAGATTCATTTGCTATTATGATTAAAGATAAAATCTTTATCGTTAATGTCCACCGCAATTAATTCTCCACTATTATCGACAACATCAAGCATGGGGGTTTCATATCTCACATACGCATTTGTGCATTGATACTCTGCTCCACACCCTGTAAAATGCTTATCTGATCTCCAACTTATTGCTTTATTCATATTATATTATGTCTCCGCTTTTATTCTCTATATTTGCAAGAAAATAGCCAGCAACATTTGACCGTTGCTAGCCATATTATTATTTAACTATCTATTTATATTTCTTCTTTGGTTTGAACAGCGCACTATATGCCTTAACATCAACGTCATTCATTAACCAACCATACTTTTGTAAAAATAATAATTTTTTGGCACTGGTATCAAACAATTCTTTCACAACTTTTCCAGCCACTCGCACATTTTCTTTATTGTTAAAAAACTTACTGTCTGCACCCCGACGGATAATTTGAGGTATTCCATCTTTTATGATTTTTTGAAAACCGACCTTTGCGTGATCTCCTGTGATAAACTCATTTCCAATCATTCCATCAAGCAACCCCTTGCTTAATTTTTCAAGAATAACCTTTTCTAACTCCGCAATCTCCATACCGACACCCCTTTCATAACTGGTTATTATAATAAAGATACTCCTAATGTAAACAAATATCAACACTTAATTATGAAACACTTATTTTGTTGGTATTTTATCTGCCAACTTTGTAAAATCATCAGCCAATTTTTCAAGCATCATTTTCATATCTTGTATATCATCACATTGATTAATATAGCTATTCATAACGGATTGTTTGATTTTTAATCTTCTCTTAATTTGTTCCAAATCCATCTTTTCACCTCAAAATCCTGATTTCATTTGCCAGTGCCATAATAATCAAATATATTTGCTTCCGGATGATTTTCTAAAATGTAATCAACCATTTCTCTAATCTCCTTTTCTTTTTCTTCTAACATGTCGGCAACAATACCATCTAATCCTGAAATTTTATCAAATTCTTTATTAATTCTCATAATACTTGATGTCGTTCTACTCATTACATTCTCCTTTTTTCTTTGAAATTGTGCATTTATTATTAAAAATTAAAAACTTCTTTTGTCTACAAAAAAAACTAGCATCACTTGAATGCTGCTAGTTTTTATTTAACATTATTAATTTTATTATTTATTTCCTGTTACTGTTCCACTAAAGTCTGATGGTGCGGGGAATTCTAGAAAATAATATGTACTACTACTTAGATTCTTAAAAGATGAGATTGTTGTTTTTTTACCCGATAATGTTATTGTCTCTATTCCATAAACGCAATTTCCTAAGCTCGTGTATTTACCTAACTTTACTTTTTGAGAACTCGAACGATTATTGGTAATGGAAAAGTCGATAGATGTTACACCCTTAAAGCATTTACTAGTGTATAGGCTGTCATGAGTAGCTGAGCCTTCAACATCGTTACTTTTTCCATTTTTATAAATCTGATCTTGATCAGGTACAGATGTACTATCAGGCTTAATTACACCAATTTCACTATTAGCTGGCACCGTAGTTGAGACGCCATTATTTTTAGTCGCAGCATATGCTGATGACGAAAAACACAACGTCGCTATTAAAACCAAAGTAATAACACTTTTTCTCTTCTTCATTTTATCTCTCCTTATTAAGATTATATTTGAAATACGGCCGTAATTTCAAATATATTATAATACACATTTGCGTTTACAACAACATATTTATTAACATATTTTTCGACAATTCAGCTCTTATTTTTACGTTCAAAGACATATTTACCCAAATTATACTCTCTTATAAAATATCTCTTTTATCTACTCTGTTTTCCCAATTCTCTACCACAGTAAGGACAAAATTTTATAGGAATATAAATTTTTGCTATACCTTCCGTTCCAATTACATCAGGGAAGAATCTATGAGAAGATATAATCAATTCTGGATTAGCCGTCTGGTAAACATGAATCACTGCCTTAAACTCTAACTCTTCAACAATATTCCCACGTAGGTTCTCAAGCTCTGGTTGCTGCCAACCTAACCCAACATCTCTTCTACGCTCACAAAACTTACACATATTTAATTAACCTCATTTTATACAGACATAGGGTACAGTGTATAACAAAACGCCATGATTTCATCTATCGGATTAATACAACATAATAGAAAGTCCTTCCATTCCATTGGCATTTAAGCACGTCATTAGGTTTTGTAGAAATATTTACACGTACAACGCTATCCCCTATTCCGTATTTCTGCCCTGTATCAATGCCTATGAGCTGTTTAATCTCAGCGTCGTCACCATCTTTTTGAATCCACACCATATCCTCGTCTCTTAGAGTCTTTATATAATCCATCTTATAATCAGCCATACCTCTTTCTCCTTTCAATTTACGCCTCATTCAGCTCAACGGCCGCGCCTTCACAATTTCTAAATCTTAATGTACCCTCTTGAATCATTTCGTACATTGCTGTTTTGAAGCCAGAGTCTTCTCTTATAATTTGAATATTTAATGGAAGAAAATCTTCTTCTAATATAAGACGGATTACTTCATTTCTCTTATTATCGAAATATTTCTCCACCTCTTCTTCAACAATATTTCTTGTTTCTGCACTGTAAAGCGCCTTATTTACTACACTCCATTTTCCGCTCTCATTTGAGAGAAGAATGGTATCATCTGCAAATCTATCTTTTAAATCGCCAACCATGTAAGAAAATGATTCATCTAAGGCTCTATAATATTCAAATCTCAAAAAATTTTCCATTTCAATTCCTCCCATCAAATCACGCTTTTATCTACCGATACCAAGAGCCTTGCATATATTTATCTGTGCTCTTCTATACCCATCTTCATGCGCTTTTTTAGATTTTACCGTAAAAGCTTCATACAAATCTTCCGTGCTTAACCAAGGTATTAATAATTCCAATGCTTTTTCATAAACAGATTGTTTGTTTCTATTTGTGTCTATATCTAACCATTTTTTAAGATCTTCTCCTTCATTAGAATTTTTATCAACATACAAGATAATGTTTTCAAACAGATCATTTTCGAGTATGTAAAATATAGAGTTTTCTGAAATTGGAGCCCATTCCCATAAAGTCATACTGTTAAAATTTGGTTGTTTATCAGAACCTATTACTATTTCTTTCATTTTTTCTCTCCTTTTCTCAATAAAAGACTTCATTCAACTACACATCACTATAAAATCTTCTGTGCTCATTGTCCCCGTATACCAACACACAATAGCCGGGTGTTCTTCTGATTGCTTATTCAGATACTCCTCTAATTGATTTTGATAATATCTTAAAGTTCTGTGCCCAAAAGCCTGTTTAATCTTAATAAAATCTTTGCATTCTTCTAATACACCATATTTCATATTAATTTCTCCTTTTTAATTTATTTTGAATTGCCAGAAATGCCTTGATTGCCATTGAAGGCTACGGCTTTTACAATCCGATTGGATAACCGACAAGGCCGCGTCTCAAGTAATCGCCATAATTAGAGTAAAAATCTCGTCAAAACTTTTATATTTACCCAGGTACATATCTCCACGGTACACTTTTATTTGTTTATCATTATCTAGTACATATCTAAACTTCACTTTTAATTCCTCCCAATGTAAAATAATGCAACCGCCAAAATTAACATACAGGCCGTCAATGTCCAATTACCGCTCTGATCTGGCAGTTTATAGAGCACAAAAAAAGAAAGCAGAAATAAAATGCTTCCCATAATCCTGCGAAACTTATTTAATTGACTTGTTTTTCGCTTATGTATAACTGATCCGTAACTATACGAATCATCGTAGCTTTTGACTGTGTTTACCATGACTATTCCTTTCTCATAGATTTCCTTACGTCTTCAAGTGCCTCTGCAAAGCTACTGTGCCACGTATAGTGGCCTTCTGTGTCGTATATGTATATATCCTTTCCATTGTTGCTTTTACTGCTGTTACCGTCCATATTATCACCTTTTCTCCTCATAAAATGTGCTTTTTATACGACTCTCTTAATTATTCCATTATATAAAAGATATACCTCATCATTTTCAATCTGACCAATATCGTGTATCTGTGTTACTGGAAGTATTTCAACCTCGCCAAGAAAACTAGATCCATATCGTTGGACTTTTCTACTGATCATTTTAAAGTCGTATAAAGTCATTATTCCAATAAAATCATTCAAAATTTCATCCCAGTTCTTATAATAGCTATCAAGATTAAAGCCACGATTTTCTATTTCTCGTTTATCTCCATTAAATTCGGGAGATACGTATAGCTTACCTGTATTTTTATCTTTAAATATAATATTTCTTCTTGTCACAACTCTCTCCTATCTTATTTTATCCATTACAATCACATAAAACCTGTTTTTTATCTACGCTCATAAAATTCTAATAGTGCCGTCCGACAACCACTCCCATTTAAATCACAAGATCCAGAATAATATCTACAGGTACAGCAATTATTTTCTTCGTCCTCTTCATTAAATGGTTCAAATGACTTACAATCACTTTCATTTTCTGGATTTGGAGTTATTTCTCCAGTTCCTCCGTAAAGACATTTATTATCGTTCCAGAAATCACACTCGTTGTTATTACAACAAATTGGTTTAAAATTATTCATTATATTTTCCTCCATTAAAATCTATTTTCTATCTACATATACTCTATCCGTTTTAATAAGTTTTCCATTATCGAGTTTTACGTTGAGTTTTTTATTTCCATCAAACAAAAAACTCTCAAGAGTTCCTGAAACAAATTTTTCTTTTTGTTTTATAAATACTCTATTTCCTAAAATTCTTTCATAATTTCCAATAAATAAATCAATCATATTTACTCCTTTCAGAATCAAATTACAATTTGATTACCCCTATTGAATGTCATAAGAACAACAATCATCATTGATAATAATACCTGATTCATACGCCGATTTCCAAAATCGCTCCTTCGCATGTTCTTCTGTTTCATTCTCCAACATAGAAAAATATAAAACTCCCTCTATTCTCAATTCTCTGCGGCTTGGCACATCTCCTGCCCCTCTATCTGCTTTGCAAACCTTTGAATTTAGCGTCTGTAATGCTTTCATGTAATCATCAATGCTATTCTGTGAAGCAGCATCAATAACAAGCCCCTTTGCCTTTCCAGCGTTTGCGATCAAGCATAATAATCCATTACTGATAATTTCCAATTCTTTATTTGTAAATGCGTCCACTTTTAATCCTCCTTGAATAAAATTTTCCTTTCATTAACTTCCCATTGTTTCTTCAACAAACCTTCTGATACATTCCTCAATTTGTTCTCTTGTTATACTATAGTGTTCTTCGATCCATTTGTATTTTTTACCATATTTAAACCAATCACGTATTTCGTTTAATGGTATATCATTATGATTCAATCAACATTACCTCCTAATTCTTCCTTTCTGTTTAAATTATCCTATGTTAACACATAAAATTCGTCTTTCAACTGACTTTAACAATTTCCATATAGCAGCCATTCATATTTTTATCGTACTGCCTCATATCATAAAGCCATTCAAAAGGTACCTTGACTGATCCATTATTTTTTAATTCGCTTAAAACATTGCCAATACAAAAATAACCTTGCATCCACCCGTAGCCTGACAAGTATTGTGTTCTATCAAATTTGCACAGCCTATCATGATACGTTATTTCATTCTTTTTTAAGAATGCAATATATTTATCAGATAAATGATAATTCTCTTCTTTGTTTTTCTCTTCGTCGTATTCAGAAGAAAGAAAGGAATTTCCATGAAATAATTCTAATTGCCACATAACCTCTTTCATGCTGTTTAGCATTCTTGTAACACCATTAATAGCAAGCATATAATCGTTTCTTGTTCCTGGTTCCCAATTCTTTTTACTACATCTTCTACAAACATATCTGTCTGTATTAATTATCATTTTATATTTGGCCATTTTATTTTCCTCCGCTTTCTAAATGAAACTTACTTTTCATCCGCTTATACTGTTATATCTTCTTATAAATAATTATTAATCCAAGTAGTTTTATCCATAATATCAACCATTTTTGTATAATATTTCCCTTTATACCTAGCATACTGGTTTGTATAGGTTCCCGTATACATTTCAGACATACAAAACATTTCCACTCCGTCTATTGCGCACCATTTTAAAGGAGGAAGTACATTCAAAGCATTTTCATAACATTCCTCTGTAGTTTCTTCTAGTGGTTGGTTAATATAAGAATCTCTTTGCAGCTGTTCAAATTCGCTCCATGTCATAACCCTGTATTCCTTGTTAAATGCTTCTTTTAAATACTGATCAAATCGTTCGCATGGATAATCTTTGCAATTTTTATTCCATGAATCAATATTGTTTTGTCTATAGTCATTGGCACGTTTTAAAAGTTCTTCCTCTGTTTCTCCGTCCTGAAGAAAATCATATGTTGATAAATGTTTAATATCTACCGCCAAAATATCCATGTTCATAATATTGCCCCATTTCTTTCTATAATCTTAATGTTAATGTTTATTATTAAATTTCACTACTTCTCTAACTGCTCTGTATACTGTTTCATCTAAATCAAAAAATGTCAAACCGGCATTTATAATGCTTATAGCATTTATATTATCTATTTTGAAATGGTCTAAATCCTGCTGTAAGATTTTCATATATAAAACGCTTCCGCTATAAAAACACTCTCTATCTTTTATACTCCCAAAAGAAACTTTTGTTTTTTCTTCTATATATTTAATGATAGTTTGCATGTGTTATTTACCTCCTTAAACTAATAGTAGTGCTTCTCTTCTGTTTGCGTCTCTAAGATTATGACGATTAGATTTCATATTGCCCATATAAGTTGAACCAATTGGGGCCGTACGATAACCCAAATCAATCCATCCCTCTGGCATTTCTGTCATAACTTCAATATTTCTTTCTTTCGCAAATTCTTTTACTTTTCTAACCTTTTCTTCTGTAGCTGTTTCACCTTTTACTGATGAAAATAACCTATACACTTCATCAAATAACCTTTCTTTATTATCTTCTGTGGCATCAAACATCCAATCAAAATTTATTACCATTCCTTTACCATCTTCTCTTAATTTATGCTGTGGATTATAGCGACCATAACAAGCGCCCTCTGTGTCTCTTACATACGTTGATATACTCCAGTATGTCTCTAAAACTCTATCTATATATCCATGCTGTTTCCATAAAACCGGAAGCGCATGACTTCCGCCACTATTAGTGCATAAGGACATTTCGATTGTAAGTGTTTCGCCCTTTGCGTTTGGCTCTGTGAATCTATAAAACCATCTTGTTTCAGCCATCTGTTCTATCGTATATTCTTTTCTCATAATATAATCCTCCATATATTTTCATTTATTCCCACTATAAAAGCCACCGGAACGCTGTCCAATGGCTTCAAACTGGGGATAAAATTATTCGTTTATTAAAATTTTAAATTGATAACTTTCTTAACTTTTTCATATCCCAGTCGGTAAGGATCGCCAAAAATACACAACCCCGTAAATCCTCTTGTTATATTATTACGGCATACTGTTCTTATGTTTCCGTCATTGCACAAAATCGTGTCACCTATTCTTATGTCTTCCTTGTCGGTTAATTGTATATCATAACTCATCTTTATAACCTCCTTTGAAAGTACTATTCTATTCAGATATCAATCCTATCTCTTGAATATTCAAGCTTTTATACGGATATAGTACATTCCATTCATTAAATCGGTATAGTACATTATTTTTCATAAATAAACGATTAAATTCAATTCCTTCCCATTGAATATCTTTATAATTTTCTATGTCTAAGACATCGACTTTTTGATATCCATTGTTTTTAATTACATCATCTGCAATGATTCCGTATCCAAATAATTCTTTTATTTTTCCATTTCCTTTTCTATATGCTATCATTATATTCCTTCTTTCTATCTTGTCTATATAGATTTAAAATCCTCAATTCATTTATCATAGTTATTGATCCAACATTCAGCTGCTTCTACCGTATCGAATTCCATGTCAGAGTCTGAAGGGCTGCACATATAAGCATATTCCATATTATCCGGGTGTAAGACTGTTATATTGAATCTGTGTTCTTCTATCTCCTTATTATTGTTCTGGTAAATTCCCCAGCCTTTAAGCTTCTTAATTCTCTTCACTGTGTCACCTCTTGCCTTGGAAGTGTTTAAACTTTTTCTATTAAAAAAGAGATATACCGTAATAAAATACCTCTTTCTACTGTTCTATAGCAATTCGCTTGCCTTTTTCATTAAGCACTTTTTGTAGCTTATTTGAAATAGTAGTCAAATTTTCGCATTTAAGTTCTAATAAGCCTTTTTCTATGGTGCTCATTTTTTGAAAGCGACTTAGGTCATTTGTAATACTTGATACACTTTTATCTATTTCGCCAATAATCCATGTTAATTCTGTTCTTGTTAATTTAACCATTTTGATTACCTCCAAATTTTCAAAAGAAAGAATAATTTTATGAGATTTCTTCTGCCACCAGAATTCCACAATATGGGCAATTCTCAACCTCAGAACTAAGAAATATTTTTCCGCAAGTCTTACAAATGTTCATTTCTTCTTCTTTAAACTGTTCATCTAAATATGTTTCCGGGTGTTGCCAGTCAACGGATTCAAATAACACATTTGCTATATCTTCTTGATTATTACACATTCGTAGAAAATCCTCCCTTGTATACACTGTGTCAGATAATTCTGGCACATAACACGGGATCTTTTCTTCGTATCGAAATGCGTGTTCATCCTTAAAAATCATTCCTTGACCGTAAAACTCGCGTTCTAGTTCAATAATATCTCCATCAGAATTGACGATACATTTTCCAATTTTCAATTCTTGCAGCATATTGTTTTCTCCTCATAAAATAATCGATTGATTGTATTCTGTTTTAGTTAATTCATCATTTCTGCAATTCTATCTGCGGTCTGCTTAATCTTGTTCTCAATAGCAATTAAGCTTTCTACCAACTGCCAGTCATATCCGTTTCCAAGTTCCTTACAGATATTTTCTCTTTTATCTTTCATTCTCTGTAAATCTGTAATTAAATAATCAACTGGTTTCATCTTTCTACCTCCCTATGAAATGGATATTTTATCTTTAATGAATCATTGGCAAAGTGTCTAGTATTTCATATCCATTATCAATTAAACACTGTTTCATACTCTCCACCATGAAGTATTGAACGACAGTTTCGTCTTGAACGCCGTCAACGAAATTGCTCGCTGAAACATATCCTTGAATATCATTTTCATCTGTATTAATATAGTTGTATCCTGCAACTAATATTAAGTTGATTGTGAGATATGATGTGGAGTCGTACATTTCGATTGATTCGGTTTTATAAATAAGATTGCTAGGTGTCTTCACATATAATCCATTGTCTAAATATACTTTACTCATTGTAATTCCCCTACCTTTCCCAATAGTAGCCAGACCCGTCTACAAGAGTGATCTGTGCGCCTTTTGCGTCTCCTTGGATATTTGTTACTCTATTCATGTCTATGGTGTTCATGTTACCAAAACGTCCAAATAAAAAAGCACTTATGACAAGTGCTATAATTAATAGTTTCCTTTTCATGAAAACCTCCCTATTTTATGGTATCAAAAAGGACTCATAACATTTGACCGCTATAAGTCCTAATTTTAAGCTTCTACTTCCTCGAAAATTTTTAAATCGTGAAACATTTCGCTTGGTTCCAACTCATAATATTCACATAGTGCAGAGAATGCTTTGACAACGCATTGCCATTCTTTTTCAGTTACATGTTGTACCCAGGGCTTTTTACCTCTACTCGGTAAATCAATATGATACTTATTTTTCAGCTGTTTGTACAGTTCGTTCCACGCCTGACCCGTTGTGATTCTAGCAAAAATAGCCATCTTACGGACTGCAAAATTAATACGGCTTCTATCTTCCCATTCCAGAATACCATTAGCAAGGGCCTTCTTTGACTCTTCTAATTTGGCGATATGACGGTTTTTATAGTCCATCATTTTAGTGGTTGCAATCATAATAGCCGTAGGATCACCGCTTGCATAGGCCATACCAACGGAAAGCGCAAGAGTCTGCTCCTCTGTAATATCTGCCGTTTTGACTTCCGGTGTTGCCTTTTCTTCTATATTAAGAAGCTGTGTGCGGATTTCCTTTGCAATCTCTGAATCTCTAAGCAGCATACCTATACGAAGGATAGCTCGACGAGGGAATAAAGTGTTGCCTCTGTTACTAAAACGCATACCGTCCGCTTCAAACCCACCGCGAAAGTTAGAAGGTTGCAAGTTGCAACTTTCTAAAAAGCCTTTGGTTTCCTTGCCTGTCATTGATGAAATACCATCTTTTTCTAATTCATCACGACTTCTATATACTAATGATTTTATTGCCTCCTCTCCTACCTCGTAATAATTTGCCACTTGTCTGACTGTTGCCAATTCTGTGCCTGGAATAAGAAGCAACTTCTTTACCTTCTCCAAAACTTCCACTTTAACGACTAGTCTTTCTCTGTACTCTTTGTTTTCTAATAGATCAGTTTCTTTTATCATATTGTTTATATCCTCCTACATTAATTTATTATCTTTATCAGATATTCATACAAACGAGAAAGCAAGCTGTTATTTCATACTTACGTACTACTTAAACAACTTGCTTCTATACGGTATTACAGACAGGGAAAGCATATCTATTTTGATTCTGTCTACTACTTGCTAATCAGGTACAAGCTTTTCACTTTTGCCCGACTTCATCAAAACCCTTTTGCTATATACTGCAATGGTGTATTTTCGTTTGCATTGTAAAACTGATAAAAATGTATTACTTTTCGCTTACATCACATTCTTTTTTTATTTGCTATTGACTGCAATTCTATAATTAAGCCTTACGGCTTTGATTCTATATTATCGCTTATTTATTTATATACCGCTTTGTTTCTGCCTCTATAGGTAGTTGCTTCCGTCTTGCCTATAGTCTTTTAGCGGTTTGTTTCATCCTGCCTAACGTCTTCTGGTTTCTTCCTGCTATCCTTTGAGGTATAGCGTGTACATATTTCATACGTTGCGGATTTATCCTATTTTCAATGTTCCTTATAGCCTTTCGGCCTATCTGTGCCACATCAGCCAGACGATTCATAAATTGGGTTCTATCTAAGAAATGTTATAGATAAGCGGTCGACTGCTTGTAGCTTTGTCAATCGGTAATGATGCTACTAAATTGTAATTCTCTATTTATTTGGGAAAACTCTCTGTCAGAATTGACAGAATGCTAGAAATGTGTTAATCTCAACTTGTTGGAGTGAGACACATATCTATGTGTTTTCCTTTGCAGGTGTGCGTTTCGTAGACGCGCACCTTTTTTTGTTTACTCTTTGCTTCCCACAAACCAATTTGATAGGCTCATGGTGAAAAGAAAGAGAGAAACAATACTTTGTGAAATTAGTAAAAAAATGATTGACGATACAATGAATACTAGGTTTACTTTTTTCATATCATGTTTTATAATGGAGATGTGGCGGTGGGTAATTATCCCACAAACCACAAAGGAGTCTAGTGTCTCAAACTCATTAGCTGTATGATAAAGTCGAATATTACTTTTAGTAGGCTTGCCGTTGCTGTAACAACGCTTGCATATGCTATTAGTAGTTTAACCTTATCGCTTTTGAGTTTGAGCTTTTTGTTACCCTTACCCATTATGTAGGTTTCTCCTTTCCTATGATTTAAGATATTGGTTTGTTTCCTTACCTTTATCTTATATCTTATTATAACTCATTTTCGAGTTGCCGTCAACACATTTTTGATTTATTTTAAATCTTTTGCGATTTATTTCATCATGTTTTTGAGTATGTACGAATCATAATTGATTTGACAATATCGCACTGATAGAATAATATTATATTTAAAAGGAGTGATCGTTATGGACGCAAAGAAAGTATTAAAACAAGTCTTTGAGGAAAGAAACATGGACATTAATGGTCTAGCCGCAAAGTTGAATATACAACCACAATCACTTAGAAACAAGATTAATCGTGGGACTTATAGCTTAGCTGATTTTATAGAGTGGATGGATTTACTTGACTGTGATTTACAAATTGTGACCAGAGATACGCACAAGACATTTTATTGATGTGAATAAGAATAGTTTTGTAATATAAATATCAATACTGAACGTATCGTATATTATATATTTTCGTTAAGTGATTACTTGATGAAAATCGAACATATCAATTGTGTACGCAATACAACTATCACTTGTTACCACAACGTATACGATGACACAGTCACGTCCATTCACGTCCTAGGCTGATTCATAATTTAATTGGTTAATTGTACATTAACCAATTAAACCTTAATTTACAGCACATTTTAGCTATAGGGGGTAGGTTTACATTTTGAAAATGGTTTTCATTTTCGATTATCCCCCTATCAGTTCCATCCACACATTATGTTAAAATTTACATTACAATTGTATTTTTTACACACACAATTCATCAAAACACTTCGGTGCACACTTCGAGCAAAATCCCGATTCTCTCTATAATATAATGCAAAATAATTATCAGATAATTTATATTATTCTCAAATCTATAAATATCATCACGCAAATCTTAGAAATCCCCTATAAATCCAAGCCTTTCCCGAATTCAGCTCAATTTTGGCTGAATCACCATCTCTGATCACCCATCTCCTATTTACACAAATTACACATATCTCAAGTAAATCAATATGAATCCCATATTTAGCAGCACAAAAAATACCACTCTCTCGAAGTGGTAACATACAGCTCAATAATAATTCATTTTTAAATAGTACCGATTTGTCAGATTATCTACTTTTCCTTATCCTCACTTTAAACAAACCGAACATTCCTTAATATGTAGGCATAGATCATCATGCCTATTTTTTATTGGCTAAAATTCAATTCTAAATCTTCAATTCTTACCTATAGAAGCACATAAGCTTACGACTACAGAGGGGCATACTTTTACATTTAAATAGATAAATACATATTGCACTACAAGCCTCACCATTAATCTAGAGATATATTATTAGTTTTTTCAATAGAAACAACATTCCTGGATGACATGCGTAGCATGGAAGCCAAGCAACTGAAACAATCGGAACGATTGTGTAAGGCGGTAGTATCTTTGTTAAATTTGTAAAGATTTATATTTTCATAAGAGAACTAAGTATTAGACACTCAATCAAAAAAATATCTATAAGGAGGACAACCATTTTGATGATTTACACTAGAGAGCTGCCACAACAGCAATATCATTATCAATCATCTAATCTCAACTTACCAAAGTACACAACTCCAAAGCCAGGTGACACATTCTATGACCATTGCTTTGATTACCACATTGATAGAGTTACATACACTAAAGATGGATCAATTGTATATTCCACTAAAACTGGATTACAGAATTACAGTAATATCTAATACAGAGAGAAGAAATATTTAAACAGAGAATATAACCATGTACCTAAATTCCACTCTCCAAACAATCTAAATAGAGAGACGCCTTATAATCATTTACTAATTAATATTCAGTAACTAATTAATACACTGCAAATTTCGGTCACTTTTGGCTAATTTTTTTTCAAACGTCTATGGACTTAGATTTTCAAAATTGACTGTTTTTTGCACCCTGATAAGTTTAAATCCTTATTTTATAAGGAGAAAGGAGTTTCTATCCCATTTTGAACCAAGATGACAATAAAGATAAATATCTGTTCATACCGGACTATATTTCTAACTCACCAGCTATATCCAATTATGCGATAGGAGTCTATTGTGCTTTGCAAGCACTAAACTCACCTACATTTAAGAAACATTGTATAACGCCGCAACAAATTTACTATTACCTGTTTGAAGATGTTAAGCCAACCAAATATAAAGTGAATTTTATAAGGTGTGGATTAGACGAGCTAATTAAAGAATCAATTGTTAGTCAAATAGGAGAAATAAACAAGTGTTACATATTAGACTGCTCTCCACTTTGGATTGAATTTAAAAATTCAAAGTATACAATGATCACCTTTGATGAAGTGCGTAAAATATTTCATGTTGAAAATACCAATAACTTTCTTCTATTAAAATATTTCATATTTATCATAAGTACAATCAGCTCAAAAATTGAGGTTTGGCTAGACCCGTATATATCGAAGAATCATGTCGTTGGAAATTTCACGATTGACTACATATCACAAATATCAGGAATATCAGAACGATCTATAGTCGAGTATAACAAAATTCTTGAAGACATCGGACTCCTCTATGTCAATAGGCAAAATGATTTTGTGATTACCGATGATAAAAAAATACGTCAACTATCAAATGCGTATGGTAGACCGTGCGATAGAGAATACATAGATAGTTTCGTATTACAAGGCCAAAAATACAAAGAGTCTTATAAATATGTTAAAAGGAACATCAATACGGTTAATAATAATCGTCGCCTAGCTCAAATGTATGTCCAATTATTAAAAGGAAACGACAAAAAATATTCAAAGCATGAGATTAAAACCATATATGACTATGTAGTTTCAGAGAATAAGAAATATGAAATGTTATATGAAAAAGATGGTTACGACGATTATTTAGAAAAAATACGAGATGTAAATGTTTTTGAGAAATACGACTTTATAAGTACATGAAACAGAGAATAACCAATCATAGTTATATCAATCACTGATCACCAGAAAGGCGGTCAATGATGAAAGAAACAATAACAAAAAACTAAATATAAAAGGAGAATTACAAATTACATGACAGGAACAAATACATATACAAACAGAAATCACAGAACATATGGAGGTGTTATTAATGTAGAAAGCTTTAATACAGAGTATCGAGGTTTCTCAACAATGAGTGATATTGCAGGACGGATTATTTCTGATATGAAATTTGATATACAGTGTATTAAAAATTATGAAAATAGAGATAGACTAAAAAATGGAGGTGAAATAAATGCTTAGATATGTAACGGAGGCAAACGTAATAATTTCAATAGATTTACAGAACGGGTATACAGTTATCGCTATGGCAAGGTGGGATAAAGAGAAGAAAAAATATTATACTACTCTCCGACTGCGCGATAATACAGTTGAGAAATGGGACCTGATTGAAGAAGCAGCTAACGTTATAATGGAATCTGATATGAAGTCTATTAAGCGAGATATGGCAAAATATGTAACGGATCTCCTAACTGATGGGTTCTTCAAGAAATACATAGACAGGTATGAATACGAGCTTAATTGTTTTGAAAAGGGATTAGAGATTACTGAATCAGAAGACGAAGAAATAAGCGACATAGATGATTTTATAAAAAATTGGACTACTTGTAAGTTTGCAGAAGAAAATTGTGACAAAATTCCATCTTGCAGACATTGCGATAATCACGATGAATGTTTAAATAAAGCAAATGATGCCGCTTGCGGTTACGAGATGTTTTGTGATTGCATAGTTGGTTGTGGATATGATTCAATGGAAGACTTTTGGGAATGCAATGGTATTTAATGGAGGAAAAAATTGCTAGATAAACAATGTAACATTTATTCTGTCGATACTGGTCATTTTTATAGTAATCACGAGAAATATTTACACGATATGAACTGTAAGTATCGTAGAGAACGTAATTATTTAAATAATAAACTTGCTGATTTAGAAAAACGGTTGAACGAATATGGATATACTAAAAAAGATATTAAATTATTAAAGTCAAACAAATCTGAAGAAGTTGAAACTGAGATATTACCAGAACATATGGAAACTATAAAAGAATATGTAAAATGGAATAAACTTATAATTCATAAAAGAAAGAAAGCGAATGAATCAAAGGAAAAATTGCTTTCTCTCCTATCTAATAAGATCTATCAAAATGAAATAACAAATGGGAAAGACCATATACGAGAAATAAGGGATAATTGCTTAACCGATAACAATGTGATTTCTGTTTTCGATTCTGCACTTACCAGAACGATTGGAATAAAGCAAGATGAGCTTACCGATGCACTAATGGTTATACAGGTATATTATTTTGATGTATTTAAAGATCTATCTTATTATGGATTTACATATAAAGGTGAAAAATATAAGTATTTTACTTCATCGGCTGGTCAGATTCGTAAGAAAAAGGCAGTTTTTATAAAAGATTCTATCTGGAACCGTATTGAAAAAACTGTAATGTGTGGATTAACTATTGATAAAATCAACTCCAAAGGTGGAAACAATGTTAATAAACACCTTGCATATATGGCTCTCACTAATTCTGCAACAGATCTATGGGAAGAATTTGACATTGATAAATCAATTGTAATTGATGATTTTGAAACGAATGTATATGGCACTTTTGATTTTATAGACGAATCTGATTATTCCATTACCAGAAAAACAGATTATGTCCCAATTCCTCATACTGACGGTGCAGGTATGATGTTACCAAGCGTAAGCAAAAAGAATTTTATGTTTCGTGCACCATGGGTTAAAGGCTTACTAGGGGTATTTGATTTTAGAAGATTTGTTGAAATTAACCATTGCCCTTCAACTATTAAAGATATTTATGGAAAAGAACACGATATAATCAAAGAAGATATACAAGTAATCTTTACAAAAAGCCAATTTAAAATGCAAAAATATTATGATTCGTGGGATGAGTATAAAACCTTTTATAAAAAATATAATTGTACAGCCGGTATTTGTAATGTTGAAGAAGATAGAGTTAAGAATGCAAAAATTAATTATCAAATGCTTCAAACTCTAACGAACATAAGTGATTCTGAAATAGATACGTTGGTACAAAAATCTGCTAAAAAAATAGAGAGTGTATGTACGTCAAAAGATACTATGTTAAATATATTGGGGGTTACTCCATACAACACAAAAATGACTCCATTTCAAAAAGCCATCAAGATATATCCTTCTCTTTTATCAGACACATATGCAAAAGATGTGATTCGTGAGGTTAAAGATAGTCTTTTAAAGAAATATCGTAGTGGTAAGCTTGAGGTGGTTGGCAAGTATACTTTTTTACTTCCAGATTTTTATGCGGCATGTGAATATTGGTTTGAAGGTATAGAGCAACCTAATGGTTTGTTATCAAACAAAGAAGTTTTTTGTAATCTCTTCAAAAAAAGTGATAAATTGGATTGCTTAAGAAGTCCACATTTATACAAAGAACATGCTATAAGGTTTAATGTTGCGAGCGACGGTTATGGGGATCGAGTATTGAAAACTGAAGAATGGTTTACCACTAATGCTATTTATACCAGTGTTCACGATTTAATAAGTAAAATTCTCCAGTTTGATGTTGACGGTGATAAAAGTTTGGTTGTAGCAGATTCTAGCTTTATAGCAATTGCAGAACGTAATATGAATGGGGTTGTACCGCTTTACTATAATATGCGTAAAGCAGAACCCATGCAATTAAATAGCAAAAACATTTACTCTGGACTCAATGCGGCCTTTACCGGAGGCAACATTGGCATATATAGTAATAATATTTCTAAAATATGGAATGATGATGTGTTTATTCATGGCACAGAAACAGAAAAACAACATGCCGTCGATTGTGTTAAACGACTATGTTGTCAAAACAACTTTGTAATTGATTACGCAAAAACTCTATATAAGCCCGAATTCCCAAAACATATAAATGAGGAGATTCAAGAATTCACCAAAAAGAAACTACCTGGCTTTTTTAAGTATGCTAAGGATAAAGAAAAGGAACAGGTTGAATTAAGAAATCAGAGCTTTGTTAATAAGATCTTTGATAGAATTCCCAATAAAACTATTAACACAAAAGGCTTAAATCTCGGTTCTATTGATTATCATTTGTTAATGGGTAATGTAAATACTATTTGTAGTGAAGAAGTTGCCAATCTACATGACGAACTAAATAGAAAATATCGTTATATGATAAATATGAAAGATGAGTATGTAGACAACTTAAGGTATGTAGCTTGCAAAATTAGGGATAGGTTTTGCAAAACAGGTTATTCGGAAGATACCATTACAGATATGTTAGTGGAATATTTATATGGACACGAAAAACGATACAAGCAACTGCTCTGGTTTTGCTATGGACAGAACATTGTAAATAATTTGGAAAAAAATATTCAGATTAAGAAAACTAAGTTTATTCAATGTATTGATTGTGGGGAATATATAGAGATAGACATAAAAGACACAAATACTGAGAGATGCGAGAATTGTTACATAAAACATCGAAAACGAAAAATAGCTGATAATGTTAAAAGATACAGAAATAAAAAAATGTAATCAGCTCAAAGTAGTAAAAATAAACCCATTAATAGTGGACTACTTTATTTTTGACTATTTAAAATAGTCCACTTGTAGTGGACTATGAAATGTGTGTATATGGAGAACACATATCGCACAAATAACTTAATCAACTAAAGGAGATTATACAATGTTATTTATTACAAATCAAGATATGTCTTCAGAAAATCGAATTCGTTCAGATGGGAGGATAATATTTGTTAGTTACACAAGAAGATATTATTAAGCAGGTTGCTAAGAGAGAAGATATAAAAGTGTCAACAGTTCGGAATGTATTTAAAACGACAGAGAATATTATTTTTGATTACTTATCTTCTACAACTCCTACTGAGAATATAATTATTAAAGTTTTAGATGGATTAAGTTTGGAATGTACTTATATTCCAGAAAAAGAAATTCATACATATGATGATATTAAATGTGAATCAAGAATACGGGTAAAACCTAAGATTACTAGATATTATAATAGAAAGCTGAACGGTTATTTTGATAAAGACGTTAACTAACTTTTCATTTACTTCATATTATTCAGTTCATTCTTTTCCTTTCAAACCAATGGCAACAATACCGTTCTGGTGGTGGTGTCATTGGTATTTTATTGACCAATAGCTCAGTTGGTAGAGCATTTGCCTGTTAAGCAAAGTGTCGTGGGTTCAATTCCTACTTGGCCAGTTACCGTACTATACGGAAATACATATTAGAAAGAAGGTTTTATCAATAGTTCAGATTACAAAATCAGAAAGTGTTGAGTTGCAGAAGTTAGGCTATTCATTTGGATATGAAGGCGATTTGCATCATACTTATAGCCGTTACAAAAAGTATTACTTCACTGAATCCAGAAAAGGTATATCCGATTTAAACAGGATTAGAAAATCTAATATTGTCAAGCAGGTAATGTAATTCTTTTGGAGAGTAAAAGGTACTCTTCTATTTTTATGTAAAAATTCGAGAATGAAAGGAATGAAACAATGGGAAAAAGCAAATTAACATTCAAGAGAAATATCGTAGATAAGTTATCAGTTAAAGGTGTTTTGTCTGAAGACGGAACCGTTATTACATATGTTGACGAAAACGACATTGAGCAAGAAGTAAAAATTGCTGATTTACTTAATGCGTTTAAAAATCAGAGTATCGAATTTGGAGTTCAGTTAAAATCCGATGAGGACCTGGAATTAATTGAATCTGAAAACGATGAAGAATAAGAAAGGTGGGCTGACGTATAAATAGTAAGGCATTAAGACAGCCAAACGAAGAACCAAAGGCTTACCGGATAAGATTGTATAAGAATAAAGATCTCTACGGGCTAAGTAATCCTGAGATTGGGAGATTGTGTAACGAAGCTTTTGGAGTGTGCTATGACGAATCTGCTCACCGGAAACATATGAAGAGTTATCTGGAGGGGTATGGAGATGCAAAATCTGAATCTTGTGACTCTGATAAACATATGAAAGAACTACAGATTCAGAGACAGGAACTCCAAAAGGAAAAACAAAAGCTCTATGATGAGCGTACCAGTCTTAATAAAATATTACGAGAACAAAGCAGACGAGAGGAATTATTTAATATAGTAAAAAGGGCAATTGAAAAATATGAGCCAGTTATATTTGAATACTCGCCCTCTCCTGTTATTGATAGTGATACGGATATGATCATTCATCTCACTGACGTTCATGTGGGGGTTGATATTGTAAGTCCACTCAATACATTTAATTTTGAAGTTTTGCAGGCACGATTAAAGAAATACCTTGATGAAATATTCGATATTAGGGCTACCTACAATTCCCAAAATGCCTATGTTATATTGGGTGGCGATATGATTCATGGACTTATTCATACTAATGCAAGGCTTGAATCTAAAGAAAATATTATTGAACAGATAAAAATGGTATCTGATGTCATCGGACACTTCATCGACGAATTGCGATATGCCTTTTCTAATGTATTTGTATATACAACACCAGGAAATCATTCAAGATCAACGGCTAATAAAGAAGAATCGGCTCGTGGGGAAAATTTTGACTTACTAATTCCATATGTACTTCTCAAAGATTTTAAGAATGTTAAGAATGTGCTTATTGAAAATAACACGTTAGATGTTAATATTGCAACATTTAACGTAAGAGGTTGGAATGTTTATGCAAGTCACGGCGATAAAGATAGCGCTAAAACTGTAGTTTACAATATGACTAAATTAGCAAGAAGATCTAAATATCCTTTGCCAGATTTATGCTTTCTGGGACACAGGCATACAAATGGATTAACTACCGTTGACGAAGTAAAAGTGATTCAATCTGGTTGTTGCGATGGTATGGACTCTTATGCAATTGATGGGCGCTTTGTAGGCGCACCAGAGCAAACAGTCACTGTCGTCACTGAAAATAAAAAAATAAAGGCTTTGTGCGATATTCAATTAGATTAGATACTTATTAAATCAGTTGCACAACACTTGAACCGGAAGAGTACTTATTACTCTTCTATTTTATTTGCTAAAAATTAAAATTATAAGGAGATTTATTTTATGAACAAGACAGACGTATTAAAGAATATTGCAGAAACTACCGAATTATCTCAGAAAAATGTTGATGATGTTTTAGCAGCATATGCAAATGTGGTAAAAGAAACTTTAACTTCTGATAAAGATGAAAAAGTTACATTACCAGGACTTGGAGCATTTTCTGTTAAGCATGTTAGCGAAAGAACCGGAATTGTACAGCTTGGAGATAAAAAGGGATCTACCTGGACTACACCTGAACATGATGAAATCCGCTTTAAGGTTTCAAGTAATGTAAAAGAAATCTAATAGGTGGTGAAAAAAATGTATAATATTGCAACAAAGACCATCGATCTTACGGACGATGAGATTTCAATTTTGAAAGAGGCACTGGAAGCATGCCAAGATAAATGCGTATCTATCGGTGAAGTGATGACTATTGAAACATTGTTAGAAAAGCTAGATTGATTATATGAAGGTTCGTATCTGTCAAAGGATACGGGCTTATTTTTATTAATAAAGAGGGGAAGTGATGAATGTATGGAAACCAAAATTGCAAAAAGAAGTGACGACGTAACCGACGAGATGTGGAAAGAGGTAAATGAATTTAACAGAGAAATGGTAAAGGAGTATCTGGAAAATCAAGCCGAATTGTCGGTAAAATCAAAAATCGGGTATGAATCAGCACTTAAAATATTCTTTTATTGGGTTAAAGATAATCTTAAAAATAAAAGTTGCTTGGATATTAAGAAAAAGGAATTTGTTAGATATCTGAACTGGTTGACAAACCGAGGGTTATCCGATTCTGCAATCAAATTTAAGAAATCAGCGGTGAGCAATATATGTAACTACATAATGATGATGTATGAAGAAGAATATCCTACATTCAGATCTTTCGTCACAAAAGAGATGAAGGTGGTCAAGACTGGTTACGTGCACCCAAAGGAGCCACTAACACCTGACGAATATATCAACCTCTGTGAAGAACTTGAGAAACGTGAAGAATGGGAGAAATTAGCTTATCTTATGTTTTCATATTCCACAGGTTGCCGTAGAGCTGAAGCAAGGCAGCTTTTAAAGGAAGTTGTGAATTATCCTGCAACAGAAAAAGAAATTACTGTAATTGATGAGGATGGTAATGAGCAAAAGGCTATATCTAAAAGATATTTAACTCATACTATACGTTGTAAAGGAGCCTCTGTTATTGGGAAGCCTAGAAAATTAAAATTCGGACAAGAAGTGATGGAAGTTTTCAATAAATGGCTCGAAATACGCGGAGACGACAACAATCCATATATGTTTGTTATTAAGGTGAAGAAAACAGGAACAGTTAGGCAAGTATCTGAATCTACATTTAATGGGTGGTGTTCAGATTTATTTGCCGAGATTGTTGGTCGCCGGGTGCATCCTCATTTATTTAGAGAGTCAAGAGCTACAAATTTAGTGGTTTACGAGCATAAATCAGCAGAGGTAGCGCAGAAATTATTAGGTCATAATGATGTAACGACCACAAAAAATCACTATATCATAAAAAACGATGAGTCTGACGAATCAGACGAAGCATTTATATAGAATCCGCCTTTCATTGATTACCCAATAAATAAAAAGGAGTACATAAGTGAAAAAACGTAAAGAACCATTAAATTTCGCATGTAAAGAGTGCGGGAAAAAATTTACTGGAAACAAAGAGCAAAGCAATAAAAATTGGTGTGTATGCACCAAAGATGATATATGCGAATGTGGTGGCGAATACGAATTAGTATTTAACGATTAAATTCCTATCAGATTCAATTTAAGTCGGTATAGAGACTTAAACCTATGCCATAGGAACGGAAAATCCTAAACCAATTAAAGAAGAGCAAACAACTCTCCTATCTTATTGAAAGGAGTAAAATAAACATGAATATAAATCGAAATCCAAATTTCGGAACACACAATACATCTGTGCGCCCTGGAAAAATTGAATACATAGTTATACATTACGTCGGTGCCACTGGTGACGCCAAGGCAAACATAAATTACTATAATCAGAGGACAACAACAGATGCTTCTGCTGATTTTTTTGTAGGATTCTCCGGAGATGTCTGGCTGTATAATCCAGATCCTATCGCAAGATACTGTTGGGCTGTTGGAGGTTCAAAATTATCTACTGGAGGTGGATCACTGTACGGAATTGCTAAAAATGCAAACTGTATTAACATTGAAATGTGCGTAAGAAATAGTAATTCTAAAGCAGCCGATTCTAGGGACTGGTACTTTGAAGATTCCACCATTGAATCAACCATTGAGCTGACCAGATATTTAATGAACCTATATAATATCCCAATTGATCGTGTAATTAGACATTACGACGTTACCGGGAAAATTTGTCCTAATCCATATGTTTACAATCACACACAGAATACATGGAGTAATTTTAGATCGGCTTTAATTAATGCTCCCTCAAAGAAATTCAGTTGGCAGCAAGAAGGTGACAACTGGAGATATTATAATGGTGATACTGGGCTACCTGTCTGTAATGATTGGGTAAAAGCAGATGGAAAATGGTACTGGTTTGATGGTGCCGGTAACATGATTAAAAATACATGGTATAAACATAAGGGTGCATGGTATTATTTAGGCCCAGATGGAGCTTTGTGCACATCTCAGTTAGTAGAAAACTCTGGCAAAATCTATGCCGTAGACGCTGAGGGCAAGATGGTGACTGGTGAAATTGTACTTTCAACTTTGAAGGACGGAGCCCTAGATTATAAAGGGTTATCAGACGGGAGCACAACATGACATACAAAATTATGACATCTACGTCAAATGGAGCATATGAATATTGGTCTTTTGTAAAGGTCGATGAAACTTCTACTACCGACTTCTCTTCTACTGTTCTTGATGATGTTGAGACAAAATTAAAAGAATTAATGAAAACAATTCCAATCACAAAACTTAAAGTTGTTACAGAGATTGCTTTTACTAGCGATCTCGTTTTTAATTAAGGAGATTTATGGCAGGAACATTATTAAGATTTGGCGATAAACCAAATGTAAGCCTATGTGAATTTGTTATAGACACAGAGGAGGAAATTGAATATCTTCCAACAACTAAACGTAAAGCTAGTGGACCATTTAGTGGAGATCCACACTTTGACGTATATCCTCCTATGGGTAGCACCTGTTGCGTAGGAAATGAAAATGAAAACGTCCTAATTTATATGCTATTTTCTTTTGGATGGAAGAAAATCTAAGTAAATATTACATTGTGAGTGGTATACTTTCTAACCTCTCCTGTTTTATGGTTGAGTCTGCACTTTCATTTGAAAATCAAATATAGGAACTATAACAAGCACTACTGCTCTCGCGGTGAGTGCTTATTTTAATACAAACAGCAAAGGAGGTATTGTAAATGGCAAGAAAACCCAAAGTTGCTGACTTGACTGATAACTTTGACGATTCTCACGTTTATACGTGCCTACGTTGCGGAAAAAGTTATGAGAATCCGGTTGGTAAATTTTATAAATCTCCATGGTCGGAGTCTTTTACAAAAAACTCAAAATTTACACACATCTGCAAAGACTGTGTAAATGAACTTTTTTCATATTACGAGAAAAAATACGACACTAAGTCAGCATGTATATTCATGTGTTATAAACTTGATATTCCATACTATTACTCTCTTTTTGATAGTATTATAAAAGCCAATAACAACTTTAGTATGGGACTTTATATGCGTCAGATTAACGGACGGCAATATCAATACCAAGACTTTTCACAATCAATTTTAGCAGGTGAAATAGCTAAAACTTCCATTGAACTTGATCAAGACAAAGAAGTTAAATGGTCTAAGCAAGATAAGCAAAATAGAGATTACGCCATTGAACTTATTGGATACGATCCATTTGAAGATTATCCAGAAGAAGACAGACGCTTCTTATTTAATCAGCTTGCACCATATTTAGAAGATGAGGACTCCGCTGAAGATGCTTACAAACTTTCTCAAATATTGCAAATCGTCAATAACAATAAACAGATTCATGTTTGTGATAAGCGAATTGCAAATTTAGATCCTGTTAAAGATGCTAACGATATCAAGACTCTTAATATTATAAAAAAAGATCTTGTTGCTAGCAATGATAAAATCGCAAAAGAAAATGAGATTTCTGTAAAAAACAGATCTAATAAAGATGTGGGCAAATCGACATTGACATATTTAATGCGCGATTTACGAGAAAAGCATTTCGACAAAGCAGAAGCTGATTATTATGATCAACTAAGCGGGGATGGAACACAGTGGGCAATTTCAGTATCTCAAAAGGCACTTTTGGATCATTGTCTATTTGATGAAAACGACAAAAAAGAGGTATACGAGATACAAATAAAACTCATAGACGATTTATATAAAGAATTAGACGACAAAAAAGAACAAGTGCGTCAATTACTTATACAGGTTGACGAGCTAAAATCGCAATTGTCCACTGTAGAGGACGGTGTCGACGATGGCTTATCATAAATTAATATCAGAGAGAAAAAAGCGTATCTGTGAGTTAGACGCTAAAAGTATTGCTTATTATAGACGAAACCCCTGTATTGCATGTGAAGATTTGCTCGGTATAAAACTCATAGATAGCCAGAAGTACATACTGCAAGCAAGTTGGAATAAACCACATGTTTTGTGGTGTTGTAGCCGAAACTTTGGAAAATCATTTTTGGGTGCTATTTTTATGGTTCTCAAAGCGATTTTGTATGAAAATCAAGCAATTTATATTGTAAGCTCCGTTGGTGATCAGTCAAAAGAAACATTTTCAAAAATTGAAGAGATTGTTCTTCGTATAGGTAAAACAGCGGCATCTATTGATTCTCTCAAAGATATTGTTGAAAAGGAAACCAAAAAGTCAGGTAATAATAAGACTGGTTTTGGACATGCCCAGTCAGGATTCCATGTAGAATTTTACAATGGTAGCGAAATATTTACATTAAATGGAAACCCTGATAATAACAGATCACGTCGAGCAACCTTGGTATTCTTTGATGAAGCGGCATTCTCTTCAGATGAACTTATTGCAGTTTGTGAAGCTTTTGCGACACAGAATACGGAATTCAAGACCTCCACTGCCAAAGGATTTAATCCTGACACCTTGAAAAGAAAATGCCCAACGCAGTTGGTCTATGCTTCGTCACAAGATGACATGAGTAAAATTTTCTATCAGCATTATAAGAACTTCACCAAGCGAATGATAGCTGGCGACAGAGATTACATAGTTGTGGATATGATATGTGATACGGCCATTAAGACATTTATGGATGGAAAACCATATACGGCCCTACTAACGCAGGACAAGGTTGATGCAGCCATGAAAGCCAACAGAGAAAAAGCATTAAGGGAATACTATAATCAGCCCACTCGTGATGGTGGAGTCAACCAAATTATTAAATGGGGTACGGTACGACGTAATGAATGCTTTTATCTTCCACAATTATCATACAAACCAAACACTTCTATATGTCTTGCTTTAGATCCCGCCAGAACACTAGACAATTCAATTCTTGGAGCTATGAATATTGTCAACGATCCAAATTACGGGTACATTGGAGAAATTGTAAACTGTGCAAATTTATTTGATAAAGCCAGTAAAAAAGGCTATAAATTAGATTCAAACAGGCAGTTAGCGGAAGTCAGAAAATATCTTGCTCTTTATAACGGGCAATATAATGATTATCAAAATATCGATTGCTTATTAATCGACCAAGGAGCTGGAGGCGGTGGTGTTTCAACGTATGCTGACGGTCTACTTAATGATTGGACTGGTGATGATGGGCGGCATCATAGGGGATTAATTGATGCTTCTCATGATATATATACTGGATATAAGGAACTTTACCCTAATGCTATCGACAAGTTGAAACTGATTAGTCCTAAAAAATATAGGACACAGATGGTTGATGAATTTATAGAGCTGATGGATTTAGGTGTAATAAAGTTCCCATACGAATTCAAACAAGAATTTATATCGATGGCTAAAAAACAAGAGGATTCAGATGAGGAGGTAATTGAGAAATATGAACTATCTGATAAAGAAATTTCTGCTTTAGCAAACATTGATTTAATGAAGCTTGAAACCACGTCAATATATAAATATGAGAATGCTGACAAAACAACAAAGACTTATGCTTTGGCAAAAGACAAAGAGGGTTCTATGCATGATGATCGGTTCTATGTACTAATTATGTTGGCTCATCGGTTGTATGAACTAAGACGAGGACAAATAATTACTCAAGATGAACAACCTACTGATTACTCTTCTGCCCCTCTCTGCTCTTCTTCAATATCTTATGATTAGAAAGGACGGTGAAAAATGTCAGAAAATTTAAATAAAGAAGATTACGAAGTAATTATTCGTTCTACATCTAATGATGGTACGGAGATTATTACTTCTTCAGAATCTATTACAGACAAATGGCTTGCCAGTGCGGTTGCTAAGTATGATCCATCAAACCAAAAATATTCTGTCTATTTAAAAGATGGTAATTCATCGTCCGAAAAACTGACACCAGAATATATAGATGAGTTAGCCGATGGAACGCAGAATGATTTAAAAAAAATACAGATTATAAATTCTATTGTACGGAAAGAAATAAATAAAGACGGTATTATTGGAAAAACACATGAATGTATAACCACTAATATTAACACAAAAACAAAATTGTCTTATGATATGGATATATCTGGAAGAAATAAATCCGAACAACTTCAGCGAGTCAAGAATTTTATCACAGAGTTTAATAAAACAATTAATATCAAAAGATTTATTCGTAATTCTATCCCCACTACCTTTGACGAAGGTACTTATATCTGCTATTTAAGACATGAAGACAATAAATATAAAATTGATTATTATCCTCTCAGTGTTTGTGTATTTGGAGACTATGATATAGATGGAGACCCCGTAGTTCTTTTAAATATAAGAGAACTACGGTCTAGACTTCAAAAAATATATAAAAAGACTAAGAAAAACAAACCATTATTTTTCGAAAATATGGAAGAAGAGGTAAAAGCAAACTACCCTATTGAAGTATACGATGCTTTTATAGCAAAAGAAGACTTTGCAAAGTTAAATCATAAGTATACTGGGGTGATTAGAATTAATAATATGAATCGAAGTTACGGTCTTACTCCAATCTTTCGTACTCTTAAAGATCTACTTATGCTTGATACTTTCGACAATGCTGATAGGGTAAATAGCAAGGCTAAAGCCAAAAAGATAATTCATCAAAAACTTCGTAGGGAAGTAATGGGACCTGAGTTTAATAAAAAGGGATTTGAGGAAATGAGTTACGCACACGAAAATTTTATGGCAGCTTGGAAACAGCCCACAGTGGTAGTTACTACTCCACCAACAGTTGAAGAAATATTATATGTAGAACCCAAAATAGAACTTACTGATACAAAAACTGTCAATAATTATCGTTCTCGTGTTCTGGCTGCTCTTGGTATCAGTTTTCTAATGGATTCAGGTAGTCAATCTGTAAGTACCTCTGATATCTCCGTAACACAGCTTATGAGAACAATAAATATGATTTCTGAACAAGTCGAGGATATCTTGCAAAAATGGTATAAACAGGTGCTTGTAGATAATAATCTCCCTGTTGAATTCTGCCCCACTATTAAAGTTATTGACAGTGAAGCACTTAGCTTTGAAATGCGAAAAGATTTAGCTTCTACTCTTTATACTATATTTAATGGTTCTCTAGCATCAAGCTTAGAATTACTTGGTATAGATGTAAATGACGAAAAAGCAAAGCGATCCAAAGAGAACGACGAGGGATTTGAGAAAATTTTCAAATGTAGGCAGACCGCATATACATCTAGTGGACGAGGTGAGATAACTGAACCACAGGGCAATAAGGGTGGGCGACCTACTGACAGCAAAAATAAAGCAAAACAAAAATACGATCAGACCAGGCAGGATTCATTATGATAGTAGAAATTATTTGTCCCTGTTGCAATAAAAAGTTACTAGTCACTTTACCTGTCAGTGATATTGCTAAGAAAAATGATTTTAATTATGATCAGGCCATTTTAGAGCAAGAATTGTTAAAAAAACACAATATTCTTCTTGGTTAGGAAGGTGGTGAAAAAATGAATACAGAAAATATTTTTATTGCGAGTGAAATTATAGAAATATCTGAAAGCAACACTTATTTGGAACTTACAAGTAGAATTTGCTACTACGATGACACTAATGCAAATGGTGTACTCCTCCCATCTGACGGAGCTGAACAGAAAGCAGAGACCTTGGTTAATATGCCAGTTCAAGCAAAATATAGAACTAATATTGTGGGCCTACCAACATTCTCCGGACATGAAATGTCAAAAGATCAGAATGGTAATATTTCTTTTGGTACTCAGTCTATAGGTACACATACAGAAGTATATATAGAAAATGCCGACGTAGATGTTCGCGGAGTTATTAAAAATTTACCTTGTCTTTATGCTAAATACAGAATATGGAAAAGATATGAAAATGTTGTAGCTGCCGTAAGGCGGCTTTTTTCAATTGGGAAACTCTTTGGTAGTTGGGAAATCGTCATCTCTTCATACGAATATAAAGATGGTGTTAAAAGAGTGGCTGATTATGAGTTTTTAGCTAATACGCTACTTGGGTATGAATATGCAAAACCATCGTATGGAGTAGATGCAAAAGCATTATCCCTTTCTACAGATATGAGTAATGGATTGTTTGTTGCAGAGGCACTATCCCAAGACATTATATGTCATGGTTTAGATAATGAAAAAAAAGCAAAGGAGGATAATGATTTGCTGAAAAAGAATGTAACGCAGGTTGCTGAAAATAAAGCAGAAGGAGCGATTGAAGAAACTCCTGTTGCAACCTCAAATAATGATACAACTGAAATTTCTCAGCTTACTGAATATGATTTAAGAAAAAAGATTCGAGAGGCTTGTAGAGCAAAATTAGACAAGTGGTGCTGGATCTCCTTTCATTTTCCAATAGATAAAGAGGTTTGGTTGGAGGTAGATGGCAGGGAATCGGAATTAGACTTTGTGCGCATGACCTACGAAGTAAACAACGATACTATTACTGTTTCTGATCCGGAAAATGTAAAATTGACAGTTAGCATTTCTGAAATCAATACAAAGGTAGCAGAATTAGAATCAGAAATCTCAACTAAAGATGATGCTATTATTAAATCAGGAGAAGAAATTTCAAAACTTAAAGCAGAAGTAAGTACTCTTACTCCGTTTAAGGAGAAATTTGAGAAAGCGGAACAGGAAAAGGTAGCCGCTGAGTTGCAGGAAAAGAAAAATACTCTAGTGTCTTCTATTACGAAATCAGGTTTAATTACGAAAGAAGAGATTGAAAGTTCAGAAGAATTAAAGGAGTATGTTGATACTCTAGATGATAAATCACTAAAGGCAATTTTAGCTGAGAGATATATGGAATCCTTAAATGGTCAGGAGACTTTAATATCAGAAAATCTACATAATGATGAGATTAAAACATCTACTGCTTCTGTAAATCTGAATAATTTAGAGGATGATCAACTAGATGTGAAATCTATAATGAAAAGCTATTTAGGTAAATAAAAGGAGGAATAAAATAATGTTAAGAGAATTACAGACAAATACTGGTAAGGTGTATGATTCTACAAATATTACTACTGTTGATTTGGTTGTGGGTATGGGTGTTGTAAAAGATTATACGAAGGACAGGGAAGTAGGATTTCCAGATGCTCCTACGGATAAAGGAGTGTTTTTTGTAACAAAGGAAAAGCGTGCTGATGGAATTTACGCTGGACTTGGAGAATTTTCTGACTATGAAGAAATGTTTATGCAAATCAAGACAGGTAATGGTGTAAAACTTGTACCTCCGGAATTTCCTGAGAGATATGCGACAGATCAGTTTTCTACTGGAGCAATTAAAGGAGATTATTTAGCACTTGGTATTGATGGCAAATTTGCAAAGTCTGCTGATGCCACAAAGTTTGTATATCGTGGAACCAAAGTTGTTGATACTCATACTCTTCATGTTATTGAAGTAATTGGCTAATTTAAAATATTTTTAATGTGACGGCATATGGGTGCCGTTATTTTTATGCTCAAAAACCGAATGGAGGAATTAAGATGTTAAAAACAGAAATTGCTGAATTAATGAATAAAGATGGGCAGGTTTTCAATATTGCCCAGAAGCTTACATATAATAGAAATCTTTCCGCAGAAGAAAAAGAGGTATCTGAAATTTGTGATGCATGGGTAAGAGAAATTGCGTCCAATGGTAATGATAGGGATTGCGAAATTGGAGCTTTTATTAAAAGAACTGTAACTGATGAAGTGTACAATGCCCCAGACGAGTTACTGGACAAATTATTTGACAGAGGTACGGTAGGGGAATTTGATGATTACAGTGTAGATAAAACTCCAAAGAATACAATGGAAGCACACGATGCCGTAATTGGTGGTAATGTAGATAAGTCATATATTGACTTTGCTTCTTTAAAACCCACTTGGAAAACTGCCCAGGTTGAATTTGAACTCCCTTACATTGAAATGAGACGTAATGGATTTAAGTCTGTTGCACTTCTTACCAACTATGCCGTAGAAGCACTAAGAAATAAGCAGTTTTATGATATCTTTACCACTATAGACACAGCCATTGCGGGTGGAGAACAGGCTATTGCCGAAACTGAAGCGGCTCCTTCTCTCACTTCATGGGACAAATTTGGTTTGTACCTTTTAGATAGAGATTCATCTCCTGTAGCAGTAACTCTTTCTAAGTATGCACAGGCACTGGGAAGAATGTCTGGACGTGCGCAGTATTTATCTGATGATATGAAAAATAACTTCAATAGATATGGACTAGTAAGTTTTAACGACGGTATTAATATTGCTTCAATTTCCGGTGCGAAGAAACTTGTTTCTGGTGCTTATCTCCTCCCAGATAAAAAGATTTTTGGTGTTGCTGGTAAGATTGGTACTCTTGACCAGAAGGGTGATATTAGGGTTTATGAAACAATGGATAATAACGAGGAAAAAGTCAATGTGAAACTGGCAGGCTTTGAGTATGGTTATTGCATTACTGATATTGAAAAATTAGCTAAAATTACAATGGCAAAATAAATAAACAAATACGGGAGAGGGATAAACCTCTCCTATTTTAAAAGGATGATTTGAATATGATTAAAGATATGAAAACGATTAACCTACTTAATTACAATGAAAATATCGTTGTTGTATCTACAAAGCATGATAGTTATGCTATTGAACCAGCTGTAGATAGTGAAACACCAACCATTCTCCCGCTTAATTTAGAAGAAATCCTTTATATTAATGGAAACTCCGCCGCTTTTAAAAGCGGAATTCTAAGATTTCCAGAAGAGATTGAACAAGAAATGTATGAGGATTATTTAAGAATTCCAAATTGGAAAGACTTGCTTACGATTAAGGAGATGGAAAACATTATTTTATCTCCGAGCATGGATAAGCTTCTAAAATTAGTTAGAATTAAGGACATTGGAACATTCGATAGGCTTCGCGGAGTATTCATTCGCTTAAAGAATTCAACAGACAACGATATTTCTATGCGAATAGAAAGTATCATTAAGACTAGATCAGATGAGCTACGCAGGGGTATTCGTAATACTGAAATTGTTATTAAGCCAAAAGATGTTACAACATCAATACAGTCTGAAGAAGTAGATGCTTTAAAAGAACAGAATATTGCTCTACAAAAACAGATGACTAAAATGCAGGAAATGATGGAAAAAATGCTTGCATTACCCTCCATTAATGCTGATACCATTAACGAGATTAACAATGATATTGCAGAAGTAAAAGAAGAACCAGTTAAGAAACCTGGAAGACCCAAGAAGAATTAAGGGGGCGAGCATAATTGTCAACACCATTTGATTCTTTAATACAAAAATTTTTTTATAAAATAGAAAAGGATAGAGACTTTTTTTCTTATTATAATGTCTCATTAGAAGAAGCTTTAATTTTAGCAAGGAGTCAGGCGGTAAATTATTTGTATGAAGCAATCGAAAGATTAGTTGATGAATGTACTCCTGATGTGGACTTCTTTGACTATAGTGAAGATATAGCAGAGTTTAATTTTGATCTAACAAAAAAAGAACAGGGTATTATATCCGACTTAATGAGAGAAGTTTATTTTGAGAGAGATTTATCTTTACTTAAAGCATTTAAAATATCAATGACTCCTAGTGATCTAAATCAATTTTCTCCAGCTTCAGAAAGAAAGACATTTACCGATATGTTGAGAGAAATCAAAAATGAAAACGTAGTTAAGATTTCACAATATGCATCTGTAAACAGGTTGACTGGAAAGAAAAAATTAATTGACTATAGTCAATGCTTAGAGTAGGTGGTGTTTTATGAATATTACATATTTTCAGAAAATAAACAACACCTACAAGTCTTCGAGTAAACAGGAAACAGATTTATACTTACTTAATAAACATGTAGATGAACATTTTGCTGATACTATTGATTATCATGTTGTTAGTAGAAATGGTCTGCCATATGAATTGATTATAATCAAAGATACAGAGGGAAATACTTTTAAGAAGAAAATAAAAGCCAAACATTCTGATCCATTTAATTTAGGTGACTATATAGAATGGAATAATCAACACTGGCTAGTAATGCTAATTGATTCAGATGAAAAAGCTTACCATTCAGGCTATATGTACTTATGCACTGTACCTTTAAGGTGGCAGAACTCAAAAGGTGGAATAGTTGAGCGCTGGGCATATTCAGAGGATTTCACCAAATACTCCTCTGGAATTTCAGGCAATAATACAATTGCTATTGGTGACAACCAGTATGGACTTACAGTACCAATTGATGAAGAAACCAAACAGCTTAAAAGAGATATGCGTTTTCCTATTGATTTAGATGATGCTAAAGAGCCAGACATTTATAAATTAACAAACCGTAAAGTCAATTTAAATAATTACCAGTATTTTGGACGTGGTAGCAATATGACACTTACATTATCATTTGATGCCTACAATAAAGACACTGATAAGCGAGTCTTGCTTATAGACGGTACTGAGGTTTGGATTGCAAGTTATATTTCGTCTTCTACTCCCCCACCGGCCCCAGATCCACCCGATGAAACAGCGAATTTATCTGCACATATCAACTATGTAGGATCTAGTACTATTCGCATTGGAGGTAGTAAAAAGAAGTTTGTCGCTACTTTAACCGATAAAGATGGTAATTATTTGGATATGACTCCCATCTGGACTATTGAACCGGTAGGCTTAGTAGAAATGGTTATTGTGAATAACGAATTGCACATCTCATGTAATGATGAAAATATGGATCAATCAAATTTAACAATCTCGGTTAAAGATGAACACAGTGGGTTTTCAACATCGACCAATGTTTTAATAAGTGCATTTTAGGAGGTGTTGAATGACTTTAAAAGATGTAGGAATTTATAAATCAAGGCTAATATCATTTATAACGCAATCAGATGATATATGTGAACTACTACTGGGTAAGGATTATAATCAAGAGACTGTTTATGATGATTTATTATATAAATATGTATTTCCATATTTATATGTAAACGATACGCAAGTAGAAACTAAATCTTATATATGTATGGAAGTTGATGTTCCTAGAGTGGCAAATTTTTCAGTAAAGGATATGAAGATTATAATTTGGTGCTACTGCCACAAAGATAAAGATTACATGAGATATTCGAAAAAAGGCTACTTAGGAACAAGAGCTGATATTCTAACAGATATGTTAGATCGAAAGCTACAGAGTTCAAGAGAATTTGGCATTGGACAGCTTCACCTAAATTCTGCTACATATCTAACTATTGGAGATAAATATTACGGCAAACAGCTTATATATAGCTGCTCTGAATTCAACTTAAAAAACAAACTATAAGGTGGTGTCTTTTGAATAAATATGATCTAGAACATAAATTACAGAGAGGCAGCATTTTATATTTTGATAATATCCCAACATATAAGGTGACACTGGGGGAAATGGCCGATTTTGGCTTTACTAAGGCACAAAATATCATCTCTTTGTTATGTATGGATGATGATAAAGCTAAAGAATACTTATCTAATGCAGAACAATCATCAACTTTCCTGTATGTTGTATTAAATCTCCTTCAAGAATACAAAGCATTAGAAAGTGGCGAAATACTGTCAAGCACTGACTTAATGTGTGAACTAGTCCCCTCTTTTTTGAGTCTATTCTTTAAAAATAAGGTGACTTTTGATGCGAATTATGGATTTATTATTGGGGAGGAAAGTAAATACCTCTTAAATAGTATAAACTATGATAAATTCAGACAGATACTTAAAAGCCGTAATTGCCTAATTGATATTAATTATATGGAATATGTAGATAATCCAGATAACGATATGGCTAAAAGTCTATTGGAGAAACGTCGGAAGCTTAGAGAAAAGGTCAATAAATTAAAACGCATTGGAGATGACGATGATGATTTAACAATGGCTGATTTGATAAGTATCTTTGCTGAGGCTGAACATATGCCTTTACAAAATGTCTATGATTTATACGATATATATCAATTTAACAATCAGTTTAATCGTCTAAAAATAATGGACGATTTCCACGTAAATATACAAGCGTTACTTGCTGGTGCAAAAAGTGATGAAGTAAATCTTCAGCATTGGCTTTCAAAAATAAAACAAAAAGAAAACTAGATCAGTAAATTACTGGTCTTTTTTATTGCAAAAAATTAAGGAGGTAACAAAATGGGTGCTAATACAAAATTTGGTGCTAAAGAGGTTATGGATGTAATCTTATATGATATGTCTACAAATAAACCATCTATTTTCTTTGATACATTAAAAACATCTAGTATTGAGGTAACATCGGAAAAAGTTTACGCGCGAGGAGGTAAGGGTAATGCTAAATTAATTACCTGGGAGTTAAATAAGGAAGGTAAACTTACAATTGAAGATGCTCTCCTCTCTCCAAAATCATTGGAATTAATCTCAGGCGTGGCTACAGTAACCGGTGCTCAGACTGTATATATGAGACAGGCTACAGCATACGATACCACAGGAACTACACCTGTTGATAAGGGTGAATTATACCCACTTACCGCATCTCCGTCTGGCGTAATCGAATTAGCTTATGTACCAAAAGAGGCGGCTTCTGGAATTCTTGTTTATGAAGTTGAGAATGACTGCGGAACTCCTATTGTTATGACTAACGCTACATTAACTGGCAAAACATTGACAGTACCGGCAGCTGCGGATAAGAAGCTTGTGGTCTACTACACGTTTTCGAGTGCTGCGTCCACTGAGACATATGTTATCGATTCTTCTCACTTTAGTGGTACATATAAACTTGTGGGCAATACGGTTATTAGAAACAGAGAAACTGGAAAAGATGAAGCATTTCAGGTTGTAATTCCGAATTTAAAATGGTCAAGTAACCTGAAATTAGACTTTTCTGCCGAAGGTGACCCTCAGCCCACATCATTTGAATGTGAAATCATGAAAGCTGCTAACAGCTCTACTATGATTCAGATGACAAGATGGGCTTAAATCCCATCTTTAAGGAGGGCTATTAGTGAAACTAAAAGTAAAAGAAGTAATTAGCGACTATGATTACGACTGTATTGTTGTAGATATTGATAAAATCTCAACACAGATTGTATTTAACAAATCTGATCATGTTGAACGGTATCTCGGTAAAACAGTCGATTTAAATTGTGATAATGGAAAATATACGATTAAGGAAGCTTCTGCTCCTGAAAAATGATTGAATAGATTAGTGTAGAAATAAGGGATACATAGCAATCTATTCTTAGAAAACTATATATCCCTATTTTTTACTCCTGAAAGGAATGAAGAACAATTTACGAAACAAAATTCGATAAAGAGTATCAAAGTCAATATCTGGCTGAGATTAACTATCTGACCGAAATTGGTATCAGATATACATTTGTAAAAAAAATCAACGGTCTAATTACCTATAAATATGAAAAGAATAAAGAATTATTTAGAGCATTAGCCGAATTTTATTCTTAAAGAAAGAGACACTATAAATGGGTTGCTCAAGACAATGGGCGTAAAAGTGGATAACATACCTGTGAGGAAATTTCCAATAGCCAGGATAGGTTTGCCATTTATCCTTATAAAATGGGAGAAAACTACATGAATGAAGTATTACAGAATATAAACATTTCAGAAGTTTTATCAACTATCTGGACACTTGTTTTAGTACCCATCTTGGGTTATGCGTGGAAACAGACTTATGCTTGGCTAGAAACTAAAAAGCTGGATAAATATGCCTCCATCTTATATGAAGAAGTCGTCAAGTCAGTGAAATCGGTTTATGAAGTAGAGGTAAAAGATATTAAAAAAACCGGCGACTGGACTCCAGAAAAGCAGAATGAGGTAAAAGAACTGGCTAAAACTAAAGTATGCCAAGCGTTATCTACTTCTATTTATAGATGTTTAAAATTAGCCAATTCAGACTTTGAAGAGTATTTAGATTCCCTGGTTGGCACTGCTCTATTTGATATCAAAAATAAGGCATTATATTACGAAAGGCATGGTATATAATGGTTGAACGAAATAGCAGAATTACAAAAAATTGATATTATATCATGGTTGGTGACTGGCTTTCTCATTCTATCGGCAATAAATGCAAGTGCAACTATCATAGGAAAGTTTTCAGAAACAATAGGTAAACCTGTAAAATGGGTACGAAAAAAAAATGAGGAAAGGCAGCTCATTGTTCAGACATCACAGAGTCTTGATGAATTGTGGAAGCAAAGGGGCGTTGATGTTGAGCAGTCAATCAAACATGATGAAAGACTAAAAAACGATTTGCATGATGTGTCCAATAAAATAGATACATTGAGCAGGCAAATTACATCTATGCAACGAAAAATAGATGAAACAGAAATGGCGAAATTGAAAGATACCATAATTACTTACTATAAGAAATACAAAGACATTGGTGAATGGAGCAAACTGGAAAAAGAAGCCTTTTGGGATTTATTTGAGAGTTATGAATCCCATGGTGGCAATGGATTCATGCACAGTATCGTTGAGCCAGTTATGCGAGAATTAAATGTTATAGATTGACAGAAAGAGCGATTTCTAAGTCGCTCTTTTATTATTTATAAAGGAAGTGATTAATATACAAAAACTAAAATTAGTAATTGACAACTCTACTCTATCGGAGTACGAAAAATATTATTTCAAACTACATTCAAGAGCAAGTAAAAGGCCCATTGATGCGCCCTATCACCCTACAATAAATACTTGGATGATAATGAAGCGACCTATGATGAATGCATTAAAGCAAAAATGGAAAGATTTCATAAAATGGTTTATTGAAAACCAAGGTTATTCTAACCTACACATAGAAAAATGCGAAATGAAATTTATTACATACTATGAAACTAATCGCAGACACGATATAGATAATGGTTGTCCTAAATTCATCTTAGATGGATTATCCGAAAGTGGTTTTATTGTTGATGATGACAATAAACATATTACATCTTTAACATTGGAGTGTTATGTTGATAAAGAAAACCCACGTACTGAAATAATCGTAAACTTAAATCAGTAAAAATAAAACAGCTATAAATCAACGCTTAGGAAGAAAAACACAACGCTCAAGACAGCTTCCACATATGGAAATGGAAATATGTTACAATTCTCTTGTACCTATATATCGGTTAAAATGTAAGAAAATCTTATTACAACAGGAGTTTCTTACGTGAAAATCAATTTGCGCAAATTAAGAATTGAAAGTGGCTTGACCATTGAACAATTATCTGATAGGTCACATGTGGGGGTTGGCACAATTAGTAGGATAGAGAACTACGAAACAAATCCTAAAATAACAACAATATGTAAACTATGCTCTGCATTAAAAGTTTCTATGGATAAAATGATAGAATGTGAGGGACGTTATTATGACGATGAGTGGTGAAACTATGTATTTTAATTTAATTTGCGAAGAAATGTGTTTGACTGGAGGGAAAATTATACATATTGATGAAAACAAACAAAGTCTTGAGGCTGTTCATAATGTAGTAAAAGAAAATTTGCTAAGGTATCCCAACGCTAAATGGGAATTGCATTTAATGGGTTATAAATTATAAATATGAAATTATATATATTATAGGAGCTGTCGTTAATGATGGCTCCTTTTATTATGGAGGAAAATAATAATGATTAGAAATTGGTTAAAAATGAAGAGACAAGAAGTTCAGTTGAAATTGACATTTTATACATACATCAATGAATTTATCAAAAACAAAAAGAGTCTATGTGATTTAACCTATAAGCTTTATATCTCGTTAAAAGATGAACCAATTGAAGAATTAAAAGATAAATTTATTGAATCTTTGGCTAAAATTATTCACGAATCAACTCTAAAGGACGAATAAAATGCCTGTCAAAATAGCTACTAATCTAAACGTCTTAGATGATTACCTCCAAGAAGCATGTGATGTGGCAATTGAAAAAGTAGCAAAAATAGTCAGGGATAAATTAGAGGAATTTATCTTAGAGGATTTTTACAACACTTACTCTCCTCTTTTCTATGCAAGGACTTATGCTTTTCTAAAATCTCCTAAGTATAGTATTTTAGGAAATACCACGGCTGAGGTTTTTATCGACACTGATGTAATGCAATACTTAGGTATTTCTGGTGAAGATGTTGCAAATTTAGCCAGTTTTGGATTTCATGGTAGCATCGAGATATTTAGAGAAGGCTTCTATTGGAGTGATTTTATTAATTGGTGTAACGAAAATGTACCAAGGTTATTAAAGATAGAATTAAAGAAACAAGGTATTAACACTTTGTAATTTGAACGGTAACTCCGTTCTTTTTTTATGCATTGAAAGGAGAAACGTAATGGCAAATACTGATTTTAAAGTTCTATTACAGACAGTATTAGACAAATCAGGTATAAATACAGAATTGAAGGAAGTCCAAAATATTATCAATAAATATTCAATTGATATTATTCCTGAATTAAAAACCGCTTCTCTCCGCAATCAATTGAAAGCAGTATCTCAAGAGATAGCAAGTGATTTTAATAAAACATTTGGTACAAAGTTAAATGGAAACGACATATTTAAAGCTTATGAAGATCAAGCAAAGAAAGTTGTTAAAAAAAATAAGATTGTTGAACAATCTTTTGCAGACTTAAGAAAAAGTACATATCAGTCAATTGGGTCAAAATCATCAGAGCTACAGCAAATGGCTGATATGTATAGACGCGAATCTATAGAAGCAGATAAGGCAGCTGCTTCAGCATCGAAAATTTCCCAGGCAATAGATGTTGGAAAGAACGAGTCAAAAATATCAACAATGACTGCATCTTTTCGGCAGCTCGGTTTATCGGCAGATCAAATACAAAAAGAATTACTAAATGTTAATCTTGCATTCGAGAAACTAAAAGCAAACCCCGACAGTAGTTCTTTAATTGCTAATGCAAAAAGTCTAGATGTAGAGTATTCAAAAGTAAATAATCGACTCAAAGACCTAACAGCTAATTTTAAAGGTTTTGCTTCCGAAACACAACGTCTAACAAAAGCTGGCAACATAGTTACGTGGATGGAAAACAATTCTAAAGCTAGTAAGAAGTACGGCTCTGATATAAATCAGTTGGTAGAAAAACTAAAATCAGCAGACGATTTGACGGTACCAGAATTGAAAAAGATCGAAGCTGAATTTATGAGAATTCAAATCTCCGCAAGAGAGGCCGGGCTGTTAGGGAAATCATTTACGGACTCAATTAAAGATGCAGGATCTAAGTTCACCTCATGGTTGTCTATAACATCCGTCATTATGGCTGGAGCAAACTCTTTCCATAAGATGTATCAGTCAGTTTACGAAGTAGATACAGCGATGACTAATCTTTATAAAGTTACGGACGAGACAGATTACAAATACGCCCAATTCTTAAATGGTGCAAAGAAAAACGCCAAAGACTTAGGCAGAACTATATCTGGATTAGTAGAGCAGACGGCTGATTGGGCAAAATTAGGATATGACATAGATGAATCGTCTGAACTAGCTAAAATATCATCTATATATGCGAATGTTGGAGAAGTTGATGACAAAACGGCTGTCTCCGATTTAGTAACCGCAATGAAAGCTTTTAATATTGAAGCTTCAAATAGTATTAATATTGTTGACTCGCTTAATGCTTTAGGAAACAAATTTGCAGTTGATTCCGCAGGTTTAGGTACCGGTTTAAAAAACTCCGCTTCTGCTCTTCAATCGGCTGGAAATGATATTAATCAGACATTAGCCATGCTAACTGGTGGCTCAGAGATTATACAAGACGCTTCTGAAATGGGAAATACTTTAAAAGTATTAAGTATGCGTGTTCGTGGGATGAAAGGTAACCTAGAGGAGTTAGGGGAAGAATACGAAAACGTTGAGTCTATATCAAAAATACAGACTCAAATCTTAAATCGTACTGATGGAGCAGTTAATATTTTCGATGACAAAGGTAATTTTAAGTCTACATATGAAATTATTAAAGGAATTTCAGAAGTATGGGATCATATTAGTCAAACTAAACAAGCAGACTTGCTGGAAATTATAGCAGGAAAACAGCGCGGTAACCAAGTTATGGCGCTTTTACAGTCGTTTCAATCTGGACAAGTTGGAAAGGCTCTCCAGGAATCATTAAACTCTGCTGGGAGTGCTCAGCAAGAACAAGAAAGATGGATGGAATCATTAGATGCAAAGACCAAGCAATTTGAAGCCTCATTCCAATCACTTTCTTTAACTGTCTTAAACTCTGATTTCTTAAAAATCCTTGTTGATTCTAGCACTGCACTATCCAGTGGCTTAGATGGAGTTATAAAGAATTTTGGAGTGCTGTCAACGCTTTTAACTGGTGCAGGTATCACATCATTTGTAAAAAACTACGGTTAACTCTGTAAAACGAGTTACTTAAATTTCCGAGGATTTAAGTCGGCCTATCTAGGGGAAGGAAATGTCATAATGGCGACACAACAATTCCTAGAGATGAAAGTTTTAAAATAAAAAGAGGATTAATTGCTTGAAAGTGTAATACTCACTACTCTCCTATTTGGAGAAGCCGAAAAATAAGGCAAATAAGTCAAACGGTTAACACACCGGAGTGAGTTTTCTAGGGATAAAACATAATTCCCGACAGATTTACAATCACTAACGAAGCAGCTAACCCTATCTACGTACAGTCATGACAGATAATCCAATAGTAGCAATTGCGTAAGCAATGTTGGGGTAAAGTCATTAATGATAGGGAATGTTCAGAGAGCACCATTCCTCGCAGTACATGAAAGCCATATTTCATATGCTGTTAATGCATGTTCCAACGTGTATAAGATATGAAGACTAACTTACCTTTAAAATATCATAAACCAGAAAGATATAGGTGAAACATAATAAATGGGAATTGATTTAACAACTCTAGCCGCGGGTAAGAGTTATACAGACAAAGTTGCTGAGGAAATTATCACCTCAGATCAAAAAGAAAATATTCAAAAGCTTACTTCTGATGGCGAAGGAAACAAAGCGTTATTTGACGATGGAACTTATAAAACTGTTTCTGGAAGCGCAAGTGATTACGAATCTCTTTATAACAGGCCGGTAATCAATGGAGTGGAATTGGTAGGGAATATAACATCCAAACAGTTAGGATTTTCTGATGCTGCTTCCACAGGAAGCTATAATGATTTAAAGGACAAACCAAAAATACCTACACTAATTTCTCAATTAACTAACGATTCAGATTTTATTACAATATCTGCTTCAAACTTAATGAACTATTATAGTAAGATGGAATCTTATACAAAGACCGAGATTAATTCATTAATTGCAAATTTAAATTCAATGACTATTGAGGTAATAGAGATTCTTCCATCAGAAAATATCTCAGCAACAACTATGTACTTACAAAAGGAAATCGATAAAAATTCGTACAACCAGTGGCTTTACATAAACAACGAATGGGCAAATATAGGTACCACAGATATTGATTTAACCAATTATTACTCAAAAGTAGAAACAGACTCATTTTTAAATAATAAAGTAGATAAAGTTTCAGGATATGGATTATCTCAAAATAATTTTTCTACTGACGAAAAGTCGAAACTTGCCGGATTAAATAACTACACCCTTCCAAGTGCTTCTCCTAATGTACTTGGTGGTGTTAAGCCTGATAATTCAACCACATTTGTAGATAGTAATGGTGTGTTGAGTGCCGTTGGAGGCACTTCTGAAGTTATAGATGATAGCGTAACTTCATTATCAAAAACATGGAGCAGTACTAAAATATCATATGATATAGCTGTAGTTGAGGAACTTACTAATGGTATTAGCATAGCGCAAAAAACGGTAAATACGAAAGGCACTAAAGAACTATTGAGTCAAGAATATTCGTTTAATCTAACTCCAGCTTTAACCATGGGGACGGCCAATCTTACAGCAATAAATCAGACAATTACGCTTAAAGATAGTATTCTTAATTATGATATGATTAACATTCAACTAAAAGTAAACACCAATACTGTTAAAATTTCTTATCCTATTTATACATTTAAAACATCTAGTATAGTTTTTAATAATTCTGAGGTTTTAAATTTTACTAATGGTTCTGCCATGAATGTTAATAAAATACAAGGAACTACAACAGCAGGAGCATGGGGCAGCTTTAGTGCGTCTTTTAGTTTCTGGTTTAAAGATGCAACTCATTTATTTTTATTTAATGCAAGCACTCCATCTACAGCAACAGATTGGGCTAATGTTGTGCTATCATCTGTGCAAGGAGTTAATATTGAAAACGTCACCATTGATCCTGTAAATTATGTGAATACCACACAAGGCATAGAGGACACTCCAGTTGGCAGTATTCTACCACAGATGGGCAAAACTTCACCTAAGCATTACCTCACTTGTGATGGTCAATCTTATAATATCACAGATTACCCATATCTTTCTCAACATATTAAAGACCAATTTGGAACATTCAATTTTTTTGGAGGAGATGGTACTAACACATTTGCTGTACCAGATTTAAGAGATGAATTTCTTCGTGGTTATCATGGAGATAAAACCGAACCGTTATCTGGAGAAATTGGAATTCATCAAAGCGGAACTCAACATATAAATTTTTTAGTTGATGGGAATTCTAGAATATATATGGATGGAGAATATGGAAAATATTTGTCTACTCAAAATCCAGACAATTTAATTAAATCCACTGTGGTTAGAGGATGGTCTAATAATGGATCTGTGTCTAACTGGGCTGGTGGAGGTAATAAACTATATACATCTCGTCCTACGAACACTGCTGTACTTTATTGTATTAAATATGAACCTACATACTTTATGAATATTAATGGTTTAGTGGATGAGGTTGTGTTATGGGAAGGTAACGTCGGAACCACCAAGGCAACAGCTGTATCGAATTCAATTAGCTTAAAAGACTCTTTTACAAATTATGATAAATTAGGTTTTCTCTTCACTTGTACAAGATCAGATGGTTCTTTACGTCCACAATATAAGGAGATATACCCTAGTCAAATCATTGAATGCCAAAATAGTACAAATATAAATCATTCTATTTCGCTAGTTTGGGGATACTCTAATGTAATTGATTATACAGATATACAAAAAACTTCTACCAGCCATAGATTAGATTTAAATCAATATCAATCTCGGTTAGATAAAGTTATTGGAATTAGATACCGATCAACTTCTTCAACAGGTGGAGGAGACGATACCACATATACCGATTCAGAAATCAAAGAATTTGTGGAGGGTATATTAAATGGGAATTAGTAAAACAAATTTAGGTATTTCGATTGAAAGCATTAAAAGCTTTATTACAGGTAAAATTCCCAGCGTTCATAACGCGATTACCGGGAGAGATGATATCGATGCTCATCCTATATCAGCTATTACCGGATTGCAAAACGAAATAAATAAGGTTAATGATATTAATGTTGCACAGAGAACTGTAAATCAAAAGCTTTCTCAATGTTTATCAAGTGTTACAGATGCATTAGATTATACTCCTGTAGTGAATTTATTAATACCATTTATTCCAATAGTAAATAATGGTATTGATTATGATCAAACTACTAAATTATATACATTAAAGGCCAATGTCACTTACAATATAGAAGCCCTGGTAAGACTAATATCTTACCAAGGCTATATGTATTATTGTTTATATGATTATACAAATTCTAAAGTAATTGGTAAAGCAGGAGTTTGTGAATGTGCTAATGGTATAAATCGTAAGCGCTACATAAAGAAGTGTATTGATCTTTCTGGATTTTTCACCTCTCGAAAAATCAAATAGTACCTTTATTCAAGCCACAGGATTTTTGCATTGCTTCTGACCAAGGCATCAGTTCTTCCAGGATACTATCGGGCTCATTTTTGTAGTCCAGCATCTTAGTCATAACTGTTTCCAGATAAAGACGGATGTTTAATCCATTTGCTTTGGCTGTTTCTGCAAGCGTGTAAACAATTGCACTTGCTTTGGCACCTTTTACAGTGTCATGAAAGAGGAAGTTTTTTCTTCCCATAACATATGATTTCACGGCTCTTTCAGCTGCGTTATTACTAATGGAGCATCTTCCATCAAGGAGGTAATTCTCCATATACGATTTTTGGTTTTGGGCATAGTTAATTGCCTTGGCAAGCTTTGATCCGCCAAGGGCATTTATCCCATTCACCCACTTCCAGAATGCATCCAGTACAGGTCGCTCCAGTTCAAGACGCTTTTTCTGTCGCTCTTCTGGTTCTAAGTCTTTCAGTTCTTTCTCTATCTGAAAGAGTTGGTTGCAGTAGGAATAGCCTGTGTAGGCTTCAGATTTTTCGGAGCATGATCCCTTCTTCTTGGGAATCGCTTCGAACATATATCTTCGAAGATGTGCCCAGCACCCGCATCGGGTAATGTCACTCAAACGGTTGTATCCGCTGAAGCCGTCCGTATGGACAAACCCGTGATAATCAGCAAGGAACTTTGCTGCATGATAGCCGCCCCTTGATGGTTGATACTCGTAAAGCACAATCCGGTGCTCTTCAAATGCACCGCTGGTGTACAACCATATGTAAGACTTTGATTCTGGAGTCTTGCCATCTTCATTCAAAACCTGGCATGTCGTCTCGTCTACATGAATGACGGACTGCCTAAGAAGATACTCATGATATCTCTCATAAACGGGTTCCAGATATTCTTCTGCGCATGTATTGAACCAGCTGGCAATGGTTCCACGATTCAGCTTGACTCCCAGCTGTGCCCAATCCTGCTCCTGACGATAAAACGGAAGATAGTTCGTACACTTCTGATACATGATGTAAGAGACCGCTGTAGCAGAAGCCATACTGTGATTGATGAGTGGCTTTGGCACAGGTGCCTTCTCAATGGTTGAATCACCATCTTCACGGCACTGTGGACATGCATAGCTATGCTGTACGTATTGGACACGTTCCACTTTTGCTGGAGTGATATGAATCTCTTCACGAACAACTTTGGAGCCGATATCTTCCATTTTAGTATTACAGTAAGGGCAGTTACGAGAATCACCTTCCAGTAAAAGCTCAATGGTCCTTATCGGTACATTTTTTGTAAGTTCATCATGCGTAGCACGGGATTTTTTCTTCTCATGCGCTGTCACATTGATCATTTCCGGTTCGTGAACGTGTTCATCAATTCCCAACTGATCGAACAAGCTGAGTTGTCCGTCAATGTAAGGTAAGTTCGATGATTTCTCACTGGAAATACCAAAGATTTTTCGTTTCAGTTCATTAATTGTTTCCGTGAGGTTTGCAATGGTCTGGTTTAATTGTTCCATCTGATGATCTTTTGCTTCCAGCTGTTTGAGCAGATTACTGACCAGCAGATTCATGTTAAGATCTTCGGTTTCAACAGACTTTTTCATGACCATGTACCTCCTTGAATGATATACTTATTATACCACAAAGGAGACCGCAAAGCCAGTAAATAAGCGGTTCTGCGTGTACTTTATCAGATGCTTAAAAGGGCTTTTTGGCAACGGGTTTAATTGCCTTTGGCTGCTCAATAGAAAGACCTTCCATAAGCCAACGGAATTCCTGTCTGGTCAAATTTCTAACATCTTCTGAATTACGTGGCCACTGGAAACGGCCGGAATCTAACCGTTTATAAAGTAACACAAAACCATCTTTGTCAAAATGCAGTGCCTTCAGTCTGTCGCATCTTTTTCCGCAGAAAAGAAAAAGGGAATTACTGAAAGGATCTAACTCATAGGTATCCCGGACAATTGCCATAAGACCGTCTATGCTACGCCTCATATCGGTGTAGCCGGCCACAAGAAATATCTTTGCCACGCCGGAGAGATCACCTAGCACAGTTGTCGCAACGCATTTAATGTTGCTGTAATAATGGCGGCATCTGCATTGTTACTGATAGCCAAAACAAAGCCATTGTATTCCAGATGGATTGCAATCCGATCCGTTTGTTTTTTAGGAAGAACTGCTTTTGTTTCTTGCAGTTCGTTGTAGTGAATTGGTACAACTTCTGTTTTCTCTAGAACTTTTGGAACAGAGTCAGGAATCATAGAGGCTTTCTTCCTCAGCCGCTTTATATTGTAATAAAAAGAGCTGGTAGGTATACCATTCTGACTGCACCAGGCGTAATCAGATAAGCCGCTTACGCGGCACTGCTGGATGCAATCCATCCAGTATTCATCTTTTTGAGCTTTTGTCATATTTTAAAATCCTCCAAGAAAATATGGAGTAAAATGATACAAAAGTTTGAAGTAAAATAGCAGTGAAATGCTACAACCTTTGTTGTTCAAGAACAGAACTTAGAGTGAATTACTCCAACTGTCCTTATTTTACAGCAAAAAAAGTCAATTAGCACGACGGTAGATTATGTTGCGCTTACTATAAATCAAGCAATATTACCATCTTTTTGCGTTATTACACCAAAAACAGATATTAAAGTTGGTATAAAAGTAACAGTTATAGGAGGAACTCAAACAGGAGCAAAACTTCAAAATACATCATATCTGAATATATTAGAAATGGAAAAAACAATAGTAGATCCAGTTGAATACGTAAATTCCGATAAGGGCATAGAAGATGCACCTGTAGGACATATACTTTCATATATGGGTACGACCCCTCCATCTCACTATCTCACATGTGATGGGGCTATTTATAATATAACAGATTATCCATTTTTAGCTCAACATATTAAAATTGAATTTGGAAGCTTTAATTACTTTGGTGGTGACGGTACTTCTACCTTTGCAGTACCTGATTTAAGAAATGAGTTTTTACGTGGATATCATGCAAGTAAAACTGAGAAATTATCTGGTGAGATTGGCATTCATCAAAATCCTACTGAAAATATTTTTTTATATACAGGTAACTCTAAAGTCGCTTTTACCTCAAATTATAATTCCGCAGATCAATTTCCAAGCAATATGGATTCGATAATACAAGGAACAAATAATACAGGGTGGCTTGTAAACTCCTCAGCTCAGAATTGGTCTTCAACCGGAATTGGTAAATACACAGCCAGGCCAACCAACATAGCGGTATTGTATTGTATTAAATACGAACCTACATATTTTATGTCTATACAAGGTCTTATAGAAGATACTATTCTATGGGAGGGACTTGTGGGAACAAACGGTACAACTCAAGTATCGCGGTCTATAAGTTTAACCACTTCTGTTTTGGAATATGATGAAATAGGTTTTTATTATCAAGCTTCTATAGGTACGGCAGTAAGACTTGATTATAATTCTTTTCCATCAAAAAGATTTAAAGATTTAATAGAATCATTGCAACCTGATACCCATCTAACTCTTAACTGGGGGCAAAGTCCGCATATCAGTTTTGCGGATATAGAAAAAACTTCTAGTTATTCAAACTTAAATTTCTTAATGTATCAATCATATGTAACTAAAATAACAGGTATTAAATATAAAACTTTTCAAAACTAAGGAGGTGAGTTAAATAGGAATCAATAAAACAAATTTAGGTGTTACAGTTGATAGTGTTAAAAAATTTGTTAAAACTATAGCAGGTACTCATAATTCTATTCCTGGAAGAGATGCTGAGGATTCACATCCAATATCAGCTATTACTGGATTACAAGATGCAGTAAAAACTATGGATGATATAAGTATAGCACAGAAAACTGTAAATACGAGAGGAATCAAGGAATTATTGAGTTCTACATTTACTTTTCCTGTTACAATTCCAGCAAATAACGGTTCTCCTGTCTTTACATCAATTAATATAGATATTCCATTAAAAGAAAGCATAGAAAACTATAATATAATTAGTGTTCAATTTGCTGTAGATTCCACTTATAAATTTAAGTCAGAATTAAATATGCTCAATGTTACTGAAATAGTTTACAATAATACAAATACATATTCTCCGTCAGATGGGTCAGTTCTTTTTTTAATGGATAACGTTACAACAAGTGTTACTAACTCTTGGGGTGGAGCACATATGAGTATAAGAGCGTGGTTTAAGTCTCCTACTGTAATACATATAGACGGGGTCAATAATCCTTTTAGTATCTCACAGGTAGACAAGGTATCCATAACTTCTATTAAAGGAATAAACATAGAAAGCGTTACTATCGACCCAGTAAATTATATTAACACTACCCAAGGCATTGAGGATACCCCAGTTGGTAATATTATATCTGTAATGGGTAAGACAGCACCGAGCCACTATCTCGTTTGCGATGGTTCTGTTCACAATATTACAGACTATCCACACCTATCTCAATATATAAAGGATCAGTTTGGCACTTTTAACTTCTTTGGCGGAGATGGAACCGCGACCTTTGCTTTGCCAGATTTGAGAAATGAGTTTATACGGGGCTACCATGGAGATAAAGTAGAAAAATTATCTGAGGAGATCGGTGTACATCAAAGTGGTACAATATATCCTTATCTTTATACTTCAACAAATGCCAATCTTAATGATTTTTGGATTGGATCAAATTTAACTACAGGAGGAGCTGCACCTAGTAATATTGATAATACAATTAACAGCTCTAAAGGTATATATATTTCCCAAATAGGCGGATCAAACAGATGGATAACCACTAGCGGGTTTATAAATCAACCAACAGTATACACCTCCAGACCCACGAATACTGCTGTTTTATTTTGTATAAAGTATGAACCTACATATTTCATGTCTATTCAAGGCTTAATAGAAGAAACAGTATTATTTGAAGGCAATATAGGAACAGATGGTACTACGGCAGTTTCTAATACAATTAATTTATTAGATTCTATAAACAATTATGATAAGTTGGGAGTTTATTTTTATAGTATAAATAATGTATCGGCAAAACATTATGATTATAAGGAAATTTCTAAAGATGAGATAATACCACTTATAGATTTAAAGCCAACTAATACTTATATATCATGTCTTTTTGGGTATCAGACTTCTCCTGCTTATACTAACATTCTTCCTGTTACCTCAACACATACCAGTCTCTCTATCAGTCAAACCCAATCTCATATAACAAAAGTCGTAGGTATCAAATATAAAACGTATCAATCATAGGAGGATTTTAACATGAAAGTTCAGATAGATAGCAATAATTATTTAACAGGTAATTATTGTTTAGTTGGTGATCTTGATAATTCGATCCCAATGGAAAATTTACCAGAAGGTGAACAGATTTATTACACTGCATATAAGATTGTATCAGAAGTAATTGAGAACAAAATAACAGTCAATGAAGAGGTCAAAAAACAAAGAGAAATTAAAATTCCCATTTTAGATGAGTCAGAAATTGAAACTGGTGAATTCAACACAGAAATGGTTGATTATATCGATATAGAGCCAGTAGATAAAATTACTTATGAAACCAAATATCACTATGAGTTAGATGATACTAAAAAGATGGAAATTGATGAATTAATTTCAAAGTTTCCTTCTAATGATGGTTTAAAACCTATCACTATTAGCGAAGTAAGTGATCGAGTCACGAATGTCCAAGTAGCTTTATGTGAATTATATGAGCGTTTAGAGTTATCATAGTTTAAATCCAATACTTAAATTTCTCTTTTTATAGAATTAATACTCTCTCCATGTTATAATACATAAAACAGCTTACAGGAGGGATTTGTATGAGAAAGTTACTTGTGTTACTAATGTCAGCGACTATTGCTATAAGCAGTACGATTGTATCATTTGCTGGAGAATGGAAACAGGATGGTGTGGGTTGGTGGTATCAGAATGATGATGGTAGTTATGTTAAGAACGATTGGTTAACCATTGGCGAAGAAAAATATCACTTCGATTCTAATGGATATATGCAAACCGGACTTATTGAGGTTAATGGCATAAAGCATTACTTATACACTGATGGTAGCTTAACCTATAATTGGACAACTCCAGAGGGATACAGAGTTGACGCAGATGGACGAGTACTTGAAGATAATACACCTGGTCTAAATTTTAGTGTTGTGTGGGCCACTGGATCAAAAGAAAAAACTAGTGATTTAATACTGTGTAGATTTATAAATGAAGGGAAAGAGGATATTGTTATAGATCCAGTTGTTGAAGTAAACACTGACGGAATGATAAAAAAATTGCTCATGTATGATACGAATACCTTTACACCTTGCGATTATGGTATAGTTCCAGCAAACAGCCAAGGTACTGACTTCATATTTATGGTAGGTAAATATCAGCAATTTTCCGTCAATGAAAATACAACCTTAAACTTCACAGTTAGCTGCGATTCTTTCGTTAATTCATACTATCGGATAATCCCGGCTAAGAAATTGTATCGTTTTCACATAGAGGAATAATTGAACGCCAGAGAGTAGATCCTATTAAATGAAAGAGATAAAGGAGTAAATTACATGAAAAAGATACTAACTAGCTTTATTTTTATGTTATTTATTTTTAATTGTACAATAGTTTCTTATGCAACAGTATATATGGGGGCTTGGGCAACAGATAATGTTGGAACATGGTATAGATATAACGATGGAACGTACCCAACTTGTAGTTTTTTCATAAAGGAAGGGAAATTATATTACACTAACCAAGATGGATACTTATTGCCTAATACACAGTTATTTAACGGGTATCAAACTGATTCCGACGGAGCAATCATGGGACACAGTTTAAATAATGATATGTACTCTTCTATTTATAATTCTGACGGCTGGAGACAAGATGAAAATGGTTGGTGGTATCAGTATGCAGATGGCTCATACCCGAAAAATACAGATCTTAAAGTCAATGGAAAATGGTACTGGGTAGGTACAGATGGATATATGCTACGTAATTGCTATGCTAAGGACAGCGCTTATTATGGTGATGACGGAGCAAGGGTTAACAAGACAAATAATATACCTAAGTATAAGGTATACATGAACACCAAAACTAACCCCAATGCCAAATACATAGTAATGGAATATAAAAATAATAGTGACAATGATGTAATTATATACAGTGAATTCGCCAAATTATATAATCATGATTATAGTAATTTAAATCGCGATTTAAAACTTGTAGAAGCAGGATCAACATCGGTAATAAATTTAGACTCCATAACTATCAGTCCTGGCGAAAGAAAAATGTTGAGTTTTGCTGTGGAAGGAAATAGTACATACTATGATAAGAAAACCATCATAAGCTTCATATTAATGACTAACAATCAAGCATATCATTGTATGTCGTCCGCTGATGGAAGCTCAGAAATGGTTAGATCGGAGACATTTGATAATTTAAATAGTGAAATCGAATAAAATATTATAAAACAAAAAAAGGTCTTAAATAAGGCCTTTTTTGTTTTATAACTTAACTTTAGATAAAAATATAAATAAACTACAAAATGAAATAGATGAATTAAGCAAAGTTAATTTACTTCAGATAGATTGAATTATCATATAAATTAAAAATCTGATTTACAACTATTACAATGCCATTGCTTGCTTACTTTACCCATGGCAAAAACACCCCACAAAGCTACACTACCAGCTTTAGATAGACCAGAAATTTTCTTCAAATTGGTAGAACTACAATATGGACATTTGGGAAGATTTTGTTCCATTTGTCTCTGTGCTGCCCAATTAGCTTCTGCTTCTGGAGAAGCAACACCCATTGTTCTGTTACACTTTGGGCAAGTGTATACGTTTTGATCTCTTGAAAAACTCATTAGTATCTTTTCTTTATCAAGTAATTCACAATGTGGGCAATACTCAACAAAACTCTTTATATCATACCCACAATTAGGACAAGCGTTTGCAGTATCACTAACCTGCTTTCCACATTCAGGACATTCAATTAGCGCCATATTTTTCTCCTCCAAGAATTTTTTATATTGAATATATTATACTTACTAATTAATTTAATTGCAACTTAAAGACCTCGGAAATCTTTCAAATGTGTTAGGCAAATTAAATAGTGGTAGTAATATAGCGAGTTATTTTAATTCATTGGATTTAAGTATGCAGAAATGCGTATTGTCTAGCGGAAAGTTAAAACAATCACAGTTAGAATTGATACTATCTGGGACAATATTCGAGAAAAATGCAAATGGTGTAAAAACTACAGTTTCTGGTTTAAGTAAGGCAGAACTTGAAGCTGCAATTAATACATCATCATTGTCTACTGCTCAAAAGGGCGCAAGCTTCTCTACCGCTGGTTTTACATCTGCATTAAAAGGTCTCTGGGCTACAATGATGGCAAACCCGTTACTTCTAATTGGAATGGCCGTAACTGCTGGTATTGGTATATGGAGTAAGTATAAACAATCTGTTGAAGAAGCTCGACAAGCAACTGCCGAAGCAGCGCAAGCATATGGCGAAGTTTCAAGTTCTATAGATGATTATGCAAATAGATATTCAAAATTACATGATGAATTAACAAATGCCAATACGTCAGAAGAAGAACAACATAAAATAAAGAGTGATCTCCTCTCCCTTCAGCAAGAACTCAATGAGAAATATGGAGACGAATATGGTCGGCTTAATCTTGTGACAGATGCATATAAAGATCAAACAGAGGCAATCAGGCAACTAAATAAAATTGCTGCCCAAAAGTATTTAAATGAGAATGTAGATACAATTGATAAAGCTCAAAAGAAAATGACTAAAAAGAAAACCTACATGGTGGCTCAGGATATTGGTATGTTCTCCGGTTCAGGAAAAGCAATCTTTGACTATGCCAGATCACACAAGGATGAATTAAATTTAGAAAATCCCGATGTATATGCACCTACTGGCACCTTTTCTTTGAGACTTAGTGCTGACCCCACTGAAGCTAATAAGGCAATCAATGATTTTATGACCTACGTTGACAGCTTAAAAGAAAAATATGGTGAAAAAGATCCTATCATAAAATCTGTTCTTGGCATATCAAGTTCGTCTCTCAATCAAACCAAAGACTTAATTGCTGATTATGGAGACACTTATAATAAAGCATTGGTGGCACAAATAGCTACGAGCGACAAATTATCGGTAGGGTATAGTGATGCTACAAGCGCTGTTAAAAAATATAATGATGCCATTGCTTCTGGAGATGAAAAGAAGATTTTATCTGCAAGAGATGATCTTAATAAAGTTAAAGATACTATAGATTTAACCAGTTCCGACTGGAAGAAATATGCCAGTGTTATGAATGAAGTATTTAATCAGGCTGACACAGGTATATATGATTTTGCAGACGACCTTAATTCTAATAAAGATAATCTCATGACCATAGTAGGATCTTTACGAGGAAAATCTAAAGAAGATATACTAGCTATGGATGATGCTGAAAATAATGATGTATTTAATAAATTAAAAGCTGCCGCAGATAAGTATGGTTTATCAGTTGATCAAGTCATAGATCAATTAATAAAATTAAATATTGTACAAGGTGATGTTGGCGACTCAGGTCAAAAATCTTTAGCTATATCTAAAGAAGAAGTAATATCAAATGTAAATTCTCTTTCAGAAGGTTTTGAGTCCTTGGATAAAATAATGAGTAGTATGAAGGGCAAGAATCCATTTGACTTCGCCTTATTAGATGATAAAAATTTCAAGGACAGCTTTGGTGAACTAGGTGAATCATATACCAATTTTATCGAAACGATATCTGACTCTCCCAAGGACATAAAGGGTGCACAATCAGCTTTTGATGATTTGACTACTGCATGGATTGATAGTAAACTCGCACTAAACGATTATACAGAAGAAAACACTAATTTAATTTCCTCAATGCTAAAAAATATGGGTGTTGCTAACGCCGAAGAGGTTGTGGCATCTAGACTTGCTTTCACACAAGAACAGTTAGCAGCACAAAAGGCGTATACAGCAGAAATGAGTGACACACTTGCTAATGCTACAGCAAGCGAAATACCAGGGCTAATTGATGAAGCAACTCAAAGTGATATTGCAAAAGTAGCACTTGCTGGTCTTGCGTTGGAAAAAGCTAATGCAAACGGTACAATCTTAGATACGAGTGGTGACATTGAGAATGCAATAGCACTAATTAATACGATTGGTTCAGCGACTAGTGCTCTTGTAGCTTATAATAAAGCCAAAGCTGGCGATATTTTTGACGCTAACACACAAAAAGCCAATTTAGATAACCTTCTATCCCAGAGAACCGGACTTGGAATGTCTATGGCAATTGATAATCAGTTAAATGCATATCAAGAAAAGATGGACAAACTTAAAGCTGACGCTGATAAACAAGTACAAGATGCCATAAATACATCTCGTAATTACCAAGGTAAAGGTGCCAGCGCAAACTACGCAGGAGCTAATAAATCTAATAAAGCTGGTTCAGGTTCAGATAAAAAGAAAAAAGAAGACTCTCAAAATGAAGTTGACTGGATTGCTCGCAAAACTAAATTAATGCAAGATGAGTATTCTAAGCTTGAGGAACTGGCTAATAAGGATACTGTTGCATACCTTGGGTTAACACAAGAGCAATTTGATAAAGCAAAATCAATTTTTGATAATGGTCTTGGTAATACATTCGAAGGTCTGTCTGAGTTACAAAGTTATGCTGATAAAGCAGGATTAAGTCTTGGCGAATTATACACAATGATTCAATCTGGTGCTCCCGGCGCATCAAAAGAAAATGCATTACAAGGTATGCTTAAAATGCAGACAGAGACATTGCTACCACAATATCAGCAAGAAGTCGAAGCGTATTCAAAAGCTTATGCAGATGCTCTAAAGGCTATCCCATCTGAGTACAAAGATAAGATTGAAAATGGTGGAATTGAAATTGAATCTTTACCAAGCGATTTAGGAAAAAAAGTCCAAACGGCAATCGACGCAAATGAAAAATTGAAAGCATCTCAAAAGCAATTGGCTGACGGCGAAACAGAACATATTAAAACTATTAAGGATCTCCATGAGAATAGAATCAGCGCAATTAATACTGAAAACGAAAAGCTAGAGCAATCCAATAAGATTATCAAGTCACAAATGGAACTTATGGAAGCGCGCGGAGAAATTATTGATGCAGATTTCTATAAGCAACAAAAAAATAATAATAAGGGTTTGATATCTGGTAACGAACAAGATATTGCTGAATGGGAATCTGAAATGGCTGATCTTAGGGCAGCAAAGGTTTCTGTCAAATCAAAAGACTACAAGGAATTACAGGCAAAAGTAAAAGCTGCAAAGAATGAAATACAAGGACTGAGAATTGAGCAGGAAGAAATCAATCAGGCATTAGAGCAAATGCCTATTGATAATCTAAATACTATAGTTTCTATGTACAAAGATATTTCTTCTGCAATTGAAAAATGGGGTGATGTGGCTTCAGCAACAGGTGGTAAACTTAGCGCTGATTATTACCAGACTTTGATTTCTAACGGTGCTACTACTATTGATCAGTATCAGGATTTGGCTTCTGAAATTAAGAATGTAATGGATGAGCAAGAAAAAGGTTCCACTCGGTGGAATGAATTATATGGTCAGTTACAGTCTGTTAATTCTGAGATGTCATCTATGGTACAAAATCTCAAAAAGTGGAATGAAGAGTTATTAAAGATGCCACTTGACAATATCAACAATTATTCTTCTGAGCTACAGAAAGTTACTGATGGACTGAGTGGAGTTAAAGAAGAATACGATACGGTTATTAGTGCCGTAACCGGAGCCATCAAAGAGCAGATCGATGCCATTAACGAGCAGAAAGATGCTGTAAATGAGGAATATAATGCTCAGAAAAAAGCCTTGCAAGATAAGCTAGACTTAATGAATAAGCAAAATAAAGAGCTACAGTTACAGCTAAAATACGAACAGGCCCTTTACAATCTCCAAAAAGCAAATCAACAGGCAACTGAAAAAGTAATCCGCGATGGACAGGTTGTCTATGAACAGAATGCAGACAAACTTCGAGATGCCCAAGAAGCAGTTCAAAGTGCAAAATTTGATATGGAAACCGATAAAATCCAGACTCAGATTGATGAATTACAGGAAACTCTTGATGGATTAAATGATAAATACCAGGATCAGATTGACTCTTTACAAAAAATATCTGATAAGTGGTCTGAAATTAGCGAAAAAATAACTCAGGCACAGAATGAAGCAAAAGCCAATGATTTACTTGGAGTTGGTTGGAAGGATAAAGTTCTATCTGGAAAAGATGTGGAGCTATTTAATAACTTCTCTGGTATGTACGCAAATACGGCAGAACAATTGAGGCAGTATCAAGAGCAGATTAATAATACCAACAATATCTATTCTCTATTGGAGGATTATATCAGCTCTTACAAAGAAGGTACACTCTCCTACGATCAGGCTTTAACCGGCATAAATAATCTATTGGCTCAAATGAATCAAACCATGTCAGCTGAAGGTAATTTGCAGAACATCTATGATTATCTAGGTGCAATGAATGGTACGGCTGCCAATGCAGAAAATGTTCTTTCTGGTATAAAGCAAGGGCTTGCTAATACAGCTACTGAACTTATAGACTCATTTAAACAGTATAATCAAAATGCCGGAATAATATCTGAGTACACTTCAAGCTGGCAGCAACTTACAGACAATGTAGCGTCTATGCTTGATGTTCTGGAAGAGGTAAGGGATAATCTCGAAAACGCAAGTGAAGACGATGACGACGATGAAGATGGTGCTCCGTTTCGTAAAGATAGTTCAGGATACGTAAATAGTGGCCCAGGTGTAGGTGGCAAAGCATATAAAAACGGCATAGAGAATGGGTTGGTTGGTACATCGTCCACCTCTGACCGTGAAGCAAAGATGAAGTTACTTGGCCTAAAGAAGATGGATCAAGATGAAATTTCTGCGATCCTTCATAGAAATGAGGCAGTGTTTAATCCAGAACAGCAAGATACTCTACTTAAAAACTTAGCTACTGCTTGGAAAATCACTCCGTCTAAAACAGACTACTCTACTTTCTCTCCAAATCGTCCTAATATTACTACACAAGAGTTTAAATTTGGTAACATTAACATACAAGAGTGTAACGATACTGAGGGCTTGGCAAATGGAATATTAAGCGGAGGATTAAAGAGAGCAATAATTCAACAGTCAGGAATAAGATAATTGGGGACTCTAATAAGAGTCCCTTAAAAGGATGGTGAACAATTGAATTTTCAAGATGTATATAAAAAAATTGCCGAAGATCTTAATTATTTATTCAGCATAAAAGCAGACTCATTAAAGTATGACAAAACATTTCGCGCTAAGGTTATTGATAATTTATCAACCAAGAAGTGTAAGGTGTTATACAAGGGCAAAGATTATGTTGTAAAGTGTGATGGTAATGTTAATATCGAAGATATGGTCTGGGTATGTGCTCCAGGTAATGATTGGAATGAGTTGTACATACAATCCAATACATACACAAAAGATAACTTACCAACGTCTGGTGTTACTGGAGTAAAAGGAAATTCAGAAACAACTTATAGAAATGGAAATGTTAATATTACTGCTGAAAATATTGGTTTAGAGAAAGTTAACAATACATCAGATCAAGATAAGCCTATTTCAATTAAGCAACAAACAGCCCTAAACGATAAGATCTCATCTTCCGTGTTTGACTTACATAAAAAAGCAGATTCGAAAGATCACGATTCCCGTTATTATACAAAAAACGTATCTAATAACTATTTTAAGAAATTTGAAATATACCAAGTCAACGATAATGTAGATACTATTGAACCAGGATCATATACTGAAGAATCATACATTTGTAATATTAGTGGAATAGGTAACAATGCTATATTTATACCTATTGGTTGCGATACAGCTAACGTTACAATTGATATTACTAAGATTGACGGAATTGAATTTAGAGTAAGGTGGTTCAACCATAATGATTATTCTTGCGGCGGTTTGTTTTCGGCAATGTTCCTTGTAATATATACACCTACAGATCTTGTATAAGGAGATATAAATGTATGCGATAATACACCCCATAGAACCATTTGATTCGACTATTGGAACAGAAATCAAATTTACATGGCAAGGCAATCAGGTTTATAAAGTTCGATGCATTGTAAAGGATAATGCATCTGGTGAAACTATATATGACCATATTAATGATTCGATGAAACAATCTTTTGTTATTCCGTCAAATTCTGGTTTGGAGAATGGCGGATATTATATAGCTTATATAACAGTTTTTGACGTTAATGATATAGAATCAAGTATACAGGGTATTGGTACCCCCTTTTACTGTCTTTCAACTCCCACATTCAGAATATCTGTGGAGGAAAGTGATATTCTCAAATCTTCTGCTTGTAGAGTAGGACTAAATTACTACCAAGCGGAAGATGAACCTCTAAACTCATTTCGTATAACACTATATACCTACCAAAAAACAGAATTACAATCATCTGGAAATATATATGATACCTCAGATATGTCATATACGATTACTGGTCTCGAAAATGCAAAGCAATATTATTTAAGAGCTACGGGAAAGACATTACACAACAAGATTTTAGACACAGGTTATATATTATTAACCGTCTCCTATCAAATCGCTCAAATCTTTAGTCCTCTTGAGTTAAACAACAAATCTGAACATGGTTGTATTGAGATAAAAAGCAACATCGTATCTTCAGTTGGCATTCCAGAAAAAGATGTTATATATATTGATAATGAGTACGTAGATTTAAGAGATAATAAAGTCACTTATGATGTAGGTTTTAAAACAGAGGGAAACTTTACTAAAGTATTTGTTTTTTATGAGCCTAAACAAAATAATAGAATCATACACCTAGAAGATGGGAAGAACTTCAACGTAGATATCTTCTATCGCAAAGGCAGCTTTTCAGATTCTAATGGAGAAAAAGCATTTTTTGAATTAAATGCAATCTCAAGCGGATTTAACTATGTACTTTTTAGTAATTACATAGATTTGCCAAATAATGAAGCTCAACAGTTTGCCTTATGTGTAAATCGTATAGGTAGTTACTATGATTTAAAAGTTATATATGTAAATAAAAAGTGAGGTGATAATAAATGTTTATAGGAGGTTGTTTTTCCGGGAGCATTGGTGCATTATCATCTTCGCCCGTGTTACCACAAGAAGTGGAAATTCTGAGTATTGAAAATGCTATCTTCGATGAAATATATTCTTCAAACGATTTGATTGAGGTAAATAATTTTGATGGTACTATTCCATCTAGGTGGGAATTTGAAACAAGATTACATGCATTATTCCAAAATAATCTATACGGAGGTAATGTTAATTTCACCGAGAGTATTGTTGAATCCGTTCGTATAAAACGAAGATTGAAAAACGAAGCTAAATTCAGAACAATATTTGAAAAGCAGATTATCAGTAATGGTGATTTTGCAATAGAAATCATGGATTATTTTGAGCCTATCGGTATAATCGAATATGCTTATGTGCCAATTATTTCAGGAGGCGAGGGAGATTACATTATAAATGAGGTAGAGTCAAAGTTTGACTCTTACTTTATTTGTGAAAAAGATATCTCATATCCTATGATTTTAGATACCACATTTAATAGAAAAATGATACATAGAACATCATTAGTAGAATTACAGGGTAGAGCTAAACCTGTAATTATAAAAGGTGGTAAAATAAATTATTTTACTGGTGATATCTCATGTACCTTTATCGAATTAAAAAATGGCTTATGGCAAAAAAACACATCATGGAAATACCGTAATACCGTATACGACTTCTTAACAAATGGAAACACAAAAATCTTAAAAGACTTTTTAGGAAATATGTATATGGTAGGCGTGACTAGTAATGAAATAAGTGAAGAATCAGATTATTATGAACATGTTACAACTAAATTTAGCGTTGCTGAATGTGGAGATGCATATAGTAATGGCGATTTATTTGATAATGGTTTTATAGATACTGATTTAGATAGGTAGGTAGGTATGGAACGCGAAATATCACAGACTGACTTATCACTATTAAGACAGGGCACTCAGGAGATATATTTAAAAGTGGAGCTTTTGAATTCTAATATGAAAATATTAGACTCTCTTGACGGCCAAATTATAAATGATAATTACAGCCAAGATAATGAATCAATACAGCGTCGAAGCTATAATTTTGATCTTATTGTTTTAAGCTCTTCCTTTATTATAGGGAAAGATAAAAAGATATGGCTGGATAAACGTATTAGAGTTTTCTACGGTATAAAATCTATTAGAACAAAGGAAATTATTTGGTATCAACTAGGGGTGTTTTGCTATGTCAGTATGAAGTATACATTTTCCAGTACCGAAAAGAAGCTATCTGTTGCATGTGCTGACCTTATGGCTCTATATGATGGTACTCTAAATGGACAAATTCATGGTTATGGCTCCTCTAATAATTCTCCAGACTACGCGATCAAGAATCTCACCATACCAGCCGGGGAGGATATCCGGTCTTCTGTCATTGCAATACTTAAAGATGCAGATATAGACAGATATATTGTAGAAGACATTGGTAAACCAATCCCTTATGATCTAACCTTTGAAACGGGAAGTACATATGCTGACATCTGGACAAAAATCCGGGATCTATATGATTCCTGGGAATTTTATTTTGATGCAGACGGAACCTTTATCTGGCGTCAAATTCCCACCTGCTTAGAAGACCCAGTCATTTTAAACGATACGGTTATGCAAGATATTGTCGTTAGCGAAAGTGCAGATACTAAATTTGATGGTATCTACAATGTTACAGAAATATGGGGAAAAGTATTAGAATTAGAAAGTGATGACCGTTACGCCGAAACCTCTACATATATTGATAACACATATCGTATAACTTTTGATATGTATACGTCTTGGGATAGTATAGATAATTTAACACAACTTGCATTCAAGGTAAATGGCGACAATCTTGTTGCTCCAAAATTTACAATCAACAACTTCTCTTCCGCCATTCCTATTTATGACGGTGATGGGAATCCATTAAAACAAGGGGTACTAAAGAAGGATAATATTTACGTCTTCCGTTACCGACGTCTTACACCTGACCAAACTGCCTTGTTCCTGTTAGGTCAATTCCAGTGCTATGGAAGATACGTAGAGGAATCTCCAGATTGCCCATTTTCAACGACCAATCTAGGCTATGAGATATCTCAATCATTAGATTATTCCAGTTTAAGTGATAATGCCGCCTGTTATAATCAGGCTGAATACCTTACTTACAAATCGACAGCTATGATGGATACTATAAACTTAACTACATTGGTAGTACCTTGGTTGGAAGTTAACACAAAAATAGAATTCACTCCAAAGTACAACAATTTAACCAACCAATATATTGTAAAAAATTTAAGTTGGTCAACAGGTAATGGAACTATGTCAGTAACTCTCTATAAATTCTTAGAGAGTTTTTCTTATGTTTACAATCGAAAATAAATGAAAGGAGTTGATGTCATGAGTTATCCAGAATACCCACATAGTAAATTCCCAGAAGCAATATGCGACCTCCCAAATATGCAAGATGCTACTTCTACTCTCCGTCCCATTATTGATCAATATAATGAGGCTTGGCTTAATAATGATACAGATAAAATGATTGAGATAAAAGAGCAATACCCCAACTTAATGAAATCATTATTTAATGCTGAAAAGTTCAATGTACTTTTAGACGGAGTCAAAGCAACACAGAAGTTTTTTATGGAAGAAGTAGACACAATGGTACATACCGTTGCTCAGAATACTGTCGGCATTAATGATTCGGCAACAGGTGAAGATAAAAGAACAAATGCATACTCTGCCCTAAAAACAGACTATTTAACCGGAGTGACCATTGCAACCGATATTGAGATACCAGTTAGTGAATGGGATGAGAATTTAACATTTACATATTCCTCAGACAAAATATTGGAGAACGATAGGATAAATGTCTATTTTGGCTCTGATAGTATGTTGTTTGCAGCTAAAGCCTTTATCGTAGTAAAGGAAAATACCGGTGCTGGAAATGTGGTCTTAAAAGCAAACAAGCGACCAAAAAGTGACTTAGTGATAAGAGAAATCGAGGTGGTGAGAAAAGATGGCTAAATGCGGTGTAACGAACGTTGCTGGCGGAGGTGGAATCGGTTCTGATGAAGTTTCCGTTACAAAAGAATACGTACTTGACGGTAAGACTTATGTCGGTGCAGACACAGACGATGAAATAGGAACAGGTAAAATGGCGAACAATGGAACCACTGCAAATCAAAGTTTGAATGCAGGTGGTTCTTTTTATATAAAAAAAGGCTATCATGCACAGGATTTTACTGTAATAGCAAATAGTCTAGCCAGTCAGACCTCTGGTACGGCAATACCCACTCATGTTTTAAATGGAGAAACATATTGGACAAATGGTAATAAAGTTACAGGAACAATGAACGTACAAAGTATATTGTCTTTTAGTTGCGCCCCCTACTCCTTTTCGCAGATTATATTTACTTGGCAGAATCCTTCTTATGGCCCATTTTCAGGAGTAATAATTGTAGGAAAAACAGGGGGCTATCCTGCAAATATAAACGATGGAACAAGATTTTATAAAGGTTTTGGTAACAATACAAACGCTTGGGGAGTTTCTAATGCTATAGTTGGAGGATTTAGTACAAGTATTAATTATTACTTTAGAGCTTTTAGTTACGCGACTATTAATGGGCAAGAATGGTTAGGTAGCTCAAGTTATACTAAAAATGTATATATAAACCTTGTAACTCAAGTCTTTACTACAAGTACGACATGGACTGTTCCTAATGGAATAAACCAAGTTGAAGTTTTTTGTGTAGGTGGCGGCGGTGGAGGCGGTGATGGTTCATGGGATACAAACGAATCTGCTACTGGATCTGGTGGTGGCGGCGGATATACGACTACTCAAACGATAAATGTCACATCAGGACAACAAATACCAATAATCATAGGTTTGGGAGGAGAAGGTTACTTAGGAAGTTCGTATAGTCTTCAACGAAATGGAAGCTCAACATCTTTTGGCTCTATTGTAGCTAAAGGAGGCTACGGCGGATATGGAGACATATTGAAACATTATACTCCAACAGGAAAAGAAACTCCTAAACAACTAGAAAGCGCATATTATACATATGGGAATGGTGGCTCCGGTGGCGGTGGCGGTGGTGGATTCGAACCAGATACTAGAGATCATTTATATAGTACGCCATGGGGCGCAAATGGTGGATCAAATGGTAATAATGGCGGGCAATCGGCGTTATACAGTATTATAAAAACCGGTGAGCATCGTGACAACGACGGCGACGAACATGATGAATATGGATATAGTAATCAAGTAAGGGCGTGGAAACAAGAAGGTGGTCGAGGACAAGGTTTTTCAACTCAAGCCTTTGGTACCGGAACAGTTTACTCTGGCGGTGGCGGTGGCGGTGGCGGTGGTCATTGGACATTCTCCAAGAATGGTTCTCATCAAACATATGATGGTGGTGGTGGTCAAGGAGGATATTATGGAGGAGGTCCTGGAGGCACAGCTAGCACTTCAAACAATGGGCAAGATGCAACACCTAATTCTGGCGGTGGTGGCGGTGGCGGTGGCGGTCGGCAATCTTCAGGTGCAAAGAGGTATAGCGGCGCTGGTGGCTCTGGAATCTGTATTATTAGATATATTGGGTAAAGGAGATTTGAATGAATGAATTAAGATATGCACTTATATACGATGGATTTGTAAAAAATAGATTTGAATGCGAAAATTATGAACTTGCAAATCTACTAGCAAGAGCATCGTTTGGTGAAAAAGCATTTGCTGTGGAGTCCACAAGATATGCTACTAATATCGGAGATAAGTATGAGGATGGTATTTTTTATCATATTTTAGAAGATGGTTCTTTGGAAGAAGTAATGTATATCCCCACTGAAAGGGAGAATATTGCTGATCTACAGTCAAAATTAATACAATCTCAACTAGTTATAACTGAAACATACGAAAACAAAATAACACTCGAAGAAAAAATTATAACACTACAGCAGATCATAGCTGATCTATATGAAAAAATGGAGGGAAATAAATAATGACAACACCTATTTCTTATGTATACGCTGACTTAATTGAAGCAAGCTTAAAGACAGGAATTACATACAAGACATTTGAACAAGTACCTGAAAAAATCAAAAAAGAAGTTAAAGAAATTTTAGTTACTAAGGGAATTGAAGTATAAAAACTATTTAGGGAATATGAGGGGTCTACTCTTATATTCCCTATTTTTTACGTGATACTCTGTTCTAATTATAGGTGTTAAGTATTTTTTTATTAATTACGTAAATACTATTTCTATTCGAAAGGAGTAAGAAGAATGATTAATTATATTAAATATGAAGGACCTCTAAAAAAAGTTGCGCAACCGAATATCTTCGTAGAAGCTAATAATACCAAAATCGAAATATTACAAGACAATACTACTGAACATGTTGATAATGATATATTTAATTCGCAACCTAATAATTCAACAAGAAATCTTATGATAACAGAAATTTATAACAAATCAATATTTTCATTGGGCTTCGGAACAGGTAAAATATTAAATACATTTACTTTATTACCTGGGGAAGAAACTGAAATAACTATATCATCTTCTATGACAACAAGTTTAGAATATGAATCAATACTTGATTCATACTCCGATAACAGTAAAAAATCATTTGAAACAACTGTTAACGAGCAAGAAACTGACGAAAGCAAAAATGTAGAAATAGAAACTATGAATGGTGCGGCGAAAGCACGTGCAAATTGGGGTTTAGGTAACGCAAAAGGATCTGGATCATTCAATTATAGTATGCAAGCGTCAAGGGATAATTTTTCCGAAAAAATGAAAAATTCCATAAAAAAACATGCATCTACGGCCTCTGCCAGTCGTGTAGTAAAAGTTGATATGAAAAATGAAAGAGTTATAACTAATACCTCTGAAACCGTGTTAAGAAAAATTAAAAACCCTAATATTAATTGCACATTGAATTTTACTTTTCACCAACTTACGCAACATTTTTTAATTATAGAACATCTTATAGACGTTAAACTTTGCATCTGGGATTTAGATAATTCTGACCACACAAAAGGTAAACTATATGAATATTCATTACAACAATTAGATAATTTACTAAAGGATTTTATAAAAGAAGAAAAAAAAGAAAAAGTTAAAGATACTTTATTAGCACAGCTACATTTTTATGATTATCTTAATGAATCTAAGCAAATATATGAAATTGTTGTTTTGCCTAATGGTATTTATCGGAGATTCCTTAAAACTAACACGGATTATATACATGTAAATCCGGATGGCAGTCAAGAAACTATAACTGTACCTGGATATATATTAAGTGCAGATACAATTACTATGGGTGCAAATGGTATTGTTGCAGAGACCGTATTAGGGAACAATCCTGCTTTAGAAGATTATTTACTAAAAACTAGAGATGAAGATATTAGATTAAAACAATTAGAAAATAACCAGATAGAGCTATTGAATGATAGAGAAAGGCTAGTTCAAGATTTAGCCCAAGATGTAATTAACAGCTCAAAAATTGATATATTAACAAAAGCTGAATTTTTACAAAAAATGTTTTGTTGTAATTGCAAATGCTTAAATGATGAAAATAAAATATCCAATAACGAACCTTCAGAAACATAAATTAACCATTACCTAATGATGATTAACCCTTCTTCTTTATGCAATAAAATAAAACCTCCAGACTAAGTAATTTTATTTTACATCAGTATGAAGGTTTACATAAACTTATTGATTCGGAAATTACGCAATGTAAGAGCAATTTCATTGCCTATATTTTGCATTCTATTGCTGATTTATCGTCGCGAATTCCTTTGAATACCGGTTGACGAAAACTGTCTTTTTCAGTGGGCATGGACTCAACAATGCAAACCAACTCTGGTTTCAACCATACAGCGTCATTATTGCCTTCTGGCACATATCCGAAAGGAGAGTAATCAATCACCTTGTATTTATGCTGGTTTAATATTCTGAGGCTGGCCCCCAGTGTCACATGCCCCCGATATATTAGAGTATCCCCGTCATATTGACCTAATACAAGGCTTGTCATATTATTAGCCTTTAAAATATAACCGCAAATTATACAATCCTCAGTAGACATCACCTTGCATTTAATCCAGTCTTTTGTTTTCTTGCCCTGCCAATATAAGCTATCTTTTCTTTTAGCAACTATCCCCTCAAGTGACTTGGCTTTTACCAGTTCAAACAATTTAATCCCATCATTTTCAATGTATCTAGATACAGATATTAAATTATTTTCTTGTACAACGTCTTCTAGATATTTTTTCCGTTCCATAAGTGGAAGCATTGTTATTTCCTTATCTTTATAATATAAGATATCATATGCTATAATACATGCAGGATACCGATCTGCCGCTAACTGGATCTTAAAGGAGTTAGTCATTAACGACCTCTTTTGCACTTCATAAAAATCTGGTACTCCATTTTTCAATACAAGTAATTCATGATCAAGTATACATTTGGTCTTTACTTGCTTATGCAAGTTTTCTAATTCAGGAAAAATGGGTGTCATAAGCTTATTTCGCTTATTGCGCATATCTGTTTGATCACTTAGAAAAGATACACATCTAATCCCGTCCCATTTTATTTCATAAATATAATCGGGCGAGTCAAAGGGATCTTGCATTTCAGATATTAGCATAGGGCTAATTGTCTTTGTATCAAATATATCCATTATGCTAGTCCTTTATTTCCTTTTACCATTTCAACGGTTTTCGTCATTGCTTCCATAATGTCAATGATATTATTTTGCACTCCAGTATCAGCGCTTACCATTTCTTTACCTGCAATTTTACTTTCGACTGCCTGACGTACTCGTCCTTGGTAATTATCGTGATAGATAGAAGGATCAAAAGTCTCAGTCATAGTATCGATCATAGTTTTTGCCATATCCACTTCTGGTTTAGTTACATCAGCTTTTGCTACTGCAACTGGTAAGGCCTGTATCTCTGCTTGGTAAAATAGTGTCTTGGCAATAATCCCATCTTTAGTTGGATATAAAACCATTAGTTTTTCGGTAGTACCAATTACGGTTTTTGCTATACCCACCTTTTTTTGCAATAACATAGCTTGCCTTAATAATTCACATGCTTTTTCAGCTCCTGGCTCTGGCACAATGTAGTAATTCTTTTCATAATAAATCTGATCTACATCTGTCATCTTTGCAAAATGTTCAATGTGTATTGTTTTATCTTTCTTAGTTTTAATTTTTTCTAGTTCGTCTTCAGTAAAGGTGACATATTTTCCAGTTTCATATTCATATCCCTTAATGATATCTTCACTGCTAACTTCTTTGTTACACGATGGACAAATTTTCTTATATTTAACACGCTCGTGAGTATCTTTACAAAGTTGATTAAAACTCACAGATATATCTTTGGTGGTTTTATATAATCCCACAGGAATGTATAGCATACCAACACTTATTGCACTTTTATGCGCTATCGCCATAATATAGCCTCCTTTTTTAATTAGTGTTGTGATAAATTGTTTTTATTATGCATTATAAAGTGTTTTTTGGAGACCATTATTATTATTAAAATGGAGGTTCGGCCGCTTATGAAAGTAAAAAATGAGATAGTAATATCCTTTGACAGGAACGATAAGCATTACATTTTGCTAGAGGTAGCACCACACATCGAAGTAAAATATGATGATATATATTTTGATATCGAGAAAAATAACTTCTCTAGTACTCGAATCCCTCAAATGGAGGATTTTAGATTCGATGCACATATAAAGAATCAGACGGTGTACTTTAATATAATATACAAGAGCTATAGAGATCATATAGAACTTGATCTGAATTCTTGCAAATCATTTCGCGATCTACCACTGTTCTTGCCTGAAAAAGATATGGAATACACTATATATTTAAAAGATATATTTATATGTGCTAAAAATGGAACACTCGATTATAGTTTGCAATTAAACGTAAAATGTGGAGATATAGATTTAAAGATTGGAGATACAGTTAACTCCATAAAATATTAAGTGTTTAATCTGTCATCTTAATTATATAAAAAACAAGCCGTATACCTCCATGCGGCTTGTTTCTAATTGCTACCACTTATTTCCCCATGCCTACATGCAGAATTATACTAATTAGCATTATAACACCAAAACCCATTTACAAGCCTCTAAATAGAATATGAGTTTAAAATTATGACATTTTCCTTCAATAATGGTTTCACATTTATATTCTTTTGTAGCAACTCCTGCATACCTCTTATCTTCTGTAGTTTTGACCGATAATTTTACAACACTTTGAATTGTCCCATCTTCGGCTTCATATTTAAAGCTTAAAGGTATTGGATTGCAATTAGAAGTGAACCAAGTCTTACAGGCAACATTATACATTTTCCCTTTTATCTGACCACTATCTATATCCTTAACATTAATACCTATACCAAAACTCCCCATATTATAACTCC